GGGCGAAAGCCCTTAAACTGAGAGAAAAATAATGACAGTACGAATTTTGAATGATTATCAGCAGTATCAAGTACAAGCTATGCGCCAAGAAGGTCATACGCTGAAAGCCATCGCTCAAACGTTTAATGTATCGGCAGACACAATCTCTAAGGTTGTACGTGGTCGTAAGATTTTGCTGTTGGACGCTGCGGAACATAGCGGTCATGCATTCGCAGACCTTTTCGGTGACTGTGTAGCCGAAGGAAAACGTTATGTGGTATCTATCCCAGATGATCGTTCTTCCGAATTCTATGACAAACTGCTGTGGGCAGTCAACTCAGAATACAAAATCTATAAATGGGGCGCCGAAGCAGAAAAGCACTTCACTAAACTAACTGCCGCAATCGTCTACGCATCTCAGACCACTTCTAAAGCTGAAGAAATCGAGACAGTTGAAGATGCACAAGAAGATTTCGAACTGCCTGAAATTGATGCATCTTCTGTGATTTGGTCTGGCAATAGTCGATTCCTGTCGATCGTTGTTGATGGTCAAGTTTATAACGCAGATGCTTCTCTGCCTCGTTTCAAAGACGCTCTGCAAGCATGCGTTGATGGTCAATTCGCTAAAGCTGTAGCGATTGTCAACGTTGAACGAGCTGTAGCAAGTTACACCTCTAAATCTGGCAAGGTACAGATCGTTGATGGTACTCTGAAATATGAAGGTCTCGAGATTCATTCTTCTCTGACCAGCCGTATCATCGATCGAATGAATGAAGGTAAGAATTTTGAATTCTTCATTCCATTCCTTGAAAATCTGATGTTGAACCCGAGTGAGAAAGCAGTACAACGGCTGTTTGATTTCCTCGAAGCGAACGATATTCAAATCACGGCTGATGGCCACTTCGCAGCATGGAAGAAAGTTCGTGAAGATTATCTGGACATCTTCAGTGCAAAGTTTGATAACAGTGTTGGTAAATCTCCATCGATGCCTCGTAACATGGTAGATGAAGACGACGATCGTACGTGTTCTCGCGGTTTGCATGTGTGTTCAAAATCCTACCTCGGCTCATACGGTTCTTGCGAACGAAATCGTATCATGCAGGTTCTGGTAAATCCGAAAAACGTAGTTGCTGTACCACGAGACTACAACAACGCCAAAATGCGTGTATGTGAATACAAAGTTGTTGCAGACGCTACCGAAGCTTTCAAAAATTAATCATGGGCCTTCGGGCCCTTTGAGTAAATATGGCAATTAAACCTTTCAACGTATCTGATTCAGCTGAAGTTAATCTGCGTGGTGAACATCGAGCAGGTCGAGTTTGGGCCAAAGATGTGGTACTGCATGCAGAAGACCTTCACTATGGTGTACTTTACTGTGATGAACTGAGTGTTGGTTATCCAGGTGAAGATGAACCGAATCTAGAAGAACTCGAAGCAGATGACCGCATCTATTTCGGTATCGTTCATGTGCGTGATGTAGTTATGCCTATCAAGGAATTAAATGATGAATAAGTATGTGTTCCAGCCAGAAGACAAAGACGAAGAAACGATTATCATGCGCCATTATCCTGGGGATTACATCACACTAATCCAAGAAGGTAACTTGGTCTCGTTTGACAAGAAGCAGTTAACTGAATTATTCGAAACGTTGCGGGGTATTGTATGAGTTTGAAGGATGGTTTGAAGGCTATTCATGAAGGTGCTTCTCTGGATACTGATGGTCAAGTCGAACAGATTTATGACTGCATCGAAGCACTGAAGGAAGAATATCCGAATGATAAGGCATGGGTTATCGTGTCATCGATTCTGCTAATCCCAGTGCTGCTGGTTGTTGGTTTTTGTGCACTGACCAAAGAAATTCTGGCCGGCGTTCGATACGCAGTTATGGTTTTGGCAATTATCTACGGTGCTGTTCTTGGCTCTGTACGTGATCACATCCTGAAATTGTTCAAATCGAGAAAAGCATGAAACCTGCTGTAATGAAATCAAATCCAGGGTTCGACAGATTGTCGGCCCTTCGTCCTTGGTCTATGCGTATCTCTGATGTTGATGGTCGCGTTCTGAATAAAATCCGAACTACCGTCGAATATGCACAGTCCAAGTCTCCTAACGATTCGAAAGAGGACGTAATCGCTCGTTGTGCAAGAGCTATCCTTGCCGAAGCGTACATCGCTCAATGGATGGAAGGTCAGTTCGCTTATGGTGAAGAAGACCTTAATGATCCATACACCTGGGGTTATGATGTCCTTGCGCATCAAAAATATTGCGGTCTCCGAATCGAAGTCAAAACCACTACCAGTCAGAAATCCATATCCTGTTCAACAGGACAGGTACCTCCATACGCAACGTCTGGAATGAAAGGTGTATCTTTCGCAGGAACCATGATGCATGAAATTGCCGACGTGGTTATTGTCGTGAGAGTTTCCGTAGAAGATGGTTTGTTTACATTCACACCGGCCTTCTTGTTTACACCAGACGTCCTCGGCACTAATGTTGGATTCGTTAGACGTTCAAAGTTCAGCGGATTCTATCTCGCCAACTATTTTGACAACTCTGAAAATTATTCGATAAAGGTGTTTTAGTTGTGTACATCCATGGATGGATGTTGTATTATTACCCTATCAACTACATAGGAGTAATAAAAATGTTCGCATTCATACACAAAGAAACTAAAAAACCTCTTCGATTCAGCTACACCACCATCGAATCTGAACTCGGAACTGATAACGTGCACACGTTAGAAGAAGGTTGGGGAGACGCTCTGTACACCAACTCTCGAGAAAAACTAGAAGCAATCCTGGTGCGTTTCAAATCGAAAACCAAGATTGAGTGGTACGAAGCGAATTACGATAATCCAGAAATCAACGGCATCAACTTCGACAACTACGAAATCAAAGAGGTAATCTTTGCATGAAAATTACTCACCATCAGCTTGCTAAGCTGCTGAAAACTGAGCCTAAGGTTGCATTGATCAATGGCTTGTATCAGAAATATGAGTGGAGACTCACTTTCAGTCGATACGCAATCAGTATCATTTTGAAAACCACTCATCCATCTCTGCTGGTTCACGCTGGGATGAAGAAGACCTCTGAATGGGCCACAGTTTTGTGGACTAGCAAAGCAGCTCATACTGGAACAGTCCGTGAATGTCTGCATGAAGGTCTTGAAGATTGGGCCAAAGGCAAAGAAGCACTCTACGCAATGAGCGATTCTCAAGCAGAAAAACTGCTGAACGATTGGATTAAAGCGTGGAATGAATATTCCAAAGCTATGGGAATTTCTTCAAAATAATGTTGTACAATGGATTATTTTTGTGATAAAATAGTCCATGATACAAAGTTAAGGCGAAGAAGAAGATAACCCGCTACTCACCAAGTAGCATCACTGAAATGAGGAATAGAGAATGAAATTGACTTACACTGAACTAGCTAAAGCGTCTGCTGTACAAGTTGGCACTTTGACTTCAACTGCAATGTTTTACCACTCTGGCAACCGAGCAGCAGGCAAGGTACCAGGATTCTACTTCATCATGAAAGGCAATGAAGCTGTCGCTATGACCTTCGTTGCAAATCAACGCAAAGGTTCTGGCTTCAGCTCATTTGCAAACGACATCCACAACGGTCGAACCAGTCCTACATGGATGATTCAGCGAGCAGCTGGTGTACAAGGTCTTCAAGTTGTTCATGTCGATTATGACAACATGAAACACCTGCTCAATCCAAACCTGGGTAAAGTGAAGATGTTCTTTACTCGTACACCTTACGGTCCAGTGCAGAATTTCGAAGAAGTCAAACAAGCACTGCACGACATTTACACCTTCCAGTTCCAACGTACTCGTGCGTAAACTTATCAAATTGTTCTACGTAGCTGTATCAACCGTTTTCTGGATACAGCTATGGTACCACTATTTTGGTAACAGACCTTTGGCAACAGAGGTCTTAGTTATCGACTGGATTGCAGCTGGTTTAGCAGTTGTTTGTGTGAAAGAGCTTTTGAAAAAATAGTGATAAAATATCATCACTAAAGGAGAAACACATGGCAGATATTTTCGACAAAATGACTAAACAAATGTCGGATACATTTTCAACACTGAATGATCGTGGTTTGAAAAGCATCATCGACACTGAAGCAAAAGCATATGCACTGTACACTGTGCAAGAGCGTGCAATTCCAAACATGATGGATGGTCTCAAACCAGTACAACGGTTTGTGATGTATCGTGCATTGCAAGATGCAAAAACCAAATTTGAGAAAGTAGCTTCAATTGCAGGTGGTGTATCGAAAGCTGGCTATCACCACGGTGAAGGTTCAGCAGAAGGTGCTTGCGTATTGATGGCAAACACATGGTCAAACAACACTCCATTGTTGGAAGGTGATGGTAACTTCGGTTCTCGTCTCGTTCAACGTGCTGCAGCTGGACGTTATGTCTTTGCTCGAATCCATGACAACTGGAACAAAATCTATCGTGACACCGAATATGCGCCGAAACATGAAGACCCAGAGCATCTACCTCCGCGTCATTATCTCCCTATTCTGCCTATGGTTCTTGCTAATGGCGTTCAAGGTATTGCAACTGGCTATGCTACCTCTATTTTGCCTCATTCTTATGAGTCTCTTGTGGAGTGTACCAAGAAAGCGGTTGAAGGAACTCTTGATGGAGAACCGTTGGTTAAGTTCCCTAAGTTCACTGGTCAAATCACATTTGATGAAGAAGGTAACCAGTTTGCTGAAGGTACGTACACTCGGAAAGGGTCGACGAAACTGACCATCACTGAAGTTCCTCCAAAATTCGACCGTGAAACGTACATAGCTAAGGTGATGGACCCACTTGAAGAACGTGGCTTCATTTCGTATGAAGATAAATGCGGTGACAACAAATTCATTTTTGATGTTACATTGCGTAAAGAGTTTGGTTTATCTGGCGATTGGGACGCTGATCATGAAGAGATTATGCGTCATTTCAAACTTCGTCAGAAAATCTCTCAGAACATCGTAGTTATCGACGAGCAAGGTAAGTTGCGTGATGATTTCGAAAAATCATCTGACGTAATCAAACATTTCGTTAAGGTTCGGATGAAGTTCACTGAGCAGCGCATTGCTCAGAAGATTATTGAAACTGAATACGAGTTTAATCTTGCTCGTGCCAAAGCGATTTTCATTTCTAAGGTTATTAGTGGTGAAATCCAAATCACCGGTCAGAAACGAGCAGACGTCATCAAGTCAATCGAATCGTTCCCAGAGTTGAAGGAATACTCTGAGAAGTTGATTAGCATGAACCTCTATCACATCACCAAGGAAGAGGCTCGCAAATTAGTTGAATTTGCAAAAGAGAAGAAAGAAGAACACATCTACTGGACTAAAACTACAGCCAAGATTGAATATCTCAAAGATTTGGACAACCTCTGATCAGTCTCGAGGGTAAAACCTCGAGATCTAGCAATAATTCCTATCATACTTCCCTCCAGATTTTACCTAGGGTGGTCAATCCGCCCGTTATCTTTTTCACAAAACTGTTTACAACACAACTTTATCGTGATATGATTGTCCTATCAATAATGGAGAATCAAATGAACATCTACGATATCACGTTAGAGGAACGCAAGAAACTGCCTCGTACGAACATCTTGGTTGAAGATCAATGGATCGAATACTGGGATTTGGATACAACGATAAAATTCGCAGAAGAATCTATTGCGAAACTCTTGCCTGAAGGATGGAAATTTGTACTCTTCAAAGGAGTTTCATGGTTAGGTCAATGTGTGAATCGTCGGAAAGAAATCCGAATGAATGAGGATTACGTTTATGCTTTACCAGCTCGTGAGGTTGCAGATACCATCATCCATGAAATTGCTCATGCTTTATGCGACATTCGTCACGGAACTATTTGGAAGAAAGACAAATGGGGAAATGATGGAAGATTGATGGCTCATGGAAAAGAGTGGAAGGATATCTGCAGAGAACTTGGATGTCGTCCTCATGCGAAATGCAAACTCTATCAGTGTTTTGGATTTGCAGATCACTGGTTGCCCAATGGTAAACAGCCTTCACCATACTCAGTAGTCCTCAACTCTGGTACAGATCACATGCGTATGCCTGTACCGATTAGTGAGATGTTCCAGAAGATGTTCAATCACACTAAAGGTGATTTCGACTACTACGTGGAAATGTGCATGAAAGCGGACCTCTCGATGAAAGAGGCACTCAAAGCCTACAGAAACATGAAAGCTTGCTAAAAATAAATGCATTTATTTTCACAAAACTGTTTACAGTGGTGTTGAGATGTTGTACTATTACACTATCAACAAAACAACTTAAACAACTTGGAGAAATAAAATGTTCAACATCATCGTTAAAGCAAATCACTACGCAATCACTAACACCGCAACTGGTAAAACCATTCGTAGAAAATCTCTGATCGACGCTGCAAAAGTTGTGTTCGAAAACGAAGTCACAATTCACGAAATCAAAGTTGCACCAGCTGCTAACTTGGTAGAACTCTACAACAATATGTGCAAAATCGCTTACAAATTTTGCAAATAATTGTTTACAACATGCATAAACTTTGATATTATAGCACTATCAACAAAACAACTTAAACAAAATTGAGGAATAAATCATGAAACTGAACTACATCATCTCCGCATCTGCAGACACTCTGAACGAAAAAACAGCAGCTATCTTGATCGAAGTTGCAAAGAAAAACTTCATCACTTCAGCTGAAATTCGCGAAACACTGACTGAACTGAACGCATCCTCAGTCAACTCCAACATCGGAGTTCTCATCAAGAAAAACTTGATTGAAAAATCTGGCGATGGACTGATCATCACTGAACATGGCGACGAAATCGTCATCAAAGCAGCAGAACTTCACGCAGCCGATAACAAACCAGAGTTACTGAAAGATCGTAAAACTCGCACAGCTCGTGCAGTAACTGCAGACATGAAAGCAACTGCAGAATCCATCAAGAAACGAGTTGAAGAGCTCGATGTAGAAACGAAAGACATCGAAACTTATCGCTCAAATCTCTGGGTTACACTGACTAAACGCGCTAAATCTGGCGTACGAAAGTTCGAAGTCCTCAATAAAGGAATGTTCCGCATCTTCGGATACAAAGTCAGAACTGAACTGCTTGATATCCTCAAAGCAGAATGTGAAGCCACAGTAAAAGAAGCTACCAGTGGCAACTGCTACATCGATATGCCACTTACTGAAGATGTTATCAACTTCGTACTGAACATCGACAAAGAAATCCTGCTGGGTTAATCTTGAATAGAGGTCGAAAGACCTCTTTTATTTTGATGGAGATTAAGATGGTCACTTCTGAATTAGAACTCATCACTGCCTTGAATGATCAGTTAATTCAACGTGGTACTGGAAATGCAGCAGAATATGATGTATGGTATGATGGTCACTATTTAGGCACTATCGTACGAGTTGGTTTGACATACGCAGAATACAAAGAAGACTTACACTTCAAATATCATGGACATGAACTGTGTCTACAAGCAGCTCTCCTGAGATTCACCACGAGAGCGATGCATTGTATTGGGTTACCTATTAACGTTGAACTTCGTGATCAAGGCGACATCCTGGAGTTCACCTACTACATACTGGATCGATTGATGAGAGGTATTAAGTGGAACTAATTCGACTTCAGTTTCCTTACAACACACTGCCGATGTTCAACACAATATTCGCAGTAAGCGTAACTAATGACAATGCTAGTTACATGAACTACGTTGATGCGGTATCAGTCGATGCGCCTGAATTGCACTTTGAAGTTGAAGTTATGGCTAACGAGGTATTCCTCAATGATTTTGACACAATGTGTAAAATGATGAAACTCCATTATAAGAACGTAACACCATGAAACCAGAAAATAAACCTCGCAATTTCGTTGCGAAAAACGATTTCAACGTAGCTGCTGTTCATGAGGACAAAAAGTCCAAAGAACAGCAGTCTCTTCGTAAACAGAAACACAAAGGAAAAGGTTATGAATTTTATTGATGCTATGCAACAGGTAGGCCTTGGTAAAACTGTACGACGTGTCAATAGTAACATAAACTATTGCGTGCGCTTGTATCCAGATCAATCCCTGGCAACTCGTGTGTATGACGATGGTTCTACCGATCAAATGATTCCATGGCCAATTGAAGTCCTCGCAGACTGGGAGGTCTTAGATGACGGTGCTGCTGAATTGGTAGACAAAGATGTTTACAAAGCTAAGAGATTGAGTTACAATTCTATCACTAACAAATTTCCTGGAATTATTGATTTTAGATCTGAGGTTTTTGCATGAATAACGTTGAATTTGTCCGTGAAGTGATGACTGTTGTATCAATCGTTATCAAATTTGGCTGTGAAGAACCTAGTCAAGAAGCTATGAGAATTGACCCAAGTTATCGAGGAGTTATAGCGAAACATCGTCACTTTGTTCCATTCTTGGTTGAACTAGGCATGAAACATCCATCTGGGCGTGAATTGACCGTTGGCAATTTCCGTCAAGTGATGACTGAACTTACGATCGACGAGAAAGAAGAGTTAATTGAGGAATTCAATCAAGGTTTTCGTCACATTTACCAATATTTGGCCATGATGGAAAACGCAAAATGAAAATCTACAGTTACAAAGAAGAGTCTGATCGTTTTGTTTTAGTTGCGAATATGTCCATGAAAGAGTGGTTGGATATGATGGGAATTTCAACTTCTCAGATGAAATATGAGTGGATTGGATATTGTCAAGACAGTGATTCGATTTATTTCAATCACATTCCTGGTCCTGAAGGCCGTGTTCAGTTCAGTTGGACTGAAGAAGCATGGAGACAAGAGTACAAATGAGCGAACTAACTGATAAATCTGAAGGCATGTCTCTGCACAACTATTTTGCAGCAGCGGCTCTTCAAGGTATCCTCTCTAATCCTTCACTGATTGACAGCCTGTGTCCAGAAAACTTGAAATGGGTTGCTGAAAAATCTCAAGAAATGGCAGATCAAATGATTTTCCAAGTCAGATGATTTGAAATGAAAAAAGGGCCTGACGGCCCTTATCTTATCCTTCCTAAAGTCCTCGCAGCCTGTCCACAAATAGATTCTAATCTCGAATATGCAATGTCCGGTTTATCGAACCACATCATCGAAACAGATCCAGAGTAGACATTATTGAGGTTGAAATACGGACAACTGAACATGGAGTGATAGTCAGTCGTCTTTTTCTTAGTCGGCAGGAAAACGAACTCATATGAAGAGGCAAACATTCTGCCATTCACATGAGCTTGATATTCCTCAGACGTTTTATCGACTGGAAATCCTCCTAAGTACTTCACATCAACAGTACTTGGCAACGTTCCTTCATATGCAACTAGATCTACGAAATAGTTGAAATCTGTTGGACGGAGCGAGTATACTGCACTAAAGTCAGAGTTGGTGGTTGCATGGACAATTTGCAGCTGTTCTGCAGCTTTCTCATCGAATATTTTATCCCTCCCGAGCGTCTCTAGCCCGCTCATAGGCCTCGTAACGAGAATTCGTATAAGTGGACGTTAAACTGTCCCACTTCAACCACACGATGCCCGTCCCAAAGATAACCAACACAATAGTCAGCTTTGCGAACATCATGCCCACAGAGCTGCTATTGAATATCATGCCGAGAACATCAGAAACAAATCCTAAACGACCACTAGATTGGTTTTGAGTTCTGTCTTCCACGTTATTTCCTTGATTGCTTTAACAATCTTATTTATTGGCCATCGCCTCCTGCATACCAACCTCCGCCTTGGATGTTTGGCCGAGCGCCGGCCCAATATACAGCTCGTCCAGGATTCGAAATCGGTTGAACATCTTGACCTCTTTCACTTCCTGTGTAACCTTGTTCACCCCAACCACCTGATTGTCCGTATCTAATACGGCTGTTTCCATCTTCATATGAATACCATCCATTACCTCCAGGACCGTATCCTGCATTAGGAGGTCTGCGGAATTGACCACCACTTACAAGATTAGGAGCTGACATACTTTCGCCGAACGGCGCACCGCCTTGTCCACCTAAAGAACCATGAGGTATGCCATCCCACCATTCAGGAGGGCCATCACCCATACCGGCGCCGCCGCCTCCTCCAATGTTATTGTGATTGTTGATAGTCAAAATTCCGCCGACTCCATCAGCAATTATAGCATGACCACCTCTGTTAGGAGGATTTTGTGCGCCGTTAGGACTACCAAAGTTTTCTACACCAATAGCTTGTGCGCCTCGACCTAAAATATCTCCCCAGTTATTGATGATAATTGATTCACATAATCGCATATCACCACCAAACCACATACAGTCACCCGTAGCACTATAAGCTATACCCTTACGCATCCCAACAAGTTGAACGCCAGACATAACATTTATGATAAATCTCTGACCAGCCCAATTACCAGCACACAAATCAGACATGTGGTTAACTAACCAGTTTGGATCAAAATTGTGGTTGCTCGAGGTTATATTGATGGTGATTTCACCTTTACCTGCGAATTCCGACATCCAAAAAGGTGGCTGCCTTTTAAGCAGCCACACTCCAGCATCCCACATATTGCCAGTGCCAGTTACATTTCTTACGTCAGACGCCCAAAAGGGCACATTAGGAACTACACCAGCCATTATTCACCTCTTAATTCTTTGACTTCTTGGCGAAGTTCTTTAACAGCGTTAACTAACAATCCAACAACTGCGTTGTAGTTCAAACGCAATAAACCTTTGTCATCTCTGATTACTGCCTCAGGCAAAACTTCTTGAACATCTTGAGCAATAAGACCTGCAGAAAGCTTATTTGACTCATCGATATATGTTGAACCGTCTAAGTTTGAAATTTTATCTAGAGCCGATGATATAGTCTTGATGTTAGATTTAACAGTTCGGTCTGAACGAATAAGGACGTTGTTAGCTTCGACATTTCGCTGTACGAGAAGATCACCGACATGAGTCATCTCGAAAATTCCTTGAGCTCCATCGGCATACACAACAAACCGGCGTCGCACTTGACCCCAACCCATCAGATTGTAAAGTGCAATCTTCGGTATACCAAGCTGCTCCTGGCCGCTTCATGTCCATTCTTAAACCGTTGACTTGACGCACCCATCCTAAACTAGGATCTTGCCAAACATTGGTTCCTTCTAGATACATCCAATCTTTATTTCTGAAATAAGATTTAGCTCCAGGTTCTTGCTGTTCACCATTTGCAGCATAGTTACCTACGGTCAATGATCCAGAACCTATAATAAAGCCATTGTCATTTGTCCATGTAGCTTGAGAACCTTTAGCGTTGTTGAAACCTACTGCGCCATTAGCGTCGGCGAAAACTAACCCTCGTTTCTGAGACGAGTTAACAGCTCCTCTGAAGTTGACGGCTGACCATTCTGTATCAGCTGTAGCATGGACATCGAATCGAGTTCGTGCTACTAAAGCCAAAGAAGAAAGTGTTCCATCCATGCCGAAATTGAAGTCATTCGTAGAATTACTGCCTGGACGAATTTGTATAGCATTTGCGCCAGAAGTCATTCCGAAAATGTCAGCTCTTATAGCATTGCCGCCATAAAATTTAATAGAAGCGTTATTTCCTGGATGTATTTGAACTCGCTCCCCGCCAACACCAACGGTAAGGATTCCGCTGGATTTGACTGTAGATCCAAATGATGCACCTAAAGCGACAGTGAATGCACCTTTAGCGTCGAATCTGCCGTTGGTGGTCACGTTACCGCTAGTAGTCAGATCTTTAAGAACTGTAGCGTTTGCGACGTTCAGACCAGGAATGTTAAATGAACCATCAGATTTGATATGACTTTCGCCACCTGGGGCAGATTCGCCTTGAGGTCTGAAAATAATAGCACGTTGCTGGGCATCAGTACTTTTGGCACCGATAACCAACAAACCATTGGCGTTAGAACGCAACATCGTATTTGGTTCAGAGAATCCAATATATGGATCTGGACCTTTCATGGCAACTTTTATTTGACCATTAAGAGCAGTCAATTCACCTGTTAACGTGGTGTTGCCAAGAACCTTGAGGTTTTGATTTACATCCAACCAACTAAGAGTAGTTCCACCAGCGGATAAGGCACCTTTTAATTCAGTGCTTTGGTTGACAGTCAATTTTCCATTGACTGTCAAATCTCCACCTATAGTACCACCAGCTCCTGCAACACCTAGTTCAATTACTTGGTCACTTTCATTTTTTGTATAAATTGTTCTGTTGCCGAGGTGAAGGAATAGTTCGCCTCGTTGAATTTGAGCTGCTGTAGGAGCAGCTCCGCTTATTCTTCGTTTGAATTTGATAGCGCTTAAATTGTTAGCCATACCTTCTCCTCATATAAGGCTATTTAATAAGGACCCGAAGGTCCTTATACGACACCAAAATCTATAACAGCACCTGCCGAAATATATTCAGGATCAAGGTAGTTTTTGAAGTTCCTGTTGCTTAAGTTCGCAATCCAACCAGATGTTCCGCCTTGGTCAGACGATCGAAGTGTTCTGAACCACATAGTTGAATCTGGTTCAAGCCAGATTTGACCGTGTCTGTTAGCAGAGGACTTGAATTTTAAACCTGTTCCAAGAGCAGATCCAGTATTACCAGGATATGGACCACCCCGTGGGACGTTATTGGCAGTACCAGCACCTTGCATTATTTGGATACCATCATCCCATACATTTTGATTTGTAGGAATATCAAGCTGATCCAAATCAACCATTGAATCAACTGTTGCCATGAACGAAAGTCCATTGAACATTCCAGTTGGTGAAATGGATGCTATCTGCTTATAAGGAGCTGAACTATTTGCAGTTCCTTGCCAGAATTTAAATCCGCCTGAAGCTGCTCCAGGATGGTTGATAATATCTGTCGAACCTTGGCCGTCCTGGTTCCAGTTCAGATAAGAACCTCTCCACTGAACTACAGTTGATCCAGAGGTTGTAGGTGTTAAACCAGAGAAACCCTTAGATTGATAGTAAAGGCTTCGGGCGGCGTTTGTAATATCCAATGTTCCGTTCAAAGGTTGTGATCCGTCAATTGGGAGAGCTTTGTAGTTCTCAACTTTATCTAGACCAACATCAGCTTTACCTGGTTTATTATCTGTGCTGTATTGATAATCGATTGGAACATAAACAATGCCAGCAGGTTCGCTTGTAACATAATCAGCATCTTCAATAAACGACGTAGATAATGCACTGCTAACAACACTGTATTTTGTTTCTGAAGAATACCAAGCTGGAACTTTCATCCACAGCTCAATCAAGCCAGGTTTATTGACGCAGCCATACCTTGCGATACCATTGTTAGGTTCAAATGTAGACTTAAGATGTCTCATTTGATTTTTGATATTTGCTGCAGTTATAGTCACAGTAGATTCGCTAAGATTAGGGAATCTGCCTGATAATTCGACGGTGTCAATCGAACGAATTGTAGCTCCTACGCCAGCGTTTCCATATGACATGAATTGGAAGAAGCTATTTCCTGAAGCGGTATGCCGAACTTCAGCCATCTTAACCCAAGCCACATTGACAGTAGATCCACGAGCTTTAGTTGAAACGAGAGGAACTTGTTCAACGTTAAGAACTTTTCCTAATCCAACGTCAACGTTATCTGGTTTGAAACCTTGGTGATAGACTCTCCAAGTGTTATTACCAGAATCTCTCGAATTGACTATTAATCCATTAGCAGTTGCTGGACGAAATTCAATGTTGCCGATATTTCCATCACCTAGAACAATGACATTTTGTGATGTACCAACACTAGGTCTCAAGCAAATAACACCAATTCCTGATTGTTTATACCAAGAACTGCTATTGCTTAAGTTGATTGATCCAGAAGTTGAATCACCACCAGTCTTGCTCAGATACAGATTGTTATTTTCTGCATTGTCCCATTGGAAATTCCAAGAAGTCCATGATGTTCCACGTTCGCATGATCTCCATGCACTCACACCACGCAAAATAGATTTGAATTCTTGAATCATTCGAGTAGTACTAGAAGCATTCGTTCCAGATACCCATGAAACAGTCAACACACCCCATTGGCAATATGATGCTAAAGGATGTTTAGCTGCAGTCAAAACAGCATAAACTGAGTTAGGACCAGTGCCACCTTGAACGTTATACGAACCTGGTTTATGGTATTTCGTGTCATTCCAATCTGAATCAGAGAGTAATGACACTCCATCACGCTGAACAAATGCGTTGTTGTTCAAATAAGACAAACGAACAGCATGCTCGTCATTAGTAGGATCGGCGGCAAGTTTCAAATTACGGAATTCAAAATCTGATGTACGAGCTACATCACCAGATTTTTTCAGCTGCAAGGCGTTGATCACTTCGCTCAAACCGACTACAACATTATCTGGTTTGAATCCTTCATGATAAATCCTGAACATATCTTTAGGATCGCTAGACCATCTTACCTGAGGAGATAATCCTGCAGGAAGAGATAAAGTCATTCCCTTAACTTGGGTGTGGTTCTGACCTATGGAAACGACATCATCTGAGCCGATTGAAACCAAATTGATGTGTTGTCCAGTGTTGTAGTTCATTCGGCCACGTAGACCTGAACCGTTACCAGCAGCAAAAATCAATGTTCCTGAAAGGTTATAAGTGCCATCCATGCTATCACCACCAGTACGTTGAACAGCGTTCATCTCAACGTTACTTGGTTTATGAGCATTCGACCACACTATGCTAGAACCATCAATGAAACCATTATCAGCTTGTAATGTTCCTTTCGAAATCATAGAACCGGTTCGGACATCAAATACAATCGTGCGTCCTTTTATACCAGCAGCAGAATCATTTCTCAGTCCTAAACCCCACCATGGAGAAATATCCATGTTAGCAGTTTCATAACTAGCTCTGTCACCATTACCAGGAATAATGGAAGGCATATCGCCAGAAGCTTGCTTAGGGAGTTTAATACCTTCAGTGAAAATCACTGGCTTCTGATACGTACCACCTCTGGAGGCCGATACGGTATCAATTTCCTCTGGAGTTGGCTTGTCGCCAGTAGTGTAAATCCTGTTGGTTTGTTCGTAATACAGCTTCGGAGCTGCACCAGAAACAGGAGTCAATTTCAGATTAGAGGCGTTCCAGAGCAACGCTCCTCCAACCGTTGTACCTGCTTTTAAATCGGCCATACCGGTCTCCTTTATAGATACCATTATTTATTCGTTCCCTGGAACGAATTATGGGGCCGTAGGCCCCATAAATTTATTACACTCCAGGTATATTCTATATAAGGCTTAAGTAATAAACTATTTGTCCTTGGTAATCAAAGGAACCGTAGCCTTTTCCTTTTCGCCAATGTTGTTGAATGCCACCATGTGATTCAAGCCTGGTTGAGTACTTGGATCTGGTAACTGCATCAACAGTCTGTTGATCGCCGTATCGGCGATGTCATTGGTTATAGTGTTGGTCTTAAATCCATACAGACCAAGTTGAGCATTTTTGGAGACTGCTCCTTTGCTAGTGGTTTGTGACACAACAAAATTTCGAACAGTCATTATTCCTGCCTTCGATTTATTGCCATCAACATCACCACGATAAAATATAGCTTGGAACTGAGTCACATTACCAGGAACAGTGAAGACTTTTTCAAGTCTCTCCCATGTATCAGCTTTGGATTGGTAAACCCTTTCACCAGATATCCATTGACCTGCTGAATTAAACCATGAACACGACATCATGCCTTTCATTCCGGCGTCCATTCCAGCTTTAGTCGTTTTCTGTTCCCATTCAATTCGAAGATTATCGCCAGCTTTAATTCCAACGTCAGCTAGAACTACTTTATTGTCTGGATAATATTTGACTGCAAATGTTCCTGGACCTGCTTCATAGGTTTGGCCATCATAAACCAGATGGTTAAAACCAGTTGCTCCCATATCTTCGATTTGGTCAATGACTGTTTCTAGTTGAGGTCTTTGGTCAATTCCTGCAGGAACAATTGAAGCCACCACATCAACATTTTCCATACAGAATTTTCGTTCTTTGGATATGAATATTGCACAATAAGCTGTTCGATAATATGGACTCAATATTGCAGTTCCAGGCCATGAAACAGAACCTGCTTTTTTCATCCATTCATCTAAAGCATATGTTGATCGTATAGCATCATGTGAAACGATAGCAATTATTAATCCTGGAGCAACACTGTCTAGATAATCCATCATGGCATTAGCAGCGTTAGTTGTATCTCCAAATAGATCATACGATCTACTGTCGACTACTGAAGGTGTTTCGCCATCAAATCGAATAACTCGAAGATTCAGACCTCTAGCAAATGATTGAGGACCTACGTTTTGATCATTTATTCTAACAAGAGGAGATCTGCCAGACGTATAGTTAAAGCAGCTACCTCTTATTTCTAATCTGTTTCTAACGGCACCAGTCTCGGCAGCGTTACGAACGTTTACCTCTAGTGTGCCGTCTTGATTGTTCTTACCAAATTCTGCTATGAATTGAGTGTTATACGTTGCCATAAAAACTCCTGGCCGTCCATGGCCTATTGATTAGTTGTCAGTCCATTCGAAGTCTACAGTCTTGGTGACTGGATTAGGTCGGATTATTAAGTTTTTGATCTTCACATAATCTGTTACCGTAATAGAGTCAGTTACTTCACCTGGTTTCCATGCACCAATTTCATCTGGAGCAGGAGGCATGTCTGAGGTGTACATTCTTCCCCAAGCATTCCATGAAGTTCCATTAGCAGCTACAGTACGAACATAAACTGCTCTTGAACCCTTACGAGACCAGTACTGAATTCGACCAGTGTCTTGTCCAACCTGAGTTAAAGTACCAGTGTTAGCAGTGTCTGCTGGGTACTGGTTTGGATCTTGTCCAGGATACGGTGCGAATCGAGGATAAGTGTTAGCAGTCGCAGTATCAACAATTTCTACACAGAAATATCCATTTGGATACGAAGAAACTGGAGAGTTAGAAACCACCTTATTGAACGTAGCAACATCTGATCTAACACCAGTGTTTTTAACAACAAACGATGTAGAAACAGTGCCACCATCTTGTCTAAGATAAACAGGATCAAGATGACTTTGTACGTTACCAGTATGTAGAACTTTACCGATTTCAGCACCAGCAGTGTTGATAATAACTGTCGAGTTTGCATCAGTAGAACCGATACGAACTGCGTTATTTCTACCAAACTCTAAGGTGTTTTGATTAGCAATTTTGGTAACAACTTGTCTTCCTTGCAGAGAAATATCAGCACCAGAAACAGTTAACTTGCCTCCAATACCAAAATCAGCTTTAACACTTGAGGATCCGTTAGAATCGAGAATCAGAACAGGTGATTTTCCATCTCCTGGTCCAATACCAAACTGACCAACACCAAGATCAGCACTTTGACCACCTTGAGACCAGATAGTCCAATCGTTTTGACCAGCAACGCCGGTTCTTTTTGATCTGATCTGCAATCCAGATGCGCCGTCTTGTCCAGTAGTGCCGATAACCAGAGATTGAGAATGGTTATCTCTAGAAACGATTCGAGGTGCACTAATTTCACCAGCAGAAGCAGTAGCTCCTTTTGAGAAAACAGGAATTTCAGAGAAAGTGTGAACTGCCGTGATCGTCTGGGCTACGGTACGTCTGACCCAATCGGAAGCAACAACTCCACCTAAGCGAGCAGAATCATATGCTACACCTTGAACAGGTACATAGTTCTGAAGAGCCAGGTGCAAACCACGAGGAGTGATAGCCCAACCGTCGCCTTTGGATTTAGACAAATCGTACTTGGTAGTACCATTGACTTTATCCACAACGCCAGTCGAATAATCTTCGTTAGCTAACTGAACAACACCAGCGATACCGGTTACATCGCCACCCATACGAGCTGCGAATCCATTGTATGTGGCATCATTGATACCATTTTTGAAGGCTCTTTTCAGACCAAGCAAGTTGGTAGTTATTGAACCTGCAGTAGCATCGTTGGCACCATACATTTCAGCATCAGTTCCATACCGAGTGATACCCCAAGCAACAGTAGATGCTTTCTTGTTTTGCAATGTTAAAGGAGTGACAATAACATCGTTGATTGATCCATTTTTAACTTCAGCATCAGTCGCAATTCTTAAGGTTCCACGTTGAGATACAGTCGCTTTCAGAATCTTATACGACATACCATCCCAATAGTTTCCGCTGATATCAGTACCAGATTCAGTGTCTTGAGACCAACGAGCGTTGGCTGAGAAATATGCCTTTATTCTAGATGGATCTACCGACAATTGACCTTTAGCGTTAACCGTAGCTACAGCGTTAGAGTCCTTTGTGCCTGCAGCAAATTCAGCATCAGAAGCAAATCTACTAATTCCACTCATGGTATCAGATGCTAATCTCTCATTCAGCTTCTTAGGAGTGATAGCTTTCGTATCATTTGTTCCGGTATTAGTTTCTGATTGAGATGCTATAGCAATCAACCCGTGGTTAGATTCTTGAGCGATACGACGACCAAGAGAAACTGGTGTAACAACAGTTGGAATATTTGCTGCATGCTGCGTTCCATTACGAACTTCGTCATCAGTAGCCAACCATACAGCACCTGATGCAGTCTCAGTAGCTTTATATTCTCTCAACACCTTAGGAGTAACAATGTTGATTTCATCTGCATGATTGTATACGCCAGTACCAGCCGCAGTTCTGTTAGATCCAGGTTGACCACCAGGTGTTACAGTAGCTGCAATACCGGTTTGAGTCGGCGACGCCTTACGGTTATTCAACTTCTTGGCAGTAATGATTTTTGCATCGTCAGTTGATCCATGCGCTTCTGACTGAGTTGCAATAGCAGCTACACCTTTACGATTCTCAAGTGCGGTACGCTGATTCAACCGATATACTGTGACCATTTTGTCAGCGTTGAGTTTGCCTTCATCAGTCTCAAGAATTTCACTTGGACCGACTGTCATAGCAATACCACGACGATCTACAGTAGCAGTCATATTTGCCAGAGTTTTTGGAGTTACGATTGACTCATCGTCTGGATTTTGTTCATGGTTTTTATTGACCTCATCTTGAGTGGCAAGAGGAGCAACACCAACACGACTTCTGTTTTTAGCATCAACCCGTTCAATTTGCGGAGCAGAATCAATCAGATACCATAAACGAGTAGAACCATCAGCACTTTCCATGTAACTGAACGTCATTACTGCAGGATAGTTCTGATCGATGCCAGCAACTACATCAATGGATTTGACTCGTGGAAGAGCTCCACCAGCAGCAACACCATATTCTGAATAACGAGGGATTTGTTCGTTTCTGGTTGTGCAAATTTCAAGAGGAGTTCCATCTTGAACTTTAACTGTGAGTTTCTGCCCACGTCTCATCATTTTGCAATCGACGATGATCATGTCACCATTTTCAACACCATCAGGAAGAACTACTTCAGCCAAAGTGGTGCCAGCCATGTTCTGATACATGATGTAGTCAAATGATTCAGCTGTGGTAGAACTCTGAATCTGACGAACACGCATTCTTTTATCAGTGTTGTATGTTGTCCATGAAGAAGAAGCTTGGTTCCAAGTGAACGTCCATACACCAGTTTTACGACATACCAGATTAGAGGTAGACATGTCGATTTTCTGTCCGGTGTTAGGCTTAACAGTCACATGATATTTTGCCATGTAACCTTCAGCATCGTACATTTGGATAGATTCGCCGTCCATAACGTTCTTAGGCAACTTAACAGACATGGTGCCTTTAGAAGTCATTGCCATCAGAACATCACCAACGTTAACCTCAGATTCAGTTCCTTGGGTCATTCGAACAATATTGTGTTCAGATTGGTCTTCTTGCAAATTCCATGCAGAACCATCGAAAACCATAGTGATGGTTGTACGGTTTTTGGTGATAATGAAACGAGTTAGTGCACTGTTGTTTTTCAGTTGATCATAGACGTTGATGTTATAGAGAGGTTGAGCTTCAGTCGAAATGACATGAGGTTCACCGTGGCCAGCTCTAGCACCAGAGTTTTTGATCGTAATTGTATCGCCTTTAGTGGGTTTCTCAGGCAAAGTGTAAGTTACTGCACCGCCACCTGTGAAGATTTCCAGATACTGGCCAGAACGAAGACGAACTGGGTTGACGTTACCAGTATTTTCCCAAGTTGGGTCAACACGCAAAGATTGCCATTTGGCAGGATTGAAAGGACCTGCTGGTTTAGGGATGTTCTCTAACGCATACCAAGCGCGGTTGTTGAAAATCACGGCATGTTGAACATCATAGCCACGGTTTTCTTTGTAATGCGGAAGAGTGTTGTATTCGTTGAAGAAATCAACGTTCACTCCATCAGAACCGACATTTTTATCTGCCATTCCAACGTTTATGACTTTTTCAGTTGCCGCATCAAGGCCGTATGCGACGCGGAAAGCTGGTTTTAATTTATCAGCCATGATATTCTCCGTTATAAAGTATAAGCTTATTTATTGGATCCCCTCGCTGATGATATAATTGATCTACACTAAGTGATAAGGTACTCACATGAACTTAAATGATTTTATGGACCCAGAAGATCAGGTCAAAGAAGGTTATCTGCTCTTCGATATGAGCCAGATCGCTCTTGCAGCTGCTCTTCAAAATTTCGAGGATAAAGAGCCAGTCTCAACCACTATGGTTCGACATGTTGTTCTTAACTCGATCAAATACAATCTGAAAAAATTCAGAGCAAAATATCCAAACGTTATTTTGGCATTCGATAATCATGAAGGTGGTTACTGGCGGCGTAAGTATGGTTGGTACTACAAGAAAACTCGTGCTGAAGGTCGAGAAGAATCCCAATGGGATTGGGAAGGTTATTTCACAGCTATGAATAAACTAGTTGAAGAATTTCCTCGTTCGATGCCGTATTACAGCATTTCAATTCCAGGCGTTGAGGCCGATGATACAATCGGTGTGTTAACTGAGCGACTCGCTTTGAATGGTCATCCTATCATGATCGTTTCATCCGATGGTGACTATACTCAGTTGCACAAATTCAAGGAAGTTAAACAATGGTCCCCAATGCACAAGAAACTCGTGCATGTTAAAAATGGTTCGGCGCGATTGGATTTGTTCCATAAACTGCTGAAAGGAGACCGTAAGGACTCAGTAGCATCTATTCGAGTTCGAAATGATTTCTGGGCAAACCGTGTTGAAGGTGAACGCACTCCGGCTATGAAAGCCAAAGTTATTGAAGAGTGCGCAGCTGCTGATGGTTATGATCAAATTGAATCAATTCTCAAAGAAGCTTATCCAAATGATCTGAATTTGATCGAACGCTTCAAAGAAAATGAGATTATGATAGACATGTCGAAGATGCCAGCAGATATCAAATCTAGCATAATCGAAAAATTTGAACAATATCAACTTGCACCACGTTCACGGATTTATTCATATTTCGTAAAATGTGGTCTTGCTAAATTAATGAACAACATCAATGAGTTCTGAGGAAAACATGGCTAAGAAAGAAAAGAAAGTTAAAGTTGAATTTGATGCAGATATCCACGGTGAAGTGGTTGCTAGCGCAATCAAAGAATTTTCAGACCAGTTGATCATCATTGATGGTTACAAAGACAATTTGAAAACCATCCGTGAAAAATGCATCGAAGAAACCGGTATCGACGGTAAACATTTCAACCGTCTTCTGAAACTGCGTCATGATTCTATTCGTGATCGATTCGAAGCTGAAAACACTGAGGTTGTTGAACTGTATGACAAAATCTTCGACTGATTTACTGGATAAGGTCGAAAACGGGCTCTCTATCGAGAGAGCCATGGCTGAAGATGTGAATTTGTCATATCTTGAAGCGACCATGCAATGGATAGAGGAAAACTCTATCGATCCAGCTCAATATGCAAAATACATTCCGCAAGCGATGGTTGATAAAATAAAACATGAAGCTATTGAAAACAACTGGCTTCGACCATCCATGAAAGAGAGAACCATTACCAATACGTTGGAAGATTTGTTATGATCAAGACTCGCTTACCTCCAAATTCTGGCATCAAAGTTACAGGAAAATCTGTGTACCAACTTTATCTGATTTTGAAACACCAAATGAATGGTAAGTACGACGCAGTGAAATCTGGATGGCGGATAAAGGTAAGCGATGCCGCGTATCATAAACGCAGAGATAAGTACTTCTTCGAAAAATTAAGCAGCAAGTATTCGTTGAAGGAATTGTGTTATATTTTTATCTCTAATCTCGTTGCTAACCAGAACGCTTGGATTGGTGAAATATCCGATGCAGACGCTTTGATCTTTTATAGAGAATACATTGGTCGACTACAACGAATGGAACAAATATTCGTCGACGACATCAAGAACATCTTCTATTTCTCACAGAAAAAGGATGTTCCTCTGGGGAAAATTTTTGAATGGAATTCTGTTGGTAACTCTTCGTATATCTTCAAACTCCTTCAAACAAACATTATCGGATTCGAGACTTTCCTGCTGCTCGATTCGTTTTTGGACGTTATAAATAAACATAACGAGTCCGCCAACAAAGAGTTGGTTTGGTCTTCGTTTGAAACGAAATTGAGTGGATACAAAAAACTGCTTGATATCGATTCAGCCAAAGCAAGAAAACTGTTCATCGAAACAATAAAATCTGAGAAAGAAATTGCTAATCGAATTTAGTGATATAATTTCTTCTGAATCCTGTTAAAAACTGTAAATAATCGTAAGGTAAAAATATGTCAATGTTCAAACGCAAAGATCCATCCCAACTGCAAGCTCAACTGGCCGCTCTGAAAGGTGGTTCTTCCTTCTCTGCCAAAGATGAAGGCATGTGGAAAATTGACACTGATGCTCAAGGCAACGGTTCTGCTGTTATTCGTTTCCTGCCGGGTAAAGGTGATGGTCTGCCATTCGTTAAGTTGGTAAACCACGGCTTCAAGAAAAACGGTAAGTGGTACATCGAAAACTGTACTTCTACTCATGGTGATTTCGAATCTTGCCCAGTATGTGCATACATCAGCGCAAATGATTCATATAACACCAACAAAGAAGAATATGGTCTGCTGAAACGCAAGACTTCTTACTACGCCAACATTCTGGTTCTGAAAGATCCAAAAAATCCAGCTAATGAAGGTAAGGTATTCAAATTCCGCTTCGGTCAGAAAATCATGGACAAGATCACAGCCATGGTTGCAGTCGATACCGATATCGGTGAAGAACCAATTGACGTAACCTGTCCGTTTGAAGGTGCAAACTTCGTAATCAAAGTCAAGAAAGTCGGTGGTTTCCAGAACTACGACGAATGTAAGTTCAGCAACAAATCTGAAATCAAGAACATTGATGATCCAGAAGTTCAAAAACAACTGGAAGATGGTTCTGTTGATCTGAGCACCTTGACTGATAAATCTCAGTTCAAACCATTCGATGAAAACGAGAAGAAATTCAAAGCTGTCTTCGGTGGTGGTAGCACTCCAGCTCGTCAGAGTTTGGAAAATGAACTGGGTGATCTCGCATCTGGTACTGACTTCGGTTCCAGTGAAGGTGTTGACGGTTTCGATAGTTCAGCACTAACTGATCTGGACACTCACAGTTCTAAACCATCGGCTGAAGCTGACGATCTCGATGATCTTCTGGCTGGTCTGTAATAAAATGAAGGAGCCTTCGGGCTCCTTTTGTTCGTTCATACCCACCTCTTGTTCATGCTTCATGAACGTCAAAAAATTGTGAACATTTTTTCAAAAACTGTTTACACCTCTATCCTGATGTTGTACTATTACACTATCAACAAAACAACATTACGGAGCACTAAAATGAACTACAAATCTGAAATCGCAAACAACGAAATGATCTTCATCGAACACCCAGGAGTGATCATCATCGAACGCAAACCAGTAGATGGTTTCATCGAAATCACCAAAGATGACAAACTCACTTTCACCGACTACAAACTACTTGGTGAATGGGCTGCGATGGATGCTGCTGAATACTACCGCGAAAGTGGTTTCCCAGAAGATCAGATCGCTAAACAAATCGAAGAAGACAAGCAAAATTGGGGAACCTCTCAGTACTCCATCTTTGGTCTCGGTAGCTGCATCACAGCACATCAGCAGAAAAAATCGATTCTGCTCAAACTGAGCTTCGGCGATAAAGTCAAATTTGCTGGAAAATGTTTCACAGTCGAAAAAGACTTCAACCGAAACGCAAAACTGGTAGAAATCTAACTGAACATGGGAGCCCGCGGGCTCCCTCATTGAGGAATAGAACATGATTCAGCTCGTATTTGCAACAACTGGTCCACAGTCGAAAATGGGCGTTAATGGAATCCATTATGCGTTCGGAAATGAAGGTAATCTTCCATGGCGCCGTATTCCACAGGACATGATGAACTTTCGTTCTCGAACTGGTTCTGATCCAGTAGTGATGGGTCGTAAAACCTTCGAATCCCTGCCACGACCTCTTCCTGATCGTTTCAACGTGGTTGTTACCAATAGTGATGGACGTCCGAAAGCTAAAAATGGTCAACCATGTGATCATGTGATATGCACTCATGACTTATCTCTTGTGCAGCTCTGCCGAGATCTTGAAAATGATAATGGAACAATCTCTATCATCGGTGGAAAAGGCATCATCCTTGAAGCCATGAATTTTGTCGATCAAATCGTACACACAATAGTCGAAGAATATTGCTATCTGCCGAATGATGTACGATTTACAAGTGCTGAGTTGGTGTTCAATTCACCGTCTGAATACTCTGGCTGGAAAGCGATCGAAACTCACTGGTACGACACTCAAGTTGAAGGTTCTGACCGTCGTACCTACATCACTGAATCTGTTTATGTGAGAACAAAATGAAAATTGAACTGCTTAGACCTTTTGAAAAATCAAGAGATGAAACGACTCCAAATTGGGCTTTGTTGTCTGATGGACGTCGTCCTACAATATCCGAATTCAAGCGGGATAAAAAGCAATATGAGCCGTTCTTAATGGTTCATGGAATTTATCGTATCGTATTCCATGAATCCGAAATGCGCTATAAGCGATATTCTCAAACGCAAACAACTGACATCCATCCAAATATCAAGACTAACGGATACGCATGTGGATGGTCTCTTCCTATTTCAGTTATTGAAATGTTCAAATACATCAGAGCTGGCTCCGTTAAAGTTTTACCAAACGGTATGACTGAAATTGTAGGAACATTCAACAAAAGCGGTACCGGAATTTCGTTTGAACCTCTTGAGGATATGTCAATCGTATGAAACAACTCCAATCTCTGATCAAAGAAGTACTCGATCATTCGGAATACAAAATGGACCGAACTGCTACTGGCACTTGGACCAAGTTCGGAACCATGCTTCGTTGGAATATGGCTGATGGTTTTCCAGCAACAACCACCAAGAAATTGTTTTGGCAAGGTGTAGTTGGCGAACTTCTCTGGTTTATGCGAGGAGAGACCAACGTAGAAGTTCTGCGTGAAATCACATTCGGTAAAGGTTCTACTCGTAAAACTATCTGGGACGACAACTTCAACAACCAAGGCCGAGCTCTAGGCCACACTGATGGTGAATTAGGTCCAGTCTACGGTTTCCAATGGCGAAACTTCGGCGAAGACGGTCTACGTCATGGTGTCGACCAACTCAAACAAGTGATCGAACAAATCCAGAACAATCCTGATTCTCGACGCTTGATCATCTCAGCATGGAATCCAGTTGATATTCCACACATGAGTCTTCCACCATGCCACGTCATGATGCAATTCATCGTATATGACGGCAAGCTGAGCCTGCGTTGGGACCAACGATCAGTAGACGTATTCCTGGGTCTACCATTCAACATTGCGAGTTATGCATTGTTACTCCACATTGTAGCACGAATCACCGGTCTGGTTCCGCATGAACTGATTATGCAAGCTGGAGACACTCATGTTTACGACGATCATGTCGATCAGTGCGCAGAAATGCTACGTCGTGAACCTCGAAAATTGCCAGAACTGTATTTTCCAAGTCATTTCAAAACACTGGACGATTTCCTCAATGCGGACGTAAAAGATTTCGTATTGATCAACTACATTCACCATCCAGCTCTGAAAGGAAAAATGGCCGTATGAATGTTCGCATCGTAAACCAATCCACTCGGGAAGTATACGCTGAAGTGCATAACGTCGACATTTCAGAAATCCCTCAGAAGTCCACTGAAATCTACGTCAAAGGCGAACTTATGTGGGTTCGTCAAGTAATCAAATCTTACGAAGAGTCTCTTGGAATGCCATATGGTAGCCCAAGTGCAGTATACGTATGGTTCATTGTAGAGGTCTAAATGAAGGCCTGCACAGTTGTCAATAAATATAAGTCCGACTTTGATGTAAACATTCAACGTGGGACGATGTGGGGCAACTACATCGGAAAGAATTGCGATAGTCGGGAAGAGGCTATCGCAGCCTTCAAGAAAGAATTCATCTCAAAAATAAAATCTGGTGAAATAAACAGATCCCATCTCGAAACACTCAAAGGAATGAGATTAGGTTGCACTTGCAAACCGAAGGCTTGTCATGGTGATATAATAGCCTTAGTTGTGAACAGACTCTTCAAAAATATAACAATGTTAGAGGATATATGAACGTAGTAAAATCCAGCGGTGTGTCTCAGGAATTTCAGTATGAAAAAATCCTGCAAGTGTTGCTTTGGGCTTGTGAAGGTCGTGACGTAGACCCTTACGAGCTGCTTGAAAGTTGTCGACCATATTTTCGTGATGGAATGAAAACCTCTGAAATCCAGGAAGTTATCACTCAAGTTGCTGCAAACTCCATCACAGTTGAACAACCAGATTATCAATTTGTCGCGTCGAACTGTGCTCAATTCGGTCTACGCAAAAAGGTATATGGTCAGTTTGAACCAATTCCTTTCTATGACTTGATTGTTAAGAATACTGAAGATAATCGTTATGATTCAGAAATTCTTCAGCGTTATTCATTCGACGAAATCGTTATGTTGGAATCTCACATCCGCCATGATCGCGATTTCGAATTCGCTTATGCTGGCACGATGCAACTGATCGAAAAATACTTGGTCAAGGACCGATCAACTGGCAAAATCTTCGAAACTCCACAGTATGCATACATGCTAATCGGCATGGTATTGCATCAAGATGAACCTAAGGATCGCCTCAAGCATGTTATTCGTTTCTATGATGCAGTATCTCAAAAGCGCGTTTCATTGCCAACTCCTATTATGGCAGGAGCCCGTACACCGATTCGTCAATTCAGTTCGTGTGTTGTTATCGAGTCTGATGATTCGCTTAACAGTATCAACGACTCAGCAGCATCGATTGTCAAGTACATTTCTAAACGAGCTGGAATCGGCATCAACGCAGGTCGAATCCGAGCTGAAGGCTCAAAAATTGGTTTCGGTGAAGTCAAACACACTGGCGTAATTCCTTTCTGGAAACACTTCCAGACTGCGGTTAAATCCTGTTCTCAAGGTGGTGTTCGTGGTGGTGCAGCGACGTTGTACTATCCAATCTGGCACTTGGAAGTTGAAAACTTGCTTGTTCTGAAAAACAACAAAGGCGTTGAAGAGAACCGCATTCGTCACTTGGATTACGGTGTGCAAATCAACGATCTGATGTGGAGCCGATACATTCGTAACGACTACATCACTCTGTTCAGTCCAGATACAAAGGTCAACGGTCAATCTCTGTACGATGCGTATTTCTCTGATGAGGAATTGTTCCAGACTCTGTATGAAGAAGCAGAAAAAGATCCATCGATTCGCAAGAAGCGTATTCGAGCAAAAGATGTAATTCACTCGTTCATGATTGAGCGTGCTGGTACTGGTCGTAAGTATCTGTACAACGTAGATAACGTTGGCAATTATGGACCATTCATTCGTGATGTTGCTACAGTTCGTCAGTCTAACCTGTGCGTAGAGATTGCTTTACCTACCACTCCATTAGGTCGACCAGATGAAGAAATCGCTCTGTGTACATTGTCTGCATTCATCTTAGGCAATTTTGATTGGCAAGACCAAGAACTAATCAATGAACTGGCCATGGTTCAAGTTCGTGCATTAGACAACTTGTTGGACTACCAAGATTATCCAGTTGAACAAGCTCGTAAAGCACTTAAACGCCGAGCACTAGGTGTTGGTATTACCAACTATGCTGGGTGGTTAGCAGATAACTTCGCAAATTATGACGATGCGAATGATCTGACTCATGAATTAATGGAAAGACTGCAATACGCTTTAATTAAGGCATCGGTCCAACTGGCAAAAGAAAAAGGTCCTTGCGAATATTACAAGGATACGAAATATGGTCATGGTCAATTACCGATTGACTGGTATAAGAAAACCATCGACGAACTGGCTGCTCCAAAATATGTGTGTGATTGGGAAGCACTGCGTTCCGAATTAAAAGAGTTCGGTATTCGCAATAGCACCCTCAGTGCTCTCATGCCATGCGAGAGTTCATCTCAAGTCAGTAATAGTACTAATGGTATTGAACCACCTCGAGGTCCCCTGTCAATCAAGGAGTCAAAAGAAGGTTCCTTTAATCAACTTGTGCCTAATATCGAGCTCAACAAAGATCTTTACGATTATTTGTGGCCGATGGCTCGGCGTGGAATGAAAGGATATCTGAGTCAAGTATGCATCATGCAGAAATTCACAGACCAATCCATTTCTGCTAATACCAGTTATGATCCGGCTGCTCATCCGAAAGGTAAACTCTCAATTAAAGCCTGTATTGATGACGTCTTGTTTATGAAATATTATGGCGGCAAGACACTCTATTACCATAACACTCATGACGGTGCCGATGGTAATGCAACAGAAACAGAAGCTTGTGAAGGTTGTTCAGTTTAATAGGAGCCTTCAGGCTCCTTTCATATAAGGAATATCATGTCAGTCTTTAACCGTAATGTAGTTGATCATCATTCAGAACCAATGTTCCTGGGCTCCGATACTGGCGTAGCTCGATACGATGATCCAAAACACGAAAAATTTGAAAAGTTGACTGAAAAGCAACTCTCCTTCTTTTGGCGTCCAGAAGAAGTAGACGTATCCAAAGATCGTGTTCAATTCCAGAAAATGTCTGAAAACGATCAAGGCATTTTCACCAACAACTTGAAATATCAAACACTCCTTGATTCAGTTCAAGGACGAGCACCTGCTATCGCATTCGCTGATATCTGTTCTGATGTTGGACTTGAAACATGGATTCAGACTTGGACATTCTCTGAGACCATTCACTCTCGTTCTTACACCCACATCATGCGCAACGTTTGCACTGATCCAGCAAAAGAATTCGAGACCATCGTCTTGAATGACGCTATCATGAAACGTGCTGAAGCAGTATCGAAATACTACGACGATCTGGATGAGTGCAAATTCAAATACGCACTGTGCAAATTCAATGGTTCTTCTGAAGAAGAACTAGCTAAAGCGAAATACAATTTGATGTGTGCAATTTATTTGTGCATGCATTCAGTTAACGCTCTTGAAGCCATTCGCTTCTATGTCAGTTTCGCTTGTACGTTTAACTTCCATAAAAACCATGACGGTATCATGGAAGGTAATAGCAAAATCATGAAGTTCATTGCACGTGACGAACAACTTCACTTGCAAGGCACTCAGTATATCGTTAAATACCTACAGTCCGGTAAAGAAGGACCAGAGTGGCAGAAAGTCACTAAAGACTGTGAGCAAGCTGCTGCCAAAATTTTCTTGGATGCTGCTGAACAAGAAAAAGAATGGATCGATTATCTGTTCAGAAATGGCACAACTCGTGGGCTTAATCACGAGATGTTATATAATTTCGTAGACTATCTAACCTATTCGCGAATGAATGATGCAGGTCTACCTCATAACCTGAAACCTCAGCGACATCCTATTCCATGGATTCGCCACTACCTGAACACTGAAGCGGTTCAAGTAGCTCCTCAAGAGGTTGAATTGTCGAATTATCTGACTGGTCAAATAGACCAGGATGTTGAAGACGACGATTTCCAGAACTTCAATCGCTATCTGTAAGAGAGGGCCTTCGGGCCCTGTAAAGCTATGTTGAATGTAACGAAACAATATGGGTTCATCAAATATGTGGACCTCAAAATTGAAAACGGATCAATACCTTCCTTAGAGACTGAAAATAAAAAGAACGTCATCTATGCAATCACAATCGACGATGATATAGTCTACATAGGAAAAACGAAAAACCTTAAGAAGCGCATCGGTTATTATCGAACTGCTATACATCGTTCGACACCAACAAGTGATTCAGTCAAATCGACTCGAATTCACGATGCATTGAAAGAAGGAAAAACCGTATCGTTTTACGCAAGACAATGCTTTAATCTCAGCATGACGAACGAACTCGGCACCATGTCGATATCAACAATGGATTTAGAGGAGCCGATGTTCATCAAGCTCTTCAATCCGCCTTGGAACGTACAACATAAGGTAAAATCGTGAAAAAATTATTCAATGAACTGATGGCTCTGTGTGATGATCAATCGAAATTCTTCATGAAGGATTGTGAAGGTCCTAATGGTGAAAAACTTCGCATTTTCTCGTACAACTATGCATCATATGAAGACTGGCTGAAACCAAGTGCGTTAGAATGTCGTGGTATCATGTTTGACATCACTAAACCGAAGAAACCGGTTGTTGTTTGTCGACCAATGGAAAAATTCTTCAACTTGAACGAAACTCCATTCACCATGAACCTGGATTTAGAAGAAGTCGACTTCATGATGAACAAGGAAGATGGTTCTCTGGTTTCATCCTTCATGTCTGGTGATAACGTCTATCTGAAGTCCAAGGGCTCTATCAACTCTGAGCAGTCTGTAGCAGCAAGCTATCTGTTGACAACTCCAGAATATGAACCTTTGATGTTGGTAATCAAAGACTTTGAGCACAATGGCTATACGGTGAACATGGAATACACTTCTCCATCAAACCGCATCGTTCTGGAACATACTGAAGATAAACTCACCATTCTGAACGTTCGTCATCGTGAAACTGGTGAATACTTCGACATGCATAAGTTGTTTAATGTTCCAGTGATTCGTGCATTCCTTGTTGAGATGTATCCAAAACAGCCAGTACAGTGGGTCAAAGCAGCAAAACAAGCTGAAGGTATCGAAGGTTTCGTAGTGCGAATGAAAAACGGTTTGCATTTCAAACTGAAGACCGACTGGTACTGCACATTACACAAAACTAAAGACTCTATCACTCGCAATGATGAATTGTTTGGTGTAATCGCAGCTAACGGCCAAGATGACTTGAAAGGTCTCTTTGCCGATGACGAAACTGCTTTGGCCAAAATCTCAGCATTCGAGGATGTCTTCTTTGATGAAGTGTCCACCCAAGTCAACGATGTTATGGGCACATTCAAGTCGATGGCTGGTTTGGAACGACGTGATGTCGCCATCCGAGGTCAGCAGATCTTCCGAGACAAACCACAGTGCTTCCATGCGCTGATGGACATGTACAAGGGTCGTACAGATTTTATGCAAGTTCAAGAGAACATTATCAAAGCGTTCTTGAAAAACTTCGCCAAGTACGTTCCTGTAGAGTATCAGTAAAATATTTTTCTGGACGTGTTTACAACCATGGAAGGTTGTGTTATTATTACCTTATCAACAACACATCTGGAGAAATTATGAATCTGCAATTGATTACCAACCAAATGATCTTAGACACTTTCGCACCTGGTGGTCGAGAAGATGGTATCTACGCCTACAATGAAAAAGGCAAAAACCTGGGCTTCTTATCCGATTTGCGAATTGCGGTAGCTCGTAAAGATAAAGCATATCGTGTTGCACAAGAACGTCGCCAACGTGAAAACCAAGAACGTGATGAAAAGATGCCTCAAGCAGTAGAGGATATGATAGCATTCCTGGAAAACAACCTCACTAAAATCGATGCTAAGGTATTCAAGAACATCACTCAGCCCAATGTTCATGCTTGTGGACACAAGTTCTACCTGATCGTCGACCCAATCCACGGAAACAACCGTCTGGGTATCATGCATGCCACCAAGTATCATGCAGATCTGGTCTTGGATTTTGAAGGCTACAAGATTCAAGGCAAAGATATGGGCACAAAACACATCTTGATTAACGGACTGTCTCAAGATGAAATCGTAGAGATCATCTTAAAAGTATGTCAGTAAAAATATTCGCTGGGTTAGCAATAGCCCTATTAATTGCTGGGATGTACATCACAATCAACGTACAAGGTTCTGAAATTCGAACCTTAGAATCCCAGCTAAGTCAAGTCACGAAAGACTTCAAAGATTTCAAGACTTCGACTGAAAACGACATTAAAGGGCTACGACAGATAGACGAACAACGTAGATCTGAACGTGAGCAGCAGAAGAAGAGTGACGCTAAAATGCGCAACGATTCAAAACGTGCTAACGTTGTAGCCAAAAAACCTGGGTTGGTCGAAAAACAGATCAACAATTCTTTTAACAAGATGGCAGACGATTTTACGGAGTTGACGAAATGAAGAAGTTCATATTCTTGGCTCTGTTGCTTGCTGGTTGTGCTGCACCTCAAGAACCAGTTCACCGTTTAGACCCATCATGGCCTGACCCTATTGAGTCATATAAGGCAGAATGGAAAGTCATCGTTATTGATGGACAACCATTTGTTGGTATGCCTTACAATGAATCACAGGAACTCAGAATCTGGTTAGATGATGTTAAACGTTATATCAAAGATGCTAATGGCATGATATGTTATTATCGTTCTACGCTCAAGGAACCTCGTTGTGAAAATCAAATTCGTAAATGATCGTTTGCATAGAATCGTTGTTCGGTTAGAAGATCAACTGTATCATTTCTGCGAAAGCCATGATATCGAAACTCCTAGAGTTCGGTGTGGAAGTCAAACATTCTACGAACTGCCTGAAGGTGAAGTAGAAATCAATAAGCCATTTGGCGATTATTCCGAGTCATTCGAATCGCTGGTAGAACTGGCTGATGAAACTGGGTGTCGAGTAGCTCTGCGACTCGATGAAGGTAACATTAACGTTGAAATCCTGGTAGGTTGACATGAAACATTGGGAACATGATCCAGAAGAAGATTGGGACGACGAAGACGAATATCGTCGGTGAAATGAGGCCTTCGGGCCTCTGTGAGGACTAAATTTTTGGAGCTATTATGAAAAAGCAAGTCATTCTTACAGTAGGTGCACCAGGTTCAGGCAAAACGACCTGGGCTGAAAAGACCGTAACTGAGAATCCTGGTTATATCAACTTGAACCGTGATCAGTTCCGTGTCGCACTGTTCAACCATAACCCATCCGGAAAGCGATTAACCAAACACCAAGAAAAGTTGGTTGTTAAGGCTCAATTTGCTGCAGCAACAGAATTGCTGAATCTTCAACACGTCAAAGCAGTCATTATTTCTGACACTAACCTCAATCCTAAAACTGTCCAATCCTGGAAAACCTTTGCTGAGCAACAGAAAGCAGAATACGTTGAAATGCATTTCTTCGTACCTTTGACTGAACTGTACCGACGTAACCTTAAGCGAGGTGCGGTTGCTGTACCTCGAGCTATCATTTACGATATGTTCCAGAAACACTATCAACGACTTAATGAGTACAAATACACTCCAGTACCTGGTACTCCTCGAGCTGTCATCTACGATTTGGACGGCACGTTAGCGATTCATAACGGTCGTGGTCCTCACGATCTTAACAAACTTGGTACTGATTTGCCAAATGAACTCGTGATTAAGCATCTGTTGTTCATGAAATCGCTTGGTTATAAAATTATCACAGTTTCTGGTAGAGAATCCGGTCCTAAAGAAGACCCAATGAAATGGGCAAATGACACCGTATCATGGCTCAAAGATCATTGCATCGAGAGCGACATGCATATTCAGCGTAAACACGGTGATCATCGTCAAGACTGGATTGTAAAGAAAGAGATTTTCATCGAAAAAATTGCGCCGTACTACACTGTCGAATTAGCAGTTGACGATCGTGATCAAGTAGTTGATGTGTGGCGGACAATCGGTCTGCAATGTTGGCAAGTTAACCATGGTGATTTCTGAGGACATTATGAAAAAATTACAAAGCAACATCGACATCCTGACTTACGTAGCTCGTGCCGTCCATGAAAAACACATGGAAAATGCATTAATGGACATCAACAGCGATTATGTAACTATCGGTGTTGATATCGAAGCTGCTGTAGGAACCGCATTCACTACATTAGCTGATGGTTATGTAGGATGGTCTGCTCGTACAGTTATCATGCCAGATTATCTTTGCGTTGTTGGAACATACACTATCCGATACGCTGATGGCAGTTCTCGTGTTCTGGATATCGTTTCAACAAGATTGCCTGATGGTTTCTGGTCACATAAATCTAAAGCCAACAACGAGACACTTGCATGATCACTGACAAATCATTCACCATTGAAGAATTTGCTCAGAAATCGAACCAACTCATCCAAGAGGTGGTCAAACGAATGAATGAGCGCAACGAACGAGTGACCATCCAGGTTGAAAGAACTGGCTTTGCTCAATATGATATTATTGCACAGGAACAAGGATTTACCTACGGTGTTACAATATCTAGACAGAAAGATGGTCGAGTTACAACAAACAGATTTTATGGAGCGTAAATGAGTTATTGCGAATTGATCGATACCGTTGGTCTTAAAGGTGAATTGACCTTGAATTCCATCGAAGATATCAAAACCACTATCGCTAGTACTAAAAAGGTTCTGCCTCATTTAGTTGGTCCTGGCGTAGAATTTGATGCTGTTATTGTCGGATCTTATTTCAGTGCCTACAATGTGATTTATGGTTACATTTTCGGTGACAAATCTGATCGTTGGTCTGATGGTCATCAAATTCGAACTAGTCAAGTCAAAGAACGTACCGAAATCTTTGAAAATGTATTCAAAGTTCGTACACTGAATTCAAACTACCTGGTACTCGAATAATGAAAGCGACGACTTTCCTACAAATTGCATATCTGATCTCCCAAGAATCCAAGTGCTGCTCATGGAAGGTCGGCGCGGTAATCGAGAAAAATGGACGCATCATCGCAACTGGATACAATGGATCACCTGCAGGTGGTAAAAACTGCTGTGATCACGCTGAAGAGCAAGGTTGGCTAGCTGGAAAACCTGGTCCTGACCGTCGTTTTAAAGTAGGTCTTAGTACGAAACACAGAGCAGCCCACAGCGAATGGTCAGCCAAAAACGAAATCCATGCTGAACTGAACGCAATCCTCTTCGCTGCTCGGAACGGTTCAAGTATTGAAGGTGCCACGATGTATGTGACGCTGAGTCCTTGTCCTGACTGTGCGAAAGCGATCGCTCAGTCTGGTATTCGCAAACTCGTTTTCTGTGAAACATACGACAGAAATGTTGACGGATGGGACACGATTCTTAAGCAATCTGGTGTCGAGGTATTCAAGGTTGATAAAATTGCCTTACGTAAACTCGATTGGTCATCTATTGACAATTATTGTGGAATTGAAGAATGACTCGTGAAGAACTGACTATTTTGTTAGAAGCGAAAGGTTGTACGGTACTGTTGGCTGAAAGCCCTATTGAACACATCACTTATGGCGATCAGATCGTATCAGTACTCATGCGCAGCTATCGAACACACAATGTTGATGAAGTCGTTAAATTCCTTGGCAAATCAGCTAGTGTAGTGTTCTTGTTAGCAGTTGAAACTCGCGTTGATGGCATCGTCATTCGCGGAAATTACATCACCAAATAAGAGAAATCAAAATGATTCTGAATGAAACTCAAAAGACTCGTCTTCGTAAAACACTGATTGCTGTTCTGAATACTGGTTTCCATGACATCCAGTTCCTGAAAGCGGACAATACTATTCGTACCATGAAAGCTACTCGTGATGAAGAGTTTGTTGGTAACGCGTTTGCTGGTGGTCGTACTGCATCTCTGGACGCCATCAAGGTATATGATCTGGAAGAAGCCGATTATCGCACTTTCCGCATGGATTCACTGATTTCCATCAACGGAATCGACATGACCACTCTGCTTCGTCTGGTCAACGCATAATGCTTTTCAAGGTCCATGATATTATGGACCTATCATTCCAACACAGAGAAAACAATGTTACCTATCAAAGCACTTGGCGAACACGTAATCTTGGTGACAAAAGCAGCTTCAGCTGGTACTGAAGAGGTTTCTGCTTCTGGCATCATCCTGGGAAAACGCGATACTCCTGAACTTCCTCAGATGTGCACTGTTTTTGCAGTAGGTCCTGAAGTTCCTGAAGATTTCGGTTTAGAAGTTGGTGATCAAGTTCCAATGCCAACTGGTGGTGTTGCACGTAACGTAATGCATCCATCTGTAGCGCTGGGCATGACACAGCCGAAAGATCACGATGACAAGTACTGCACAGTTCACTACAAAGGCATCGCCTGCGTTTATAAATAGAATTATGAAGAGTTGATCTTCTATACGGAGCGGTATGTGACCATTAACAGGATGTACCCTCCATCTTTTCACCTCATTTGAGGAACAATGATGACTATCATCAAAAATGCACTCGACATCCAACGTCAAGCTTGGAACAACGGCCATGAAAACTATGGCGCATCAATCGACGTTCACGCTGAAACTCTTTCAGTTCTGAAAGGTTTCAAACACCTGAATCCAGTACAGAAGATTCTGCTGGCTGAACTCGAAACTCAAGACGAGCTGAAATATGCTAAGTCTCTGTGCAGTGCAGCACGCAAGGCAGTACGTCATTTCGTAGTAACATTGAAGTAATTTGTACAGTAAGGATAAAACCAGTACTGTATGATGTGGACGTTGTTGGTCATCTCCACGTAAAACACCCGAAACCATCCATACGGCAAGTGCATGCTACCTCTAGGCTATGGCTAATAGAGAGTACGCCTCAAGGCCTATTCATCCATAGGTGAATATCTCAATCCTCGATAATTCGAACCCGGAACCCTTGTGCTAACGGTGTGCAACAGATGAGAGTATGTATCGTACCTCTTAGAGGGCTTGAGGGAGCTACAACCGAAAGAACTGTCGAAAGAAGTTGAAACTCGGAAGAACGTGCTCCCATGTATTTCTCCGAAATGGAAAATTGAAAATGGCAAAACAAGCTAAAAAGCAAACAGTTAAGGAAGTGGTTGGCAATTCAAAACGCGCTGGTTACAAGCGTGGGTCGAACAAGCGCATTGATCAAACAGTTGAGAAGATCATGCGTCGAGCACGAGCTGTTCTGCGTGATGATGTTTCTCGTTTCGGTAAGCCGAAAGCATAAGTTAAGGGACTCCATATGGAGTCCCTTTTTTTTGTCTCGAACTTACACAAAACTGTTTACAACGATGTTGAATAGTGATATGATTACTCTATCAACTACAAAGGAGAATTAAAATGGCAACTGTTAAAGCATCTGAACTATACGTTGGATTGGAACTGGCAAACGCTTCAGTATTTTACGTCAATCACAACTTAGCGTTTGATGAGTATGAAATCGAACTCCGTCAAATTGATGCTGATACTGGCGAAATCGAATACCTGCCAATGGTTGTCAAACCTGATGAAGAATTTGAACTATGAGGACAAAATGAAACCTCTTGTATTGGCAACAATTGTTGGTATCGCACTTGTCGTTATGGGTGCGATAGTTGTACACATAGATGAACCGATTCAACACTCTTCTAACCAAGAGGTAATCGGAATCACTGTGTCTGGAAAGGTTGGAGTACACGTTGCTGACACTTTATGCGTGAATCCAACTAATGGTCAAGTTGAATACTGCTTCTGAGGATTATATGTTTGATTTACCGAATTTCGAAGTGATACTGCCACTTGAAGCAGTAGGAATTTTGATGGCCCACATCAACCTTCGTAATGATGTGGATGAGATGAAAAACTATCGTGTCATGGATATGGCTCCGTTGTCGAATGGTCGAGTTGTAATCGATCTGTATTCGAAATATGATCATAGTGACATCGAGTCACTGAAAGACACTCTGAAATTTATGGACATTGAATTTGAGGTAAATGCGAAATGAAAACTCTTATCGTTCCACGCTCACGAGCTCGTGAATTTGAAATGTCTGACCTCGTCAAACAATTCGTAGTTATCCTTGGTGCAGATGTTCGTGAATTAGCAGTCGAATACACAATCGATGCACCAGACTTTGTCAATTTCCCTTATTATGTGACGGTGAAACCATGAGCCACTTAGAAGTAACGCCAGCAAACCTTATTCGTGTTGCACAGCACATGTACAACTATTCTGAACTTGATGATTTGATGTTCATCAGCGAAGGCGCTATTTCAGTCAATCGCAATAAGTTGTACAGCGAAATGGACGAAGTTGCAGATTCTCTGAAAATCGGTATGCATAAAGCAGAATCAGAGTGTTCAAAATTCACTCATGCACAAACAATCACCATTATTTCTGAGTTGTTCGCTCAAATGAGCTCTGACTTCCAGAAATATGATGACTATACACGGAATCTTATCATCGCTACTCTATTGGTTCAACCTGGTGACACTTTGTATGGATGGGTTGAGCGTTGGCCTAATAAGGTACGTGTTAAACTGAGATTAAGTACAAAAGGTGCTTATGCGTGTGCATTTACGGCAGCTGTTATTGCACACTCTGACAATCATAGACCTGAAATAAAAGCATTCGATTTGAAGGACATGTTTTGGTTTGGTAACGATCTTGTATTCGTAGTTGAAGGCAAACGAGAAGAAATCGAACAATTCCGTAAACCTTTCACTTCAGTGGTGGTCGATTATGGAACATGCTGAAATTGTAGAAGACTTGAAGAAATACGTAACCACGTATGCGGACATTCATGAAATCGATTTCGTCGAATTCGTAAGACACTGCAATATCATCCATAAAGTGTCTTGTACTGGTTTAGTATTTGATGTGTTAGAATCTATTGACGACGAATTCAAACAACTTCCTGATGTCGTCAAAATGTCGATGGTATCATTTGCTTTACAGTATAACGCAGATATCGACCGTCGAACCATTCAAGCAATAGTGAGAACATTATGCGCCAAGTAATCGCAACTGACGTAGATGGAATCCTGGTACAATGGCAGAGTGGTCTGCCATATTTCCTGGCTAAGTACAACATTCCTACCAAAACCGTACTCGAACTGCTTGTGTCTGACCGATTCATTGAACCAGAAGAGCTGTTCGGTTGTAACGAAAAACTAGCCAAGACTCTGATGAAAGAGTACAACAACTCGGATTTCATCAAGTACTTGCATGGTTACACAGACGCAATCAAATGGGTCAATAAACTGAAAGACCAATACGACCTTATTGCAATCACTGCGCTAGGCACTACTGATGAAGCGCAGCTCAACAGGATGTTCAATCTGAACGCTCTGTTCCCAGGAGCCTTCAAAGATGTGATGTGTGTCAATTATGGTGAGTCGAAAATTCCTCACTATCTCGATGCCAAAATCAAATACGGAAAACGATTGGTATGTTTCGTAGATGACTTAGCGCACAACCTCGAAGACGCTCACGCAGTGAATTCTGAATTGCCATTGATTTGGATGCCACGCAACGAGTTTGGACGAACTCCAACATGTCCTCATACGAAGGTTCATGACTGGTCTAATGTCGTTGATATTCTTAATGAGAAGGTGAAAAATGAAGCCGCATGAATTTCGAATTCTGGTCAATGATTTGACTGCAATCGCTCGCCAGTATGCCAATTTTGGTTGTCTTCGTGAAGTTATTTCAAAACGTTTACGTGAAGATGTACAACTGACTGAAAAATGTGATACAATCAAAACAAATCCTAAACAGTAAGGTCTCGTATGATTTTAGAAATTATTCAGTCTCTGGCATCGCATGGCTCTTCCAAAAAGAAAGAAGCCATCCTTAAGGCGAACAAAGGTAACGAAACGCTAAAGCGTATTTTTCGAATGATCAACGACAAACAGTTGAACTTTGGTATTCGCAAGTTTCCTACGGTGGTTTCAACTGGTGAAAATGCAGACCTAAACACCGTGTTAGATTTCATGGAATTCAAACTCGGTACTCGTGAACTGTCTGGTAACGCAGCTATCGATGCATTTGCCAAGATTCTCGGTACTTTATCAGCAGATGATGTTGAAGTTGCACGTAAGGTCCTCATCAAAGACCTTGATTGCGGTGTAGGTCGTTCAACTCCTGCTAAGGTATGGGATGACATCATCCAGAACCAACCTCAATTCTTAGCAGAATCGTATTCTGAAAAGGCAGTACAAGCGGTACCTATGCCTGCATACGCTCAGTTGAAGGCTGATGGTGCACGTTGTATTGCTGAAGTTCGTGATGGTGTCGTAAGTTTGATGTCACGTGCTGGTAACCAGTATCTGCTATTGCCTGAAGTTGAAGAAGCAGTACTGCAAATCACTTCTAATTTACGTGGTGATTGGGTTGTTGATGGTGAACTGATCTTCTATCCAGGTTTGGTCAAACGTGAACCGACTGGTCTCGAGATGTTCATGGAACAAGACGACCAACCTTCAGAACTCGTAGCATCTCGTACTGAAGGTAATGGACTGGCAAACAAATCTCTGAAAGGCACAATCACTCCAGAAGAAGCGTCTGGTATGGTTCTGCAAGCATGGGATTTGGTTCCATTGGATGTCACTTACGACAAAACAAAAACTCTGAAATCAGCTCCATACCATGAGCGATTCGAGTTACTGTCGAAGATGTTGAGTGGTTCGTCTTCAGAACATGTTCAGCTGATTCCAACACAGATCGTCAACAGTCTTGACGAAGCCAAAATTGTGTACTTCAAATATCTGCATGAAGGATATGAAGGCATCATTCTGAAAAACATGCATGGTTTGTGGGCTGATGCACGAACAAAAGACCAAGTCAAATTCAAGAACGAAATCGTTTTGGAATGCCGTATCGTAGATACATACGTACACCGAAAAGACCCATCAAAATTAGGTGGTATCGTTGTTGAAACTGAAGATGGTCGAGTACGAGTGCGAGTCGGGTCTGGCTTTAAGGACACCACAACTCGAACTGGTCCAGATGGTGAAAAGGAAGTCATCCCATTAGCAGAACGCCATGAATATGACCGTGAACGACTGTGGTCGATTCGTGAAATCTTGGTTGACCAAATCGCTCAAATCAAGTGTAATGCTCCTATTCGAAATGAGAACAACACTGAACAAGGTGCACTGTTCTTGCCGGTATTCCAGCTGATTCGTTCAGATAAGGATAAGGCCAATACGTTCGAAGAAGCATTCGGTTTCACATGGGAAGATTTCTTGAATGGACAAATCGTTGCTATGCCACAAGTGCCTGATTCCATGACAACACCATTCGTATAAATATTTGTTTCACATACATGGAGTCATCATGACCGAATTAAATGAAGTAATGAACGATGATTCATTGGTTTATCCAGTAATCAACTTAAAGCCTAATCTGAAGGTTCCACAAATGTGGAACATCAAAGCTCCAGGCAACGATACATTTGCATTACGACTGGTATCATCTGCGTCAGAAGGTGACGCAGTAAAGAACGTTAAACAAGGCGATAAGGCAGTCATCGCCTTTGTATTATCCGTTAAAGAGAACGGTTCACTCGTTAAATTGCAAGGTGGTTTTGGTGCTGACCCTTATGGATTATTCGCAACTGCGTTTGATACCATCTGGGAAACTGCTCAAGCTATTCGATTGGATGCGATTTTATTCCGTATTCCAATCAAGCAGGTCAAAGGCCAAATCAAAGGCATTCAACGAATCATTGACCGACTCGTTATGCGTCGTTCTGGTGGTCAATTTGCAGTACTCAAGGAATTGCAAGAGCACAACCAAAAATATGCCTTTATATTAATATATCGACGCTCTAAAAAGATCGAGATGATCCCTGGTTTACCCAAACTCAATCTCGACGACTACTTTAGCACTAAACTTGCTGGTGCTGAAGTATTGCTCGATAAAAAGACCGGTGAAGAGGTTTCTAAAGCTCAAGCCATCGCCAAAACAATAGCCAAGAAGATGGAGAAAATTCCTGATCAAATGGTTATTGCAAAATCGAAATTATCTCGTCAACAACTTGCTCGCTCTCAGAACTCGTTCTATTACAACAAGATGACGCCTGAAAATATGAAGGCTCTGGACAAGATAACCGCAGCTGCTCCTGTGATTGTATCCACTTCTGCTCCGGTAGACCCACTTCAGAAATTAGGTGAAGAGGTCGACCATGAAACCGATTTCATTGGTACTATGGACGTAGCCACTGCTCGTAATACGCTTACGCTGAATGGCAACTACGGTAACAATATTGTCAAAGACGAGCAAATTGAAAAATTCCTGAACAGGATTAAGAAGTACAACACTGCACCACTGAAGGTTAAGTGTAGTATGGCTTGTATCAAGGATATTGTTACTGCAGGTATAGAGGAAGGTGTATTCGATAACGATGGTGATCCTACACGACAAACATCCCGTGAAGACTACATCTCTACCTTCCTGAAGAATTACATGGAAGATATGTCGAATCATATGCAAGAAGCATCCGATAATCTGACTCGTGACGACGCGCTGAAAGGTGCACCAGATTCTGTGAAGGCTCAAGTTTCTGCGTATACCACTTCATGGTACGATTCGGTGAACAGTGCACTACAAGGATATGGTGCTATTCAGTTTCAAGAAAAACATATCGCGCAAATGGACAAGGCCTTCGATTACGGAACTAAACTCGAACCTGGAACTACGTTATGGCGTGGTATGCAAATGTCTGAGTCTGTATGGGAATCTTCTATAGAAAGTAAGTTGTTCTATTTTGCGAACTACGTTTCCTGTTCATTCTATCCGATCATATTCTCTGAAAATGGATTTGGTGGTGTGTCTAAGCAACTATCGAAGATGAGCCATAACAAAACCAAGGATATCGATGCCGGAGATGCAGTACCAGATCTCTATATCGGTGGTTCGAAAGTCCGTGTTGGATTCGCAATATCCGGTGCAGAGAAGGTCAAGGTAGTGGTTCCTGGTCCATTGTCTGAATATCCTGAAGAAGGTGAAGTAATCCTTCCACGAGGAACCACGATTGCGTTCAACAAAATCCATCATGGAACAGCAACACGAGACGCTCACAAACACTCAGCGATTATCGAAGCAACCGTCATGGCACCAGAAGAGTTAACTGAAGGTGCAGAGATCTACGACGGTGATGCACTGCTAGAGACTGGTAAATTGGTCAAGCTCGGCGGATTCTCGCAATTCCTTACCGAATCTGTCAAGGTATCCGACAAAATCGTATGGGAATCCTTAGTACAAGCAATGCAACCACTCCCGCCTAAATTCGAATTATAAACAAACACTACCTACACCACAAGAGGGCTTTCGCCCTCTTTAGATAATCCTACCAGAACCTGTCAACCTACCAAGCCCGCCATTTGCACCAGCTACTCTACTCAATCGACCTAAATCCGCAGACATATCTGGATTAATAGTATCGATCTTGTCCACTGCCTTATCCTCAATCCATTCCAATGCAGCTTGTTCACCCACAGCACCGGTATGCATAACTCTATAAGCGAATGTCACATCAAACACAGCAATTTCGGACTGACCATCGTATGTAAGATTAGGCGCCGATACCGTAACAGGAATACAACCTTGTAGCATCACTACAGTATGAGGAATACCTCGCCTATTGTGCAAATTAACCTGAATATCGGCTTCTACATCTTGAGGTAATGCACGCAATCCAGTGACAGGATCTTCTACGGCATTTACCCAGTCCTGCATAGCACGATAATTCATGGCATCACTATCCATTCTAAAAGAAAGGATCAGCGGATCGTAATCTCTGCCAGTTAGCTTGACCACAGGACTGTTATGGTTCTTATCCATCTCATAAGAGATCCTGTTTTCAGGCAATTTAACGGAATAGATCGTTAATCCACTAGTAGGGAAGGCCATATTAAAGAAATCCAGCAAATAGGTGCCTACAGTGAATTCACCAAGCAGAGACTGGATAACTCTGTTAGTCATAGCACCCAGGAGGAATTTGTTGATCCCACTCTTTCGCACCAATTGCTGTGTTCCGGCCACTGCAAGAGCAGTCACAGCAGATGTAACTTCACCAGGTTTCAACCCGATGAAGTCCGAAACTCCTACAGGTATGTTGTTGTACAGCATGCCACCAAATTGATCTAGCAGCTGCTGTGATTTAGACGATGGAGCCGTGGCAAAAACGCATGAAAACAAGTTCGTACGTTGGAAATCCAAATTCGTCACTTGGGCTTTGAATTCATCTAACGTATAAGAGATGGCCATCACATACCCTCCGCGAATAGTACGTCTCTGTTTAAAGTCATGATCTCTCTCATCGTAATTTCTAATACAAATGTGGATGGTAAATTCGGTGCTATAGCCAATCCGTTGAAATGCCCATTCGGTGATTTGTCAAAACGTATGGACTGGATCTGACATGGTCCGAAGATATCCGTTTTACCATCAAATGAACTAGTACGACCGAAGTTCTTGACTGTCCATATAGTAGGGTTAGATACCGTGATAACGTTGGTCAAGAAGTCTGTGATACCTTCAAAAAATGTATCCTTGACCTCACCTTTGGCCTGATCGAATGTGGCTTTGGTTAATGTTTCCTTATACCATGCATCGATTTGCGATTTCAGATCTTTTGCCCATGGAGAATAACCTACTCTACCATAGGAATAGTAAGCGAAAATCTCGTAGATTTTCAGGATTTCTAACAAGTCGTATACGGTACGAGGTGTGAGGTTCCATACGAAAATCTTGGTTCTGTTATCTGGTCCTGCATACATCGACCTTGCAGAGTTATAGACCTGTTCGCCTTTATCTGCCATGATACCTTGAGTTACGGACTCTAATGCACCGAATACAGCAGTTGATGCCATGTTAGAGATGGTCTTACCAACATCACCACCGTTTCTGCCTGTAAGGGATTCACCAACATCATTGAATTTGTGCGAGATATTGTCGACATCGGATTGCGATCTAGGCATTAGGATATTCGCGACTGCTTCTTGGTTTAACTGGAATGTGGAACCATAGTTGGTCAAGAACTTGATCGGATTCCACTGGTCTAGAACAGTCTTAGTGTTGTTCTTCTTTCTAAAATCTCGTAACGCCTGGGTTGTACGAGCATCAAAATCGTATGCAGTAAATAGTAACCCATTACGATAGAGATCGTTAACCCTGAGGTCACTCGAGCCATCCGTTCCTGCAGAACGTTCTGCAGGAAACTGGGCTTGTAGCGTTTTCTGGATGAGCTTCTTTTGACCGGTACTCCCTGCACCGATCGTTTCACCTTGAGATTTGATGGCTCTTTCTTCTGTAGTATCCGAAAGTATTTCTACTCTATTCATTTCTGATCCTTAAACAAGACTACGTTGAGGCATAATACCACCAGAAGGAATACTCGATCTCGGTTGTACTTGTACAACAGTCCTAGAATTTCTGACATTGTTGATATTATTTAGAGTAGTACCAGCATTAGTGGAAGCGGTTTCCTTAGGTTTAATGGTTGCTTCTACTTCTTTTACTTGGGTTGCTTCTGCCGATTCAGCTGCAGGTTTCGGCGTAACCTTAGGTTTGGTTCTTTCAGCCAAGGCAGATTCCATTTTCTGGACTCTTTCTTGTAATGGCTCTTTCATATAGGATTGGATATCCGCATTACCGATATCCTTGGCCAATTTAGAAAGATTGTCCATCAACTCAGCATTAGTGGATGGCGAACCAGATGTACGTTGGACTCTGTTCTCGATGGTATTCATTCGCATAGCAAGATCAGCTTGGATACCAATTTCCTTTTCGATATCAGAATCTTTCAGTTTACCTGATCGAATATCCTTATGGATTTGGCGAGCTTGAGTCTCATTCAAGGAAATACCATCGTTCAGGAATCCTCTATTACCCGTCTTTTTAACGAACTGGTCTTCGGTGTACTTGTTGGCTTCGTCTTTCAAATCCTTGTACTGTTGACCTTGATCGTATTTCTCGACAGCAATTACCTTTTGCCGTTCTTCCTCGTCAGGCACATAACCAGTTTGTTCGGAATATGTACGAATGGCTCGGCCTTCTACTTTCTTGGCAGTTTCACTCATTCCCGGTATAGCGTCCAGCATGCTGGCGATAGCTTTACCGATTCCGAACATGATCATATGGCCAAGATCCAGAAGAGTACGACCAATTCCTTGTACTAGGCTAGTAACAAGATCTCCGTACTGGCCTTTTGCCCAGTAATCTCGCATTTCTTGTGCCGTATTGAAGATATCTGTCAGGATTGGACCCCATGCACCGACTTGTTCGTTCAATTCATCGAGGCTTTTTTCGAATACCTTCTGCCAGTACTTGAAATGGACTCTGATCAGGTCAATGGCGAACACTATAGCGAACATAATCCCAGCCCATTTGAGCATATTAGCGGCTGCGGTTATCGTGTACTTGAAAAGGCTACCAGCAATATTGTTCAGTAACCCATAAGTGGATTTGAAACCACCTTTTACCGCAGAAAGAATCTTCTCGGACGCTTGAGATTTTTCCTTATCCTTGCGTTCCTCTTCTCGTTTATCCTCTTGAGGATTCTGTTCAGGCTCTTTCGGCTTTTCTGGTTCAGGGAATACATCCGTCTCAGATTTAACAGGCATTGGCAAAAGCTTTTCAATAGCATCGGCCAAAACCTCTTCATTCAGAGGCGTATTGATCTGTTCCTCTATAGCTTGGATAGCAGTAGCTTGATTTCCAATTGCAGGCAATCCACTCTGTACAGATGCTTCGATCTTGGAATTCAATCTATCAGCGAATTCGGATAACTTACTCGAAATTTGGCGAGCAGTATCAGCTATATTAGAGAGATGCTTGTTGCCATGTTCGGTATTTTCGGCAACTAGTTCAGTAGCGGCAGTAGAATCTTCTTGAGCGGCCACGGATCGATTTGTGTTGTCTTCAACTCTATCGGCAATTAGCTCGTTCGCCTCTACGATATCGTCTAGACCAGTCTCTCGTTTAGGAATCTCTTGTTCTTGCTCTTGGCGCTGGGCTTCTCTGTTTCTACGGAAACTTGCCAACGCAGATGGTTCATTGTACTCGGCCATGTTCTTATTCCTCGAAATGGTCCATGATCTGGTTTATTCCGACAAGAGATCCTAAGCGAATGGTCTCTTGTAGCTGTTTCGCCCATTTACCAACGAATGCTGGCATCTTGCCGAAATCTGGATGGTCGTCTCCGATATACAAGGTATCGAGTACCTCTCTGTGGGTTTTGAATTTCTCATAGAACGTAGGTGCACGGAATTTGTACAACTTACCTTGGAATTCGAAATCGGTCTTCGTAAGAATCTCGATATCCGAAAGCGATATCCCATCCTTGGTTAATGGAATACGACCATTGAATTCCAGAGTATGGAGCATCACAATCTCAGTCTCGGCCTTGGTTAATCCAGGACAGATGCTGTCCATGAGGATTTGTAAGTTCTCATGAGCTTCACGTACTTCCTTGATCAGCACATGGTGTTTCAATCCGAGTTTAGGGATTCGGATTTCCTTCTGATTCAGGACGATCTTCTTCTGAGGCAAAATAATTTTTAAGTTCATTTTTTTCCTTACTGAATTCTGGTTCTACCAACTTCTTGGAATTGGTAAACATGTGGGCATAGGTCAGAGACTGTTCTCTGGTTATTTCGTGGAAAACCTCATCCACATAGTAATTGCTCAGAAATTGTTCCTTTGGATCTGCGAAAAGGCACTTTGTACCAGGAGTTAATGTGAAATCTCCATAGGTAGTTGCCTTGGCGTAGGTATCCATCTGGCTCATCATCATTAATCTAGAGGTTTCTTCGTATCCGTTTCGGTATGTTTGGTCTTCGTAACCACCTGATCGAGAGATGAGTACTGAGTTGGTACCTTCGCCTGTGGTCAGTTTAGTGCATCCTTTATCCAGGAATGAATATGCATAGACAGTCATATCCTCGAATGGGTTTCTCTGGAATGAGTTATTCCGAGTAATGAATTCGAAATCCCATACCAAGTCGATTTTCTTGTCGGAATCTAGTGCGATGTTGAATTCGCCTAAAACTCTTGGTTCACCTACTGCATAATAACGTGGATCGGATTTTTCGATGGAATTGAAATCGACTATATGAACACCGTAGAAATCTTCCCACACGAATGCCCATGTTTCGGATTCAACTGCCATGCCATAGAGTCTTGCATATTCTTGGTATTCGCCGATAGTGGATGTCCATGGTACAAGTGGTACGTGAACGTTAACTCCTTGGATAGTGGGCTTTAATCCAAGCTTGTTTTCATAGATGGCATTCAGCATAGCATCGATTGAATCTTGTACTGACCGATAGAATACTCTACCAAATTTTTGGTCAACTCGTTTATGGTACGGAGTTAACTGGAATACCAGAATCGAATCTCCTTTTTCATCGATCGTGGCATTGGAGTGTTTTATTCCATAGATTCTGTTCAGTACTTGTTTAGTGTTGGCATTAGCGACGGATACCTGGATGATCTCATCACCAGTTAACATGGCTTGCAGGTTTTTCGGATCATAGAACTGCAACAATCCTTCATTTATTCCTGTAAGGGTATCTCTGATTGTTAGTACTGTGAATGTGGCTGCGAGTTCCAGAAACCGGTTGTTTTGCCAGGCTTCATAGTCCTCGTACAGCTTTATGGATATGTTCGGAAAACCTAAGCGTTGGCTACTCATGAGGTTGATTCTCTTTCTGGATAAATGACAAGGCAATGTTTCGTTCGAGTGGAAGCATACTCATAACATCCTGGTTGGAATACGAATTCCTTACCAAGAGTCTGTTCACTCGATAAAACAGGAATATTTCGTCCACAGCAATCATTAGCTTGAATATCTCACAAGCAGAATCACGCTGGACAACATGTACTTGGCCGCAATTAGGGCAAGCAATTTTCTGGGTGATTTGGACTGGCTGAAGGATTTTCATTGCTTCTTGGAATGCGTTGAAATCCACGGCCTCGATGACTTGGTTCTTTTCATCCTGGGATAGTTCTTCCCAGAGGTATACTGAATCTTGATCAGATACCTTATAGATCGATTCCTGGAATTTCAGTGCATCATCTTCGTAATGCTTGACAGGAATCTTGAAATGAATCTTAATACCTGCAGTTTCGATCACAGGTTCTTTTAACTCTGGTAGATGGAGTCTCAGATTCATGGTTATTTCGTGTTTGCACTGGCAGCTGAATACAATCGGAATAACCTTTTTGCCTATGGAAGAGGTCAGCACCTCTACGAAGAGATATCCTCTGTATTCTGGAGGATAATCTGGATAAAGTTCTTCTAGTAGTTCGTTGAATATCGTTTCGGATTCAGATGGATTTTCTTCCATATCCTTTCTGATCAAAATAAAATCACGATAGTCTTGGACTGTGAACATCTTGTGTCGAGTGGTTCCAGTCGGTAATTTGACTCTCAATATATTCGCCATATATCCTCCTATCACTATTTATAAATAGAGGTATAAGGAGACATCATGGACAACCAATTTACTCTTGAAGTACAAGACAAGTCCATTCTATGCCGTACGTTTACCCTGGATGAATACGAGGAACTCGTTAAGGCTAAGTTGAATGGTTCTATTATCCAAACCACTAAATCCTTGGTTCAATCCTGTGCACCTTCGGCAGTGGATTTACCTAAACACTGGGCCGAATATGTTCTGATCAATATCTGGATGAGATCATTAGATGAACAGATCCATGAACATGATTGGGTCTGTACGTGCGGCCGAGAAATTCCTTTGGTACTGAATTTTGACCATATCCAAGTGTCAGATGAATCTGAGCTGGTTTATAAGCTCAAGCATTTGAACATCAAACTGCGCTATCCTAAATTGTTCGAGGATTCCAATACTGCGGACATGATCATGGGATGCATCGAGAGTATCATCACTCCTAAGGAAGAAATTCCTTTATCTGAGCTTGATGATTCTGAACTCGGTGATTTGGTAGCTTTAATCGAATACGAGGACGTGGATGCGATCACTAAATTGTTGCTTGCTCCTCAAGTCCAGATGGGTGTACCTGTTAAATGCGAATGTGGCAATACAGGAATCCATGTAATTTCAGGCTTTGCACAATTCATGAAACTGATCGAGGTGTTATGAACCTTAAGCTGCTTTATTCGGACATCGATCCGGATATGAACATGGCATGGGATAAAGATGTATCAGTTTCTACTGGTGCTAGAGCAGTGAAGAACTCTCTGTTAGGGATTGTCCTTACTCGTAAGGGATCCCGTCCATTCATGCCTACATTTGGTTGTGACCTGATGGATTCTCTGTTTGAGAACTTGACTCCATTAGCGGCAGATACCATTCAGAAAAACATTTTTACTGCTATCAGGAACTGGGAACCACGGATCACTGATCTGAACGTGGAAGTACAAGCTCTTTACGATGACAACTCAGTTATCGTAACCATTCGGTTCAGCATACTGGATAATCCTGATACGCTCGAAGAACTCAAGATGCGGTTAAGGTCTGGCAACTGATTTATTACTTAAGCCTTATATAGAATATACAGGAGTGTAATAAAACGCAGATGCTCGAGGCTGCGCCTCGAATAATGTATAATAGACCTTGTAACTTGAGGAGCGACATGAAACTAGAAGACCTTAATGATCAGCTCGATGCTGATCTGAAAATTGATTCGAGTAAGCTGCAATGGGAAGCATCCAATAACCCATTGGTTTATTCAAAATGGCTCAGAGTTTATTCTGCAATCAAGAAAGAAATCCTTGCACAAGAAGCTGCCAAGAAAGTGATGGTCAAAAAACGTTTGGACTATTACACTGGCAGATCAGATGACGAGATTTCGATGGTATCTTACGAGAAATCGGAAATGAAAACCGTCATGAGTGCAGATGCTGAAATTCTGAAAATTGAAACCAAACTACAGTACTACATGATTTTGCTGGATTTTGCAACACGAGCTCTGGATATCGTTAAATCTCGTGGATTCAGCATCAAGCATATGGTAGATATCCGGTCGTTGGAGGCAGGAAAATGAGTTATTTCCAAGATCCTTATACAGGTGCATTATGGCCTGTAAAGGGAAGGCAAGTTAAACGATGACAACAAATGGGAAGGCGAATCTCCATACACTGAAATTTATGGTGGTACGAGAATTGTAGAGATCGTTTACAGGAAGGATGGTACGTCGTCGATTATAATCGAGGATGAGGATTGCGGTTTGAAAGAATACGAATTGTATGATACTCTCCAAGAATTTATCGATGGCTAATAAATAGAATTGGAGGTAATTATGACTATTTGTGCCGTTTGTAAGCAGCCGATCGACGAAGCATTGGTGATCGAATCTGCTCTGGGTCCGGTTCATCCGGGTCCATGTGCGAACTACGCAGCTGATATTCCAGTTTCGGAATCAGCAGAACAAGAATTAAGCGAAGTTCAACTTATTGTGTAGCCCTTTTGTTTTATTTGGCCAGCATTCGCTGGCCTTTTTTAGGTCTGAACAAAATCAGAACTCTTCCTCTTCGTCATCTGGTTCAGCAGAATCGAATTCGGACATCTTACCTGCAATAGCATCTCGAATAGAGATGTCATCAGTATCCTTCAATTCAGTATCCTTCACTCGAGATTTGTAATACTTCTCAAGCTCTAGGAGACCATCTTTGGTTTGGCACGAATAAATTTTCTGCATAAAACTATCGATGGACGCTTCGTATACGAGTTCCTTGAATTCCTTCATAGTGGCACCGCCTTCATAGAGTAGTTGAATTTTTCTTCATTGTAACGTTGAATACGTTCAAGGGCATGTTTGAGGGCATAGTTCATGTGAGAATATTTCTTCTTAGCACCTGCTCTAGCCTTAACACCCATATCGTCGACAATATCCCATACAGTAGCAACTGATTTAGATGCATGTTTACGTAGGACTCGACCAATGGTCTGCAATACAATGATCTTCGATTTTACAGGATGGGCAAAGATGACGTGATGCAGATTCTTTACCGAAATACCTGTCGAGAATACGCCGTATGAGGCAACCACGATAACGCCTTTACCAGATTCAGCTTTCTCTTTGAGCTCGTTCCTGATCTCGGTGGATACGTCACCTGCAACGTAGTGCACGTTATCGTATCTTTCGGAGATATAGGAATGCAAATTCTTGCCATGCTCGGTTAATTTGAACATCAAGAAAACGTTCTCACCTTTTTCAGCCAATTTGATGGCCAGATTCGAGACCCAGTCATTACGGCGCCTGGCTTTGGTGATTACCTTGATTTCGTCTTGGTATGTTTTGCCTTTCATTTTTACGGTAACCTCATCAGGATATCGTAAAAACATGGAGTTGATTTTTAGCTCAGTTACTTGGCCATCTTCCATCAATTTGGATGTAGATACTGGTCTGAAAATTTCGCCAAACATGCCAACATACTGCATGATATTAGCCTTACCATCCTTCAACGAGCCAGACAAACCAAATTTATACTCACAGTTGGTAGCACCTTTCATCAGAGACGAGATACTTTTACCAGTAGCGAGGTGGCATTCATCGTTCATAACCATTCCGAATTGGGATAACCATTCCGGAGATTGCTTAACTGCGGTCTGCCATGTGGATACGTAAATCAAAGCATCCGAATCACGTGCAGTACCAGAACGAATACCTAACATCGCTTGACGAGGAAACAAACGATAATCGACGAAGTCGTTAATCATTTGGTCGACCAACGCGGTTGTAGGAACTATGATCAGAATCTTGGAATCGAAATTCTCAAGGAAATAAAGGCTCAGTAACGCTTGGATAAGAGACTTACCAGCAGACGTAGGAAGATTGAGCAACGCCCTCTTCTCGACCAAACCTTGGTAGACTGAATCTGCTTGATACCAATGTGGAGTAATCTTGGTCGAACCAGAGTAGATCTCTTTAGAGGCCAACCATTCGTCAAATTCCTTACGATCGATAGTGTCTTTTTCTACCGCTCGTGGATCTAACCAAGTCTTGTACTCCATTTGATCGGCAAATTTCGTAACGTTACGAGCCAAACCAATCGGCAGTAAATGATCGTAATCTAGCAGACGAATACGTCCGTCCCAGTGTCCATACTTGAACTTCGGATTGAACTGATAACCAGGTGACTCAAAACTAAAGTAGTCTCTTAGCTCGTAGAATATGGACTCCGCGCATTCTATACGAACATGACTATAATCATGAAAATGAACTTGAATGTCGTGCATGTTATTACCTATTGACACGTTATAAATACATTCATATTTATAACTGCTTAAGGAAGCAAGATGAAAATCGATTATGATTATGTCAATGGCCTTCGTGATCTTGAACGTAGAGAAGCTAAGGATTTATTAGCGGAATACGCAAAAGAATACTTTAACCTTGAGTTGAAACGTTCAAAATCGTTTGATACTCTTGTCAAGGAAATTGACGAGTATGTGGCTAGCCACAGCGAAGAAGATATCCCTTATGGTGAAGGATTCTCAACTGCTGATTTGATCGATGCTGTTGACCATCTCGAAGGTAAGGACCAATTTGACGAGGCTGATGCTCGTGTAGTAGCACAAGTCAAAGGCATTATCGAAGGTGAACCGGAAGCTATTGTGCTGTCTAGTCCTATCGCGCCAATTGACGAGCCCACAATGACCTTGGTAGACGTAGACTCCGACAAGGGTACCATCGTAACTACCGAAGTACCTGCCAAGTTTGACACTCTCTTAGAAGCGGCCAAAGCTATTCAAGCTGATGAAGCTGGCTCAGATCTTTACACATACGATCTGAAAGGATTCGTTCCACATATCTATATGATGGGTCGACATCCTGGTTATTGCCACTTGCCATTCTGGATTTATGATTGGATCAAATCCAACCCAGACTGGAAGGCAAATCCTGAAAAATGCCCACATTGGGAAGCACACCAGACACTCAAAAGCTTACTGTATTACATCCGTCGCGATGGACAAGTGCGAGTTAGAGAAACTCGTAATTCTAGTTTTGAAGTATTGAAATAATTGTTTGGGCCGGAAGGCCCTTTTGAGAGGAAAAAATGAGCGTAAGTAATGTGAGACTTTTGCCTGCTAGTGCTAACGTAAAAGCAGGCGAAACAATACGATTCAGCGTATATTGGGAAGGCACACCAGAATATCAATACTGGGTTGGGGATAGAATAGATGTCCAAGGCGCGGGTGATTTTAAAGGTTTAGTTAATATTAGACAAGCAACATATACTGATGGGTATTTTGGTTTCAGTATGAAAACTCCAAACGATTGGGCCGGTACGAAAACTGGCTGGTTTAATTTAGCTTGGATAGATAGTGGAGCTCAAATTGTAGCTGATACGGCAACTTCTCCTAAATGTACTGTTCGTGCAACTGGCGTCATGAATCCTGTTATTTCAATTTCGCCTGCTAACTCTACTATCAGACCAGGTGGTAGTGCAGTTATGACTGCCAATGTTTCTGGAATAGAACAACCATACACTGTTGAATCCTATAAATGGGTATACGACGGAAAGGTTGTCAACGGAAATACACCTACAATAACCATTCCATGGAAAGAAGTTGGAACTAAACCTGTTGTTTGCGAGCTAGTAATTAAGAAAGATGGATACAGTCAAGCAACTGCTTCTGGTTCTACTAATTTGACTATGGCTAGAGGAACTATGGATGGCGTCTCTGTAATGATTGACAGCATCCCGGCTTCTGTAAAAATATTTGGTGTTCTAACTGGTAAAGCAAAAGTTACTGGTGCACCTGAAGGCGCTACTATTTCATATGAGTGGAAAGTTAATGGCGTTTCTGCTGGCAAAACAGATACACTAGATTTTAAAGCGCCTTATGTGACAACTGCTGTTGAAACTCCACAGCCTGATGCAGAAATTCAAGTTATCGTTTCTGTTGTTGCTGACAATTATGACGGCGTGACGATTGAATCGCCTGTTGTCAAAGTTCCTGTAATAAAACTTGATGCTTCTGAAATTCAACCAGTATTTCAAATGTTCCCAGAAAGTTTTGGATGGGGACCAGGTCAAAAACTGAGACTAAGTGCATCTGCTAATATCAACAACAATTACGTTAACATTGATGAAACTAAACCATATTCGATGTTAGTTGATGGCAAAAACTATTTTACTTCTGTTCATGTCGACGCTGGATATGCATTGATAGGCGACCTTGAACAACTTGGTCCGATGTTCGTTAAAGACAATCCTGTGACAGCTTCTGTTACAGTAAAACAGTCTTTCTATAATGAAGCAGGTCCATCTTCTATAACTGGTATTCTGCCTGGAAAACCATATATTCCTATTAGTAAATCTGTGATGTTCTTCATAAATGACCAACCTGTTATTGATGATTATTTTGCAATGAAGGAATTGCCAGGCAAAACTATCACATTCAAAATAACAAACGTACTTGATCCTAAATTGCAGGATAAAAACTTCAGAGATGATAATCCTCTTTATACTGCATCTATGAACGATTTAGGTAAACAGGGTGTTTATGATTTATTGGACTTCGAAGATAACGTTGTTGCTACAGCAGTTGATGGTGAAATAACTGTGACTCTTCCTAATGAAGAGAAAACTATTAAAGGTACATTACGTCATCGCATTGACAATCCAGAGTTGTTTAAGACACCATATGAAGGAAAGCAAACGATTAATTTCGAATTGGTTCCTAATCCGATGGTTCCTAAACCTACTCTTGAATTGACTCAGTTGCCTCACCCAGTTGTTTTAGGTAATTATGCCCGCATCGAAAGGACCTTCGGCAATATTCCTAATGATGCCAATGCTGATAAATCGGTATGGACTATGAATGATGAACCTTTCGGTGAATCAACAGATATTAGTGTAATAGGTGCACATTTCGATAAATTCATAAAGAATACCACTACATTAACACACCCAGATTATGATGATACAATCGTTACTTCATCTATTCTGCTTGAAGTTGTTTTGAAACCATGGCCTGCAATAACGCTTGAAGTAACTCCTGCTAAAACAGTTGTTCCTTGGGGAGATTTACTGACTGCTAGCTACAAAATAACTGGAACGGAATCAATGGATGACCAAGATAAATTGGTTAGCCCGCCTCCAACATGGTATTTGGATGGTGTTCCATTGCATACTCTAGCCGAGGATGGTTCATTACAAGTTCGAGCTATTCATCCTGGAGACCACGTAATAAAGGCTGTTGTCAAACTGACTCATCCGGATTACGAAAACGGCGAAAAGGTCGTTGAACAATCTTTTAACATGACTACGGAAAAACGCCCAATGGCTACTAAATTAGAACTTTTACCTGTTGATCCGAAAATTATCATCGGTAAAACTCAGAAATTCACCGCCACAGTAACTGATGCTCCTGCGGATGCTACTATCACATATAAGTGGGAAGTTGATTCAGTTGTCCAGAATTTCACCCAGAACTTCATGGATTACAAACCTGATTCTGTAGGTGCTAAAGTAATCAAAGTAACATCGACTACTAAGGCACAAGACGCGGAAGATGACGTTCAAACTGCAACTACCACATTGACTGTTGAACCTCTCAAGGATATTACTGCTAAAGTCGATATCGATGTTTCGCCATTGACTCTGAAGATCGGTGAATCTTATACTGGGAAGATCACTGTAACTGGTGCACCAGCAGATGCTACTATCACATATAAGTGGAGTACTGGTGAAACAACCAAGGACATTACTCGCGTAGCAGATAAAGAAGGCAAGATCAGCATTTATTGTGATGTTTCGTTTAGCGGTGCCGAAGGTTATGGTGATAAAATCACTAAATCAGCCACAAAGGATATCACAGTTACTCTTAAAGAAATGACTGGTACCGTTTCTGTTGTAGGACCTGATTTGGCTGAAGCTGATTCGGATTACACCTTAACAGTACAAAAATCTGGATTCCCTGATGGTGCTACTTTCACTTATCTGTGGGATTCTGGCGAAACAACTGAAGCTCTCACAGTGACTAAAGCTCCTGTAGGAACAAAGGAACACAGTGTCAAGGTTACTGCCAAGGCTAAAGATTTCGCTGATAAGGAATTCAATGCATCGCATAGCGTCAAAGTAGAAGAGAAAACTCCTGAAGTTCCTGATGAATGTCCATTGATCAATGTTCATCCACTTCCTTCTCGTAACTCAGCATACATCTGGTGTGGCTGGTGGGTTATGGATGCTATTGAAAAACTCACAGACCAAGGAAAAGATTGGAAGACCGCAACTAAGGAAGATTCGAAATATTACTGCCATCTGAATGTTCTAGCCAAGATGCTGGTGGACTTCCCAGAGGTTGATGTGCAAGAATCTCGAAACGGACGCATTGTTCACAAAAGTGCTTTAGAAATTGGTATCATTTATTAATACGCGCAAGGGAGCCTAGGCTCCCTTTTGTGGTGTCCAAAAAAATTTTCACAAAACTGTTTACAACGAATCTCAACGGTGATATGATTACACTATCAACAACAAAGAGGATTATGAAGATGGGTATCAAATGTGATCGTTGCGGTACATTCGTAGCAGAAGGTGATCAGTACAGTGCAGACGAATTTGGTTATGATGAGGTCTGCGAAGACTGTTACGACCAAGTAGCAGTATACGATGATTATGAAGATGAAGAGCATGATGACGATGAATCTGCTATTTGGGATGGTGACGAATGATTACGGCTAATGCGGTGAAGGTGTTCACTCCTAACACCTACGTTTTGAATCTAGATTTCTTCTGGGGTGATGGAGACATCTGCACAGGTTATCGAAAAATCCTCGATCCTAAATGTTTCGACATCAATCAGATCCGTGAATTTCTTATTGAAGCGAAAGAGGTAACCGAAGAGCAACCTGAAGATTTGCCAGAGTGGTTCACAGATAAGTGGCCTCACATTTACACTCTGCTAAAATCTGACGAAGATATTTGGTGGACTCTCGAAAGGGCCGACATCTGGTACGTCGATGAAGTTGGAACACCTTGGTCATTGGAGAAAATCTGATGTTTAACGACATGCATTTCACAGTTCAGTACTCGATTGTTGCTGCTGTGGTTATGAACATTCTTTTTGGATACCTGATAGCGAAAGCTAAATCCTTCAAGAATGTGTTGGAAGCACTCGCATTATGGTGGTCAGTAGTCATCGTACTGGTTGTCTGGCTCTACAAAACCTATCAGGTGGTATATGGATAAGTTAGCAGTTCAAGTGTGGACGATGAAACAGAAAGATCTCTCTTTCGTCGAAATCGCAGAAGTATTGGGCATCAAACCATCTGAATGCGGAGTTCTCTGGGTTCGAGCTGAAGAGGCCCGCAAACGATTCAAAAATCGTGAAAAGATCGTCTATCGTTCTCGCATCAATGTGAAAAAGGTAGAAAAGGCTAAACCAAAATCGCTGGTATCTCTTCGAGATGCAGCACTAATGAAAGGTTGGAATGTGAAATGAACGGTATTATGGCTGACAGGCTCACTTGCTTAGTTAATTCTAAGTTTGCTATTCCTGCTCGTGGTTTGCAGGATGTGTGTATTCCTTACATCATGCTGGCATCAATTCTTCGTGGTGCCGAAATTGGATCAATGACACCAAAGGTTGGTGATTATCGATACATCACTGATTTCGTGGATTTCTTGACTAACAAACCAGCAGAAGTTCCATCTTCTGAGTGGATGACAACTGTGCTCGACGAAATGCACAAATATCGCAAACTGGTTATCTTCAATGGTCGCTGTTTTAAACTGAACATGAATATGACTTATCTTCATGGCATTCAATTCACTTTCGACAAGGCAGATTAATGGCTATCAAATATTCAAGTCTCGAAAATCACTATCGTGAAGGCACTATCGAACGTGTTCGCAATATGGGTCTCACAGCTCGTGATCAAGCGTGGGTAGCTCGTGAAAAGCTGCATGGTGCAAACTTCAGCTTTGTGCTGAAAAACAACGAAATCAATGGACATAAGGGTGTGAGCTGTGAGTTCCATACTCGCAACACTAAACTGAATTTGCATGATTCGTTCCACGGTTTCTTGGACATCCACAAGAAATATGCTTCTCGTTTACGAGACATTTTCTTGGAAATCCAAAGCAAATATTCTACACCAGTCCAAGTACAAGTCTTCGGTGAATTGATTGGGCCAAGTGTATGCAAAGGTTTGAAGGTCAATTATGGCCCAGACAACGACTTTGCTGGATTTGATATTGCAGTTATCTTCGAAAATGGTGATTCTGTTTATTTGGATGACGTTTTCGTGGACATGCTCTTTACTCTGTCGGAAATTCCAACAGCTCCTCTTTTGGGAACTGGCACCTTCGACGATTTGGCAAAACTGCCTCGTAATTTCAAGTCGAAATATCTTGAAGTTGATGGTGATAATGAAGCAGAAGGTTTTGTACTGAAACCAGTTTATCCTGCTCATTTACCGAATGGTTCTCGTGTTATCTTCAAATTCAAATCTGATCGGTTCTCTGAACGCAAACAGGAAAAGGTCAAGAAAGCTGTGCCTGACATGTCTGAAGGTGATGCAGATAAACTGATGACTATGTCTGCATACATCAATCCAGGTCGAATCGACGCAGTACTGTCCAAAGAGATTTTCACAATCAAAGATTTTGGCAAGGTGCAAGGTTTGGTGGCAAAAGATGCTCTCGAAGATATCGAGAAAGATGGACTGTCATTCGAATTTGATGACAAGAAGCGGGTGATGAAGGACTTCCAGGCTGAAGTTGCAAAAGAACTCCGGCCTATCTGGAGTTCACTCTTCTAATAACTCGGTGTGATCTAGAGGTCATGTCGGCCTCTAGCAATATGATTATATTAAGGAAACATGATGGACTTCTCAGCATCCCCTATGAACTATACTGCTCGTGACGCAAAGAACGCTGGCAATACAGCAATGCATAACGCCATTGATTGGGTTTATGGAAAAATCATTGAACGAATTCAAGAACAATCATTGAAATCAGATCAATTGACAATCGATTTCACTATGCTAATGAAAGCTTATGAAGAACCATGCCCTATCCAAAAGGTTCTTAACAAAGTTCTGGATTCGCTGCGGGACGCAGGTTTCAGTGCGAGTGTTGGTTCTTCTAGTTTAGGTGGGTCAGACGTCATTCATATTTCATGGTCAGATGAAGACACTGAAGCGGAACAAGCGGCCATGAATGATACATTGAAATCCATTTTCGGTAAATAATAAAGCATTGACGTTTGCGTTATTATTTTGGATATAAGATAGCATTACAATGGTTCCCGTTACTAGGATAAGCTGACCGGATTAGATATAGACCCAACTAGCTACCTATATTTATACACTTGAAGAAGGAGCCCGCCCATGGCGGAAAAACAGATGGTCGATATTTTAGACGAGTCGTATAAGTCAACCATCAACTTGTTGAGAGACCGTCTTCGTTCTGGTATTGGTCGTGTTTAATGCCAATGAAGTCATTGAACGTATCAAAGGCCAAGCATTTTACACCAATCACCGTAGTATTCGAGTCACTCTAAGTCGTATTGAGATGATCGAAATCCTTGAAACTGCTAACTTGGTTTGGGAAAGTAGATTAGACCAAGCGAAATTCGGCACGGCTGTAGCTCAGTTGGATGTAGCTTTGAATATCATTTCTGAGGAAATTTTGAAAGAAGCGAAAAGAATTGGTTGGGATTTGTCAGCTTTACCGGAAACCCCATCTATAGCCATGACTGGTAGCCAAAAATCTGGACCATCTACTTATCTTTCGTTTGGAGTAGTGGTTCCATGAAACGAATTGCCCTGATCGGTTCGAGGGAAACTCCAGTAGAGTACTACCCTCTTATGCATGCGATGGGCAAATATTTCTCTGGACTAGGAATCATGGCCTATTCAGGTGGAGCTCCTGGTCCAGATGAAGAATTCCTACGGTATTACAACAAGGCCTATACAAGGGTCATCATTCCTTATAATGGTTTCAATAACCATTTCACATCTCAAGAAGGCGTCTTTTTATGGGACAACCTATCAAATCAAGCAAAGATCAAGTCGATAATCAAGGCTAGATCTGTCACCTCATATTATTCGAATTGCAAGCCTATTGTTCAGAAGTTGTTTTCTCGAAATTCAATGCAGATATTGGGATTAGAGTGTATGGATCCAGTAGATGCAGTTTTCTTCTATGCACCTGAATCCAAATTCGGGAAGGTATCGGGAGGAACAAGGGTTGCAGTCGAAATAGCCAGAAATGCAAATATTCCGACATACAACCTCTTGAATAAGAATGTCTACGATCGATTTGCCCAGAAATTATTGGGCGCACCATCCTTAGATCATTTATTTGGCAATAGTTAGTTCAGGAAGTTTGAAGCCCATCAAATAAGACATATCAGAACGACCAACCAAGTTGTTCCAATCGTCAGCTGCAGTCAACTGTTCTGAATCTTTTCCTTCAGCAGTTGCATATGGGTTGACTCCAAGAGCATAACGAGTCATCAGCATAATCCCTGGTTGCAGTGAATTGACATCATTAACAAAGTATACAGAACCTGCTTCGTCGCTTTCAGTGAATGGAGCAAAGAACAGACTTCCTACCTTGTCCATCTCATCTTGAGTGATGACTGATCCAACAACAACGTAGTCGATCAAGGCGTTGGTGTCAGTGTAAACTTCCAATCCAGAACGAGTTACGCCGTCAGACAAATCATTATCTGAGTGGTTAACGAAACCTGAAGCTTCTAGATATGCCTTAACTCTAGAACTGCACAGCACAAATGAAGCCAGGAAACTGGTGTTTTTCTGGATAGCTGCACTCATTTCACATACATAGTGGTAAATTGAACGAGCTACGTCAACAGAAGGAAGAGTAGAAGCAGTCAAATCCACAATTCCAGAATCGTTAACTCCAGCAATCTTGAATCGCTTAGATACGGTGAACAATTTTTGGATGATATCCTTGTTGATATCTTCAGAAATCATTGTGCCTAGCATGTCTTCGACAGTGCCTTGAGCATCCATCTGGTTGTGTTCCAAATCCTGCAGAAGTTCTACAGTCAGTTTGGTTTTGATTTTACGAGTGCCTACTTGCATATTCCAACGATCTAACGTGAAATTAGCATCTGCAATTTCAGCATTAGCTGATTCGTATTGGCCTGTTTTAGCAGTATCGCCTTGCATACGAATAGTTCCGTCTACCAAGGCTTGACGAATACCATCCAAGTCTGCTGAAGCAATAGAACCAGATTTGGTTGCTTCAAATACGATATCCTGGAATTTGAATCGCTGACCTTGTGTAACTGCTCCTGCAGCAACTTCAGGAATTGAAGAACGATCACCTACTTCACCATAATAGGTAGCAGTAGTAAATGCAGTCATATCCTTATTAGGGTTCGTATAACGAAGACCAAATAAGGTAGCAGTTGGTTGACTTGTTGGTTGAACTGCAACCAAATCAGTGTAGATCAAAGCGTTAACAGCACGAGTCAGCGCAAGCAGATCAGGGCGACCCTGGCTGTTAGCAGCAGAAGTTGTGGACTCGTACAGGAGGTTGTGAATTTTTGACATGGTCATTTTCCTGTTATGAGAGAGTATATGGATATTTATAACCTAAAAAAGGGAGCCCGTAGGCTCCCTAAATGAAGGTGTTTTACCTTATACGCCTTTAACCATAACACGGCGGAAGTAGGCGTTCTTACCAACGCTGGACAGAGCCGGCATACCAGAAACGATACGCTGGTTACCCGCCGGCTGCTGAGCACGAGAATCAGCGAACGGGTTGATACCGATACCGTAACGGGTCTTGAAGCCCATAACAGGTTGGAAGTTCTTAGGATCAGAACCACGCAGTGGGGTCAGCGCAACGTAAGGAGCGTAGTAGATACCAGCATCCATTTCGTTACCGCCTTTATAACCAACGGTGAAGTAATCTCCACGAGCATACTGATCGATGTAGACTTTATAGCGACCAGCCAGAATACCAGCGAATACTGATTTAGTGGTGTCGGTATTGAAGCCACGAGCAGAACCTTGAGCAGCTGGAGATACGGAGGTATCAACAGAAGCCAGGATGTTGACTACGTTACGAGAAGCGATGATGAAGTTACCTTGACCGCGACCAGTCTGACGAGCAATTTCGGCAGCTTCTTTATCGATCTGGTACATCAGAGCTTTGAAGCTTTCACCAGCCCAACGTGCACCGCGGGTATCGATTGGATCTTGGAAATCGAATACACCAGCTTTGGTACCCAGAGTCAGAGTCTGACCAGTTTTACCAACTTGTGCGGTGTAGTTAATCCAGTCAACAACTTCACGGTTGATTTCCAGCATGATTTCAGTAGCCAGAATACCGCTCAGTTCGGCGTCAGCATCCATACCATGAACAGCTCGGAGGTCCTGTGCCAGTTCGATGGAGTACTGTGCTTTCAGCTGACGAGATTTAGCTTCAACAACTTGTTTGTCGATGCGGAAGGACATTTCGTTCCAAGCATTGTTGCTAGAACCGTTGAAACCTTCTTGCAGTTCAGCAATAGAAGTAGCCATACCTTCAGCGATTTCAGCCAGTTTACCATCAGCAATCTGCTTCAGAACTTCAGCTTCCAGTTGTTCTGGGGTAGTAGCGCCAGCATCCAGAGTTACAGCTTCAACAGCTTGCAGGTATGCGGTACCAGAATCATAGAACTCGAAGTGAACGATATCACCAACTGCCAGGGTTGCACCAGCGGCCGCATCTGGGAATACCTTAGCAGCACCTTGACCGGAATGCATTGCATCAGGAGCCAGGAATGGATGGAATGCTTCTTTAACGCCGTCAGCGATCGGGTCTTTACCGTAAGTAGCGCGAACTGCGAAGATCTGGCTGGTAGGACCATTCATTGGCTGTACGCCAGCGATGTCGAAAGCGATCAGGTTAGGGATAGCACGACGAACCATACCGATAACAGCTGGGCCGATCTGAGTTACAGCACCGGAAGTTTTACCAGAAGCGATGTTAGTTGGATCGTAACCATGGTCACCACCAATTTCAGCTTCATTCAGGAAACCACCGAAAGCTTCAGCGATTTTTTCGTCGCGATATGCTGGATCTTGAGTCAAGTCCATTTCCTGGTTTTCCAGAATTTTGGCAACCAGTTTCTGCTTACCAGCAGTCAGGATCTCAGGAAGCTTTTCGTTTTCCAGCAGCGGCTTCCATTTTTCCATCAGTTCTTTAGAATTTGTTACTTTAGACATGTTGATATAACCCTTTGTTAATTAGGAGCCGTAACTGGCGGCTGCAGCGTAAAGATCCATCATTGATGGTTTAGCATTGGACTTGTCATCTTCATTGTGTTGTTCGACAACGAAATTCAACGCAGTGTCATCTGTATTTATACCGCTTTCAGTGACTTGTTTTTCTTCTTTATTAGAAGTTTTGACCATCTCAACGATCGAATTCAGAGTGGTTTCGAATTTGTCGGAATATTCCAGACCTTCGGTCAGAGACGATACTTTATCCTTTTGGCCTTCAGTCAGGTCACGAATACCTTCTTTGACCAGAGCTTCGCGTTTCAGACCAGCAATTTCCTTGGTAGCAGCAACGTTGGCTTCGAACAGTTTAGTGGTTTCAGCCTGAGCTTCAGCCAGTTCTTCTTCCATTTCAGCAACTACGTCAACAGCATCTTCAGGAACTACGACGTTGTGTTCAACGAACAGTTCTTTCATGCCAGCAAACATAGACTCAAACAGTTCAGCTTTCAAACCGCGATCTACAGCCAGTTTGTTTTCAGCCATCCATTCTTTGGACAGGTGATTGAAGAAGTTATTAGCATCTTCATACAGTTTGGCTTCGATTTTTTGTTCAGCTTCCAGTTGCAGAGCTTCAGCTTTTTCGTCAGCGAATTCTACCAGCCGGGTGATGTGTGATTCAGCCAGTTTAACGGCCTGAGATTTAACAGCAGCTTCGAAAACAGTGCGGAAGTTACCCTTCGCAGCATCAGACAGATTCATGCCTTCGAAAACGCTGTCCAGCTCGACGTCAGCTACCATAGTGGCGGCTTCTTTCAAAAGTTGTTCTTTCAGCATTTTGCGTTCCTGTGATTGATTACAATTTTATTTATAACGCTTTCAGGCGATCTGCCAACAAAGCGAATGCTTCTTCAGCACTTTCTTCTAGCTTAGGTGGTTCAACGCTTTCAACTACGGCCTTAACCATAGCATCAGGAGCCGAAGGTCCCCAAACCACATCCACACCTACAGTAAGGCGGAAATTTTCTTGAACGATGTTATACCCTTTACCAGAGTCCTTCACAGAACCTAATCCACGGGAACTAACACCCGGTACCCAACCAGCACGAATCAATGCAGCTAATTTATCGCCAGCACCACCATCGCCTTCAATAATTCTTGCACGACCAACAACGTTATTACCTTTCCATTCCAACTTCTCGATTATAATAGCGGCCTGCATTGGGTCGACCATTGCACGAGGTGGATGGTTAAGTTCTCCGAGAGCTTGATGTGTATTAACTTGAGTGCGAACATAATCCGCTACCGCTTTTTCCAAAATTTGTTTTGGATAAAGACGTTTGTTACGGTTAACAACTTCAGCTTGCATGAAGATGCCCTCGATATAAAGAGCACCTGATTCAGAGGACTTGGATTCTAACATTGGTTGACCGTCGATAAATTCACCAGGTTGTCCCCAGTGTTCGATCAACAGTTGTTCAGCCATTTTATAGTCCTAAAGCTGCGCGTTTTTTCATTGCCTTTTTACGCTTGCGATTTGCACGAGTCTTAATAGAAGGATTCGCACGTTTAGTTTTCGCAGCCTTACGAGCAATCTGACGACGTTTTGATTTCGACAGGCCCGTAGTTTGGAAGGCATTACGCTGACGTGTTTTACGATCTTTAACGCGAGAAACCTGACCAGAGGAATTCACACGTTTTACGAGAACTTCGTTGATTGGTTCATCGTGATAAACCGATAACATAGCACACGCGGTCTCCGCTTCGCTTAGCATCGTGTTTTGTATGATCGTATTTATAACGCTTTCGTCAAGCGCTTTAATGTGGGAAAGACGCTCAGTCGCTTCAGGGATTCGCTTTTCGATACCATCGATCGATACCTCGATACCTTCTGGTAAAGTCAACATATCTACCCCTTATTCGTCATCTTCGTCAGACTCATCGTCTTCAGATTTTTTGTCTTTCTTATCTGTTTCTTTTTCGGCCTTATCGCCTTTATCAGCGGCATCAGGCTTATCGTCGTCTTCGTCATCTTCAGGTTCTTCACCTTCGATCATTACAGATTTTGCAATTTCCAAACGACGAGCTTCAATTTCAGAGAGGTTTTTCTCCGCCATGATAGCACCGAATGCTCTCTTGGCCTTGACTAGATCTCTGGTTTTGATTGCTTCGATGTAATCACTCAGCATTAGAATTCTTCCTCTTCTTTATCCTGGAAACGATCTTCTTTCGATTCCTCTTCGATTAATTTAGCTTCCTGCTTGATTTCCTCATCAGTCATCTGCAAGAATTTTTTCATAGCAGTTTGATGCGAAATGTATTTGCCGATATACGGATCTGCCATGGAAAGCATATTAATACGACGTTCCATGATTTCGGCGTCTTTCATTTCCTCGAAATAAGAATCGCGGTTGAACACGATCTTAATGTTATTTATTTCGTCGTCGAACTCCTCTTTGCTTAAAATTCCTTTTAAGTAGCAGTTCGTACGAAGAGGATCGAGGATGACTTCTTCAAATTTATGTTGTAGAGCCCTGATGAATTTTGAGAAGGAAATTTCATCACGAGTAATTTCAGTGCCGTTGCTGAATTGTGGACTCTGATCCATATTAGGAATACGAGTTAATGGAACACGTAATGCCTCATACAGATTCCGCTTGAACCAACGAACGTCTTCAATTTGACCAAGTGAATCAGCACCTGGAAGAGACGATACTTCGGTAACGGATTTACCATCTCGACGTTGGAGGTAATAATCCTCAGTCATCGACATGTTGTGTTGTTGGTTTTTAACTTTACCGGTTGAAGAATCATATACGACTCGGTTTTTCAGCGAGTTCATAATGTTCTGCATGTGTTGAGATGCCTTGCGGTTTGGCATGTTGCCCGTATCGATGTAGAATACGCGACGCTCAGGTGCACGAGTAATACGATAAATGACCAACGCATCTTCCAACAATTTAAGTTGGTTAGCAGGTTTTACCGCTCTGTGCAAATAACCGATTATGTTTCTGCCACAATCTGAAATCAGACCTGAGTGAGCATAAGTTATAGCTTCACGAGGAATTCTGATTTTAGTACCGATTGCGAACTGACGACCTGCCCAGTTGTAGGATTCATTCGTTACAGAGTACAGGAAGTATTCTTTGTAGCCCTTAATGATTTTCGTGCCACCTTCTTCAGCCGTTATAACTTCACGGATGAATTCAAGGTTACGAGGATCAAGACGACGTAATTCAACAATTCCGTTTTTTGGTTTTTTAGGGTCGACAATTTTATGGAAAAAGATTCGAGAGTCGATATACCATCTTCTGAAGTGATCCGCTCCTTTCCTGTGGAACTTGAGGGATGACAGGATGACATCTAGCTCTTCAAACAATAAATCTTTAATACGTTGACTGAAATGTGTGCCATCTAAATCCAAGGAAACAACAGGATTGTCATCCTCGTATACGATCGCATCATCTACGATTTGTTGGACGGCATTGTCAACTTCGAAATTGTTCATCAACCCACGATAGGTGTTGATCAGCTGTGCAGTATTCTTGATCTCTACGTCTTGAGATCCGAACATGTTTTGAACCACACCGCTATAATTAGCGTTATCTTGTACTTCGACCTCTCTGGCACCATCATCGAAACTAGGCGCAGCAATCGATTCCAGATTCTGCTTTTCGCGAGCTTTGAAATCATTTTGATCTGATTTCGCCCACGGAATGAATTGTTTCAGTGTAAATTCCACTCTAGTTCTCCAGAAAGAGTTTGATAAAGCTATTTATAAAGGTGTAGAGGGCCCGAAGGCCCTGCTATTATTCCCACCAGTCTAAGGCAAAGGTAGCCTCGAAGGTTTGTACTTCGTTATTGGTGTCCCAGTCCTGCGCAACTTCAGCAACAAGAGTAGGGAAGATTCCAACTACCGTATATTCCTTGGTGACAGTAACACCGTCGCGATGGAACGCACGGATAATGCCAGTCTTTTTGTATTCGGCTGGAGATTCACCAGAAATCGTATTGCCCATGCCAGCAGCTTTCTTCTGCCAATCGACAATTTCCTGACGAGTTTTGTGAGCATCATCGTTATACACGGTGATAGTCCAGTCATCGTAAGTACGATCGCCTGCAACGTTGATTTTACGGTTCATGTAACCGACAGGCACTTTTTCTACAGTAGCAGAAGGCAGTGTCGCAGCCTTGCATTTGAATTTGAAGTTTTTACCCAGATATGGGATTTCAACTTCGAAGAGGTTTGAACGAGCAAAATCGCCAGATTCAAACGCTCTCATGATATCAGTCAATTCCATAATTGTCTCCGTGTCGTAAAGTTATTTATAAGGCCCGAAGGACCTTATGCATTAAATGGTGCACTCTGACGACCGATCAATTCATCGAAATCTGCGCCAGTGTCAGTGGTGACCCAGTTCAGAGTGATGAAGTTGATAGAACGCGCTGGTTTAATCCAGAATGTCGACACGAATTCGTTACGATCGATAACAGCAGGAGTGTTATTCGAAGTATCGCAAATTACACGATAATCGTATACACCACCGAGTGCTTTAATTCCACTCAAATACTGACCACATTCAAGTGCGAATGAAGTACGAGTGAAGTTATCGTTGTTTTCGAACAGACGATATTTGGAAGCATTACCGATATTTTTCTTCAGCATGTTCATCAAGCGACGCACGTTAATGCGGTCAGTTGGAGATGGAGCAGTTGTCGCGGTTTTATCGCCGAACAGAACGAAACCTTCGCCACCTTGGAAACCGGTAACTGGGTTGATACCCAACTGATACAGAACGTCACGCTGAGCTTGACGAGGTTCAATTGCCAATTTGATGCAGTTCAGAATCTGACCACGGTTATAACCAGCAGGAGACATCCAAGGCTGAGAAATAGAATCAGTACGAGCACATAGACCAGCTATATCTCCTGCAAGAGGAATCCAGCGGTTTACATCGTTATATTTATCATACTGATATTTATAGTTGCCATGGATTTCAGAGTAAGTAGTCGAGATGTTCATGTTAGCATCTACAGAACCGCCAATACCTTTTCTCCATTCTACAAGGTTGTCAATCGCTTTCTGCAGAGGTACGTTAACAATCAACTCGCGAGGAGGAGTGATGTGGTTCAGTACTTCTTGACGATCATCTGCAATAGAAGCAGCATATTTTTCTACAGTAGAAGCGAATTCAGCACCTTCACCTGCGCATGCTCCAGCAATCATCAAGTTGATGTCTTGCGATTCACGATCAGCAAAGAGGTCCCAAGCCAACATCATATCGCCAGCAGTAACCTTATCGTTAGCAGAAAGACCTCCACCTAGTTTCAGAACACCGGTGAAACCTTCTGGGAATCCAACAGCAGTGCCGAACATATAAGCAGAACTACCTTTAGCGAAATATGCATCCATGTAAATGGAGTTGCCATAAACGTCTTTAGAGCCAGGTTTTGTTGACAGAACGACGGATTCAGCCATTTCACCATTACGACGAACAACAATTGCATACTGATCTGGAGATTGTGGACCGTACTGCAACGAACGACGAGCAGTTTGCTGACGTTTTTCACCTGTAGGATAAACTGTCAGATCTTTAGTTGAATCCCAATCTGCATAAGAAACTATTTCGATTTCGAAGGTGTTACCAAGTTCTCCTGGATATAGAGCAGCAAACGCAGGCAGATTGTGAGCAGCTACCAATTTTTGGAATGCATCACCTTTGATAACTTCAGCTGAATGCTCAGGTTCAGTCAACAGAATGCCAGAATCAGTTTCAACGCCAGTGATAGACATAGCTGCAGTAATACCGGATGAACCGCCTGAAGCCATTGTTACTTCCCACTGACTCAAGAAACCAAGGTCATTGATTTTAGTTGCATGAGCTACAATCTTAGCAGAAGGAATGAATACCTTCTGAATCTGACCATCAGCAGAAACTTGAATTACTCGACCTTCATCTTCGATAGTTTCAGCAGCCTGAGTTACTACAATTTTGTCACCAACTTTGTAGTTAGAACCAGCTGTAGTGATGTCAACCTTCAGGAAACCAGCAACAGGAGATGCGTTTTTAGCATAATCACGCGCAACCGCACGTACTAAACGCAAATCGTTACCATAACTCAAGAAGTTTGAAGCGCTGAAGAAATAATCTGCTGTTGCATCATTAGGTTCGCCGAAACGAGATACAAGGGCAGGTTCATCAACTACTTGGGCTACCTGATAAGCAGGACCCCAAGCAAATTTGCCGACCATAGCGGCACGACCAGTAGACGAACGAACAATCGTCGCCTGTACTGTAGTCTCTTTGGACTCAACGCCCGGAGATAATAAAGTCATTCCAATTCCTCTTGTTGATATTCTTTATTTATACGAACGATAAGCCATGCGAACTAGGCTCGACTTCGTATGCACCTTGAGCATTATCGACAATTATCACAGGTGCGTAATCGTCATCCATGTCCTCAAGTTCCTTACGGAAAACTTCATTTGCTATACGGAGTTCGTCTTTGCCCAAGAAATCAGCGAATTTTTGCTGAGTGGACAACCAAGCAAATATCACGAGACCCATAACTAAGTCGTCATGATAACCATCTTCAGCGGCCCACGAAACACCTTTCTCGGAGAATGTTCTGAATTCAGCGATAGTAGGACGATGATGAATTATCAGCTTGTCTTTTTCAATCAAGTCTTTGAGCGTTGAACAACCCACAGCCTTGGTTCTCTTGGTCTGTTTCATGCCAAGATCTTGATACGAATCGCAAATAACGTTCTCGTATTCCAAATCCATATAAAGAGATTTGGCAACTGAAACACCAGTTGAGTTCAGTTCGACGTAGATAGCAGCTTCATTATATTCGTTCAGATATCTCATCAAGACATCCGGCAGAATTAAGTGAGAAGTAGTGTTGTTGTGGAATACAGCAACTTGTTCAAACGGGAAATTTGTCACATCGATGATGTGCATCGCATGATAGTCCTGTCCACGACCTTCTGCTGAGTCTAATGTCGCTATGTATTTATGTCCTTCCTCAGGATCCTTGAATCGATAGAATCCTTGCTCTGGAACAATTTCTGTCCATGTCATTCCACCGAGTTTTAACCCGGAAATCAGAGTACCACTTGTTCCATGGAATTCTGCGCAGTGTTCTTGTTTAAATTGTTCAAGAGATGATGCAAAAATAGTTTGTGCTGACCACTGCCAGCCGTCGTCAAACATATCATCTTTGTCATACAGACGCTCTTTAACCGAGTTCCATATGGCGTTATAAGGTGTAAAGCCAGATGTTCCTTCAACTGCAGCTGTCCAAATATCGTAGAAGTGGTTCAATCCATTTGGAGTCGTCGTTATGATAATTTTCGATCTACGACCAGAAGAAATTACTGGTTGGATTGCAAGCCATGCATCATGGAAGTTTGGAATAAACGCACATTCGTCAATGTAGATCAATGCGAATGAGTTACCACGTACGGCGTCAGGAGAGGATGCATAAGCTCCAATTGAAGAGCCATTATCAAGTTCAATCGAGCCTTTGTTCCATTCAACAATACCTGGTTGCAAGAAATCTGGAAGAAGTTCAATTGCTTGTTTTGTACGATCCAATACCTCAGCGGACATCGAGCCTTTGTGAGCCAGAATACCTACAGCTTTTGCACGGTTAAAACAAACGAAGTGTGCAAGAAATATTGCTACAACCGTGGTTTTACCAAGCTGACGAGACAGGTTACATGTGACCATGCGGTCTCGAGCCATGATTTTCAACATATCACGTTGATAATCACGCAGTTGGACTTTAATTACTCCGTAGTCGATGTGAGTAATGGCACAGTATGTTTCAGCGAAATAGACAATGTCATCACGACATTTTTTCCATTCCTTGACCATCTCTGCAGTCCAAGCAGTTTTGATGTTCGCCCTTTTTAAGTTCGGTAGCCCTAAATACCGAGTCCTTTTGTTGTTCTTATCTTTGAATGTTTGAAATTTACTTGGGTCTTCGCCCTGGAGTGCAACCTTAACGATACCGTGTAAACGCAAATAATCACTGAACTTCTCAGGGTACCATTTATCATCCCATTGAGAACGGAAAAATTTGACACCGTCCTCAATTTTGGTTTCAAGAGCAGAAGGCGCTTTTATCCAATCGCCTAGCGGATGCGCATCATCCGCTAATACGTTCAGATTCTCCGTCGATTGCAGCGTGTCTTCGCTCATTTTCTTCCTGTGCCTCGTAAGCGTCGCCTACTTCATCCATCAACTCAGTTGGAGAGCCCATGAAAACAGTGGCGTTTTGAATGTTCATTGAAGGTGCCTGATTCTGATTGCCTTTAGTTCCAACTTGTTCGGCAGTGATATCCTTCATTTCCTTGTGCATTTTCAGCAGCTCAGTGTTCGTCTTGGTCATTTGACCCATCAAAGTAGAGAATACTTCCATGTGACGAGGTGAATCAGCATTTTTGGCAGTTTCAAGGAAAATTGTGGCAGCATCCATCAACATCTGTGATTGAAAGTGCATATTACGACGAACTACAGTATAGTCGTCTTCGAGATCAGGAGCCCTGTTTGCAGGATTGCTCTGAACCTCTTTAAGTTCTAATTTCTCGTAGACTTGGATTTCTTCACCTGTTAGTCCAGGCAGGTCGGTGATATCCAGCAATTTTGCGATGTCAATTTGTTCGCTCATTTGTTTTCTCTTGGCTTAGAAGGTTGATCACCGGTAGGAATAGGGATATTCTCTGATATCGTTTCCTTTACACTACCATCCCAGTCTGGATATTCGACATCAGCCGGATCAACTTGAGCATCCACAGATTCGAACTGGCTTCCTTCTTCATCGAGACTTTTATCTACAGCATGAAAATCTGTATAAACCGTGCGAATAATTCCAGGCATATCTTTGAGCGGTGGATATAACCATCCATCAACTTCAAACATTAAACTCCACTCCAAACGACGTCTTGTAATTTTATCGCCTTCAGGTGCTTCGTCAATCGAAATAGATTGATAGGTTATCTGCACATCACGCTCAAGAATGATTTCGTTTTCGTGCAATTCTTTAATCCGACAAACAAAGTTTGGTTGGAAATAAGGCAGTATCTGTTCTACGATCTGCAACATATCGTCTTCATAACGAGTATGGATTCCAAGTTCAAAAATCATTTTGTATGGAACTGGCGAATATTGTCGAACAATATCCTTGCCTGGCTTGTGAGATTTAACTCCGAATGATTTTTGCAATTCACCAGTCTTAAACATCTCGTTGTACTGCATATCAACAAGTTGTAAAGTCATTCTAGGAAAGATCGTTTCAATTTTAGCAGGTCCATTTTCATTTCGGATGTTGTTGATTTTATCTAGAGCCTGCATAAAACGCTCTTTTGTAGTATACGTGATCGGAACTTTTATGTATTTAAGTCCGTCTGATCTTTTTCTTGCCACGTTAATGTTGCTGAATAAATCACCCATCAACACAATGTAACGGCGCAAGGAGCTGTTATAGAAGTGTCCGAACATTTGTTCTCCCATGGCTCCGTAGAGCCATTTCATTGTGAGTAGCTAATTGTATTTATTAGAAAGCCTGGCCAAAAAGATCATCGATATCTGGTTCATAGCGATGAGAAACATTATCTCCTTCACCATTAACTACAGCACGTTCCTCGATGAACTCGTGTGCTTCCAGGTTAATCTCTTTCGTTTCTTTATATTGTTCTATATTCGTATCGGCGAGTCCATCCAAGGATGATACAGGATCAAGCTCAAGTTCACTGAATTCTGGTATGTTGATACCTTCATTTCGTTGAAGCTGAGGTTTGATCTCTTCTCCAGAATATACGAATTTCTGAGCGATTATTTTGCGAATAGAGTTAACACCGTTCTGATAGAATGGATCATATGGTTCGACCCAGTTTATTTCGAATAGAGAATTGTCCATCGGCAAATAAATTAAATCACCATTCAACGGTTCAGTTCCATTACACTGATGTTTAAACAGTGATGGGTTAATCGATATAGTGAATTCATCATTAGCGGTGTAACCGAACTTACTAAAGAATTCGCCTTGGCCTTCGTATGAATCGAAGGTGTTTACGTAAGCACTGAACATCCATGCTTTAGTGAATTTGTTTTGGAGGTCTTCGCCAAACAGCATGTCAGGTTTAACGAACTGACGAGGAATGTAATAAAGCTTAACTCCTCTCATTTGAATGGCCTCTGCGACGAGACCATCCTGCAGATTTTGCGCTCCTGAACATCCAAAGAAATTCACATAAGGGTTCAGCACTTCAGAGGAATAAGTATGCTGGTATCCAGAACCATCCTCTAATTGTGCGTACATATGTGGATTCAGATTCATTAGCCCACCAGAATTGGAGTTGGAGGATCAAGCAGATCCAGTTCTTGACGTAAGCGCTCATATTCTATACGAGCTTCTTCAATCAACCGAGTTCCGTCAGGAGAAACGCCACCAGGTAACTGCATTCCTTGGTGTTTTGCTAAAATTCCACCCCAGAGCTCTTTGACTAGACATGTCGCCATGTCTTTAACCCAGCGATTGTTATATGCTCCTTGCGGAGCTGGATCATACACGCCAACTCTATTTGGCATTAAACCATTTCTTTGGTCCATGTAGATCTGATTAGGTGTGTGTTGGTTATGGCCAGAGCAATCGCCTACAGTTCCCCATGCCGAAACAGTATCCTCTAGATCTGGAACATCGATATATGCTTTCACCCAAACTTCAGCAACAATCAAATCATTTTTGTGATACTGACCAGTGACTTTTAATTCCCCTGTTGCTGAGTTGAACCAAAAATCAGGTAATGGAGAAACCATATCCTGCATCTGTCCCCAATAGGTCATCAGCTGAGTGAAGTATCCTAAGTCAGCACCAAAGGCATTAGGTCCATAAAATTTTGAGCAACTAGAACCCATGCCACCATTAATCCCAGCCATACCCATCAAAAAGTCTGTAAACCATGGATAAGTGGCATTGCCATCCATAGAAGTAATTGAACCGACGTTAGTTCTCAGAATCTTTGTTACCGCAAAGACTCCTTTATTTTTAAGGTCCAGAACACCATTTCTATAAAGGTCATCATCGCCTACCCACCAAGCCATGTAACCACGATTCAACCCGTCAAAATGATATTCACCAAACAATTCCAACGCTCGCTGAATGCAATCATAGATCTGATCTTGTGTTACTTCTATGCAGATAATAGGTGCACCCAAGCGACGAAGAATAGCATCCTTTAATTCTTTCGGGTTATTTGTTACGTATCCTGCCATAATTTCCTCGAAAGGGGCCGAAGCCCCTTGATTAGATTGGTTGAACTGTGCAGGTCAAGTTCTGGATATCCACAACACCGTTGTACTCTGGTGAATAAAGATAGAACTCTACTACAGCAGATTTTGGAATATTGATGACTGTATTTAATGACAAAAGCAGAGAACCAGTAGAACCGACAATCGAGGTGAATTCATCCTCTTGGTGTCTAGTACCATTGACATAGATCTGCAGTTCAATTTTCTTATCTGCTAAATCAGAACCAATTCGGGCATCAACTTCAAATTTCAAAGGACCTTGGTCAGCGATAGAAAGTTGAGAGTTGTTTTGAACACTGATTTGACGGGTCCAATCAGCAGCTTTCAAAGCAGTTGTAGAAATGATGTGAGGATTATCTGCTGAAAGATCAATATTAAATGCTGTTTCAGCTTGGAATCTACCAGCTGCAATAGGAATTTGTACCCATTGACCGTTAGTTCTTACGTAGTTAAGACCATCTTTAGGCACATCAGAAACGTACTGGTCATCGTGTCCTTTCATTAACTCTCGAACAGCTTCGCGAACAGGAACATCGTTAGGAAGTGGTTGAGAATTAGCAGGATCATTTCCATAGAAATCCATGATGATTTTATTCATCGCTGGAACTACGCCGCCTTGAGTTGGAGAACCATTCAAAGTTTCTTTGATTCCAACCAAGTCTTGAGTATTAAGACCAGTTTGACGCACGTTCGCTTCTAATTTGCCATACATTTTAGAAGTGTTAGTAGGATCGCCAATACCCACAGTGGTGTTCAATTCAGCTACAGAACCTTGAAGACCATCTGAACCGGTTATGCCAACGATTGTCTGCAAACTGGTGATGTTTTTCTTGTTCAGATTATTGTCTGATACAAGAGAACCAGGATCATCAGCTTCGCCGACAATCAGTTCGACATCCTGCAAACGTCTCTCAATACCATATGGTCCAGAAAGTTTCTGATCCATTATTTGGTAGTTTGTCTCAACTCGAGATAAACGTTCTTTAATCGGGTTAGCTGAATCATAGCCGATATTGATTTTCAATTCAGCCATTTCAGAAGATTGGCGAGTTTGTTCAGCAACAACAGAATCAAATCTCTCATAGATATTCTGAGAAGTTGCCATCGAAGTCGGACCAATTTCTTTTCGCTGTTGTTCTAATGCGATAACAACCTTACCAACATCAGAATCTTCCCATGATTTTTCAAGACGATCGATGCGTAGTTCGTTTTGTTTTACTCCACCAATAGCGGCCATGACTCGACCTTTAACACCGGATGAAGCATTTCCTTGTGCGATATTCCCGTTGAAATCAAAACCGTCGTAATTGCCAAGTTCTTTTTTCAGGAACAAGTCATCATCGCGTAGAGTCCGGAAGGTATTATCTTCAGCTGGATCCCATTCACCAGTGTTTGCGCGCAAATCATCTATAGCGTTATTGACGTAAATGATATCCGAAGCAATTACTTCAATTTGCGTTTCATGTTTGTCAGAAGCATCACTCAGGTCATTGATTTTCTGAACAATTGAACCAGAACTGATAACACCAAGGTTCTCTTTGATTTCGTTTACTTGGTTGATTATTACATTGACCTTATCAGCAGTAACATCTGCGTTGTCAAATGCAATATCTAAGTTGGTATTGATATGAACTCCAGGGCGGTTCAAAGAACCGCCATGATCATATTTTGTTTCTGCACCACATGGACGTTCACCATTCAGAAGCCAACCAATTCTCATTTGGCCTTCTGAAGGTGTACCATCCACGTAAATTTTCTTTCTGAGCGTCAAATCGCTGATCATTATGCACCACCCCAGCTGGCTTTATAGTTGACTTCTGCAACATAATTGTTGTTGACTGGACGAACCATCAATCCATCAGCTGGACCAAATGGAACACCTCCAATCATTACAGATTTAGTTCTAGAGACTTGATATCCCCAATAGTGACCTCTGCTGCCACCCTTATTTTGATTCATGGCTATGTAGATGCTTCCGATTTGATATCCTGGAGCTCCATTGATGGTTTTCCAAATTTCAGCAGTGAAGAATTTGGTTCCTGAACCATCGATAGGGTTGAACACTACGTTCACGTCTAAACACACGTGGCCATACCAAGAATTATTTGCGGACCATTTTTGAAGATATATTTCAGTTCCGTCTGCGCCACCGTCAGCAGTTGCGTATGCTGGCATCTTCTCAGCATTTTGTCTGACCCAGTTGTTTTCTATTTCAGCTCTAGAGAAAGCATCAACATCACCAGCAGAAATCCAAATATCGTTAGTCAGCGGTTTGTTGTTGATCTTAGTCCAGTTTGGAACAACAGGAGCATCTGCTCTCAAAGCAGCTGTTGTATCAGCATTCATGTGAGTCAGTTTAACCAAACCACGTTGAGTTGTGGTGGCTTGTAATCCAGACAAAGCTCCAGGAGTTATTGCAACATCTCGTCTAGATAAATTACGAACGTCTTGATCTGCAGCTAATTTAAGAGTACCGAAACTTGATTCAGTTGCATTTGTATTAGCAAATCCATAAGGAGTGACTGCTAAATCACGAGAAGCACCTTGAGCAGTTTGTTCCTTTGTAGCAAGACGAACTGTTCCCTGAGTAGTTTCAGATGCTGAAGCTATAGGCGAACTATTTGCCAAAATTGCTTGTTTGACTCGAAGTGGAGTCATAGCAGTAGTATTATCAGTTCCGCCAGTGGCTTGCGTTTGAGAAGAAGTTTTAATTGTGCCAAATCTTGTCTCATTAGATGTCACCCGAGAAAAAATCGTAGACATTCTAAACGGTGAAATAGCTGTGGTTTGATCAGCAAAACCAAGAGTTTCTGCTTCATTCGCAAGTTTGGTTACACCAACAATTGATTCAGTCGCACGAGGTCTAACCAAATATCCTTTCAATGTAGCAGGAGTTACTGCTTTATCAGGAACGATACCTGCAGAAACTTCAGTTGGAGTAGCAATCTTAATTATGCCAGCAACAGTTTCTGAAGCTGCAGGAATTCCTCCGATCGCTGTGACATCAATTAGCTGAAGAGCAGTTTGTACATCTTTTACCTCTGGTCCAAAATTCGACCCAGTAGGGTCGAATTCTATCCATTGGGCTTTGTCTGATACGTGCTGTTCCGTATTGTTTAACATTGCCATTAAGCTTTCCTTCTGTAATAATACAGCGTACGGCCAAATTTGGTTTCTTGTCCTACAAGTTCCCAATCGCCATAACCAGGATGAGCGTTATCAGTGATAGTCCCAGTGATGGTAACACCGTGTTGGTTGAACATAAACGCATCATGCTGAATATTATCAGTGAACTGAATTTCAAGAGTTGTACCGTCACCTATGACGTTCACAGTATTAAAATATTCGCTGTTGTTCTTATATTTAGTGAACTCTTTAGAAACGATATCTGCAATATCTACTGCTTTCGTGCCAGTTTTCAATACGAATGGAAAACCGAATACATTAATCAGAACATCACTTCCATCATCACTGCGAGCCTCGCCATCAAATTTAAGACGCTGAGTTTGTGAATTTCCTGCTAAAGGCAGTTCTTGCCAAGTTATTTTGCCGTCACCTATACTTCCTGTAGCGATTCCATAAAGGTCATCAATCGCTGCTTGGACATTTGGATAAAACACCCCTTCCGAGGTGTTTCGTACGTTGGATTGACCAACTGCTCGTTTACCACCGATATCAGGAATACCATTTGGCACATATTTGATAGCAGTAGCATTACGAGATGTTACTCGAGCTGCTGAACGTGTAGAAGAATTGTAGATACTCATTATGCTACCCTTATCCATTTGTGAGCCGTGATAGAAGGCTGAATTAGTGGAATTGCTGCTGCAGTTTTACCGTCATTGATCGTTATATAACCTTCGCGATATGTCTTAATATCTGGACCTTCTGCATCCGGATCGATCATACATGCACCGATTGAAATGGATCCATTCGGATCTTTGATCAATACGATCTGATCAGCCTGGGCCCGAGGAATGTTTTTCAATTCCAACGTTAAACTATCAGCTCCTGATCGGCCGCCAGCCGTTGCTGTAAAGTTTCCAGATGCATCTTTATCGTCAAGGTTGAAGTGGAAATTAGGATTAGTTGGATCTGAACTCCAACCAACAACTGCTCGACCTTCAGCGTATCTTACCCATAAACCTAGACCCATATAAGTGATAGGGTTAAGTGGATTATGAGCATTCTCATAAATTGTTCCAACAGGGTGGAACAGATCGAAAAGATCAGAAACGGTTTGTGCACGGAACGCAGGTTTAGGAGCAGCTTGTTCCATGGTTTTCTGAGATGGACTATTCAAATCAGAATATTCGATCAATCCAGTCAAGTTGAACACTTGCTCAGAATTCAGATAAATTTCATCAGCTCTTTCGCGAATACCATCAGCACCATCCCAATCGAGCAGCGATCCGATATCATTGTTGAACCAACGAACTGATAAAACATCACCTGATTCAAGAGGTCTTCCTAATTTGATCTCAGAAACCTTATCATTGATTCCAAATTCCAGAGAGAAATCTTCGCCACCAGTTACCCATTGGCCGCCATTAGCAACACAGTCTCCTTGATTGCTGAAGTTTCCTTCAACACCTTCACAGGTGAAGGTCAAATAATCTGCATCACCAGCTTTCACCAGGGTTGTACCGTTGATCGAAACCTCAACCGTATTAGGGTTTATTGAATCCCGACCTGTGATACCTAGTTCATCCGCAGTGAATGTGTACTTCTTAGTCAGATCACCAACCCATACCTTTCCTGGTTCTGTTTTCTGAGCAGTATCGCCTGCCTGGAAAACTCTTAAAACTCGACGTTCATAGGAAGAACGGTAAGCAGCCAAACCATCTTGGTATGTGACTACAGTTACGACGTCACCTTTAACAGCCGGAACTCTAAGACGAATAGTTTTTCCATCTAAAGGAGCGAGCTTATTCGGATCTGAAGGATCAATAGAACCATAATCTGAATCATCGTTCAGCGAATCTCCGTAATACAGCAAGTTACCACGGCGATAAATTTCTACCTGTGAAATGTTGTATTCCGCGTTGGTGAAAATCACAGGAAAATCTTTTTGAGTGTCATTTTTTACGAGGAATTCTTTCTTGTCGACAGTAGACATATCAGATGTGGTGATTTTATTGACAGTCTTGTTTTCGACATATTCCCAGTTTCCGCCAGCACAATAGACTAATTCGACATCCATGAGGTTACGATCCAGGATTTTGTCTTCTGGAGAACCTTTAATTCGGTCTGGAGAAATAGCAGAAATAGTCACAGGGTTATTTCCCCAAGATCTCCATACGTCACGTAAACGAACTACCTTGTTGTAGTCTTTTGAAGTGCCTTTAGGAAGAGTAACCTTTATACGACCACTCTGAGTGTTGACCGCAATCGATTGACCAAATTCAGTCAATACCAAAGCACCAGTACTGTGAGTCTTCCACGCCCCTGCTGAATGAGGAATATTGCCATCACCTAGCTGCGTAAAAAGACTATCCATGTTGTTGTTAAGTTTTTCACCACCTTTTCTCAGGTAGTCGCCTGTGCCGTCATCAACAGTGTTTCCGACAACAAGTGGCTGAAATTGTTTTATTGCCATGATTTACCCTTATGCAGTGGCTGTGGTGACTCGCTGAGTTGATACAGATTTAAGTGCAAACCGAATACCTGCTTTAAGACCTGAAACAACACAAATCAGTCTAGCATTCGAAATGATAAAGTTTAGTTTGATCATTTCATCATTTGGATCTGATTTGATAACCGCATATTCAGTGAAGAATACTTCATCAGAAGGTTTACGAATTACCAAATTGATTTCAGAAGCACGAACTGCTGATTCGTTTTCGTAACGAGCAAGTGTCATAAATTTGATTGAATCAAAATCGTTTTTGTGAGCGATTTCAATAGAAGTGTCTGTAGTCGTAAGAGCTATGGTCTTTTCAATCGGCAATTGTTTTTCGCCAAACAGGCTAGAAACTGAAAAGTTCCATGTACTCTTGCCGCCGGTATCAGCCACGCAATAGAATACGACTTCAACTGATGGTGATGTGACAATTACTCCATTAGGTGCACCAATTATGGATTCACCTGTTGCAGCTTTGATTGTCAATCCTCTGGTGGCTCCTACTGACCCATCACTATTTATGATCACCACCTTTTCGCCAGTTTTAGCAGAAGACGGTAATGTGACGTTCATGTTCGAAGATTTGACTGAGACATTATACATTCCGCCTGGTTCACAAACGAAAGAGTTAGCATCTCTATACTGATAATATCCTGAAGGATAAATGATCTGGCGACCTACACCGTTGTCAGTAGAAAAAAGACGTTCATCACCGAATGCGTTATAGATGGCATCGAAGTTTGAGTTGATCTTTTCACCACCCTTGTACAGAACGTCGCCGGTAGACGCATCGCCAGGACGACCTATGTCAATTCTGGTTTTTTTATTCTGTGCCATATTAGCCTCATAGTGGTTGGTATCTTAAGTCTATTTATACGACAAAAGGGCCCGAAGGCCCTTAGAATTGGAAGATAATTGAGATTTCTTCTGTTGCGTCCATCGACCGAATAATAGGTTGACGGTTTTCCATGTAGATCATTTCACCAGAGTGAAGTTCAAGCTGTTGTGGTTTGTATGCCACTTTAGTAGCCTTCACATCCTTATCTGATGGAGATTTCTTTTTCTCCAGAGGATTAACGATCAATGAAATCTGACGGAAACCAGTATTACCTGGCAAAGAAGCTTCTGGGAAATAGATCGAATCCATAAAGGCCTTGAATCTGATCGTATTCACCTTCATGTTATAAAGCAGATCCGAATCTTGAGGATTCCAGCTAATGTTGTTGTCATATCCCCAACGTTGACGTTTTTCACGGTTGATAACCGGATCAGGGTCTGATAATTCGTCAGGCATAGGAACAACAATATATTCGTTGGTGCATCTGTTGATAGTCACATCATACGGAATTGTGTACAGATATTCCCAAGTATAACCATCAGATAGAGCAGAACCATCAGCCTTAGAATCAGGGAATTGATCAGATCTTACACCTGGGGTCCATTTTCCACCAAGAGCGATACACTCTTTCTTTTCCTTTATTGAGGTTATTGAACATTCTCCAACATCAGGAACATCAACACATCGATATACCTTCCAACCAGGAGCATTATATGTCTGAGGAGTATTTTCTCCTATAGAACCAATAACTACAATATCACCGATATAGAAAGTGTAAGGATTTTGGTATCGGGTATCTCCCCAATCTCGACGTGGAACAACAGCGTCAAGCATTGACTTGTCAATCTTCAATGTACCGAGCATGTGTTGCCACATATCAGATACACCATCAGGATTATCAATTGGATAAGGTGGAGCAAAACCTGGATCTTTTTCGTTGGCCGCCCAAGGGGTCGAGCGGCCAAATGTCATGTAGATCGTGTTCTTGTCCTTAGTATCTCCTACCATCTCATAGAAGTTCAGCATCTTTTCAGTACGGAACTTGCTAGTAACTATGGCACGATAAACCACCGATGAGGTGGCTGCATAATTATTCATTGTACTTTACCTGTGTTGGCGATTGAGGTGGATTAAGATTACCTGGATCGCGAGGATGACCAACTTCGTCTTTGTATCTCTTAGGTGTATTTAAATTCCATATCAAGGAATTGACCAAATCTCGATAAGCTGCGAATGTTACTGCAGACTGATCAAATGTAGGAGATAATGCAAAGCGTCTATCAGCAGGCAGTTTACCGTAAAGCAAGGTATTCTTGTTCTCGGTATTGTACTGATTTACATCAATTGGGAAAGGTTGACCTGCTTTAGGATGAAGAGCATAAACACGCTCATTATATTCATTCAAAGCAGTGTATTCTCCGTTCTGCAATACGGCAACTCTATCTGGATAAACTGTAGGAAGACCAGAATCCCAACGATATGTTTTCAGGTTATTGATGATCGTTTCGACGTGCTTCATAGTTAGACCAGAGTTGATAAACATCGTCAACAGAGTCACTCCGATAAAACCAAATCCAACCGGATGAACAAATCTAACAACGTCATTCATCCAACGAGATGCTGGAAGAACAGATTTGATTTTCATCACGTAATAAGAACGTTCACGGTTGATGTATTCGATATCGTCAGACATCAGCGATTTGCCTTGAATACCCTGAACAATCGTACCTTGATAACCCATCCCAAATTCATCTTCAATTCTCTGACCAACCTGGAATCTACCAATCATATTATGAATGGTGACTCTCCAAACGAGGTGGCCAGATGAAGAGAATTCTCTGTCCAAATAAGTAACGTTACTGCGGCCAGTAGCAGTCTGAATTGTACGACCTACAATGTCTTGGTCAAAGTTTGTGGATTCGACTAAGATGTCGTATTCTGTACCAGACTTGGATTCCATTTCAATTTCAACTTCTTCATTGTACAGCAATTTGAAAAGGAATTTGTACGATTTTTCGATACCTTTGGTAGAATAGAAATCGCTTGAACGAGCCTCAAAGAAACGAACAACTTCTTCACGCTTGCTCTTGTCCAGATAAATGTTTCGTTTGTTGATTTCAGACCATAACCACTCGAATGAGTTTTCCTCGCGAGGATACTTGTTACGAATCAGATTCAGAAGCTTGTTGTAATAAGTCGTATTACCATCAGAAATGAATTGCAGATAATATTTGCTGAACGCTTCAAAGTTTGATTCTTCGAGCAGATAACTTTCTGGAATTATGCGAGTCAGATGTGGACGCAAATCAGGATCTTGTAGACCAGTCTTTTCTTCGGGTTTCCATTTCTCTTCATGGATTTGGTGTTTAAGATCAACAACCAATGCAACGTTCTTAGGCTTCCAGAAAATTTCGGCACTATCACGAACTCGATAATCGAACTCAAAATATCCGAAAATTTCACCAGATTCCTTATACAACATTACTCCACCAGCGTAAGAGTTGAATCCTTTGAATTCAATGTTTGGAACGTAAAACGTACCTTTACCCTTATCCCATACTTCATGAACTACACGAGCTGGATTTTCTTCGCCTTCAGTATCGATGGCATAAGAATATTCGATTTCAGGATAAACTACCAAAATTCTGTCATCATGAGTTATCCATACCCTGGTACCTGAACGAGCCATCCAGTTGAAATTCGCTTCATTGTAGTACTCATGCGGAACCATTTCCCATTTAGTGAAATCGTCCTGGTGAGCTCGATACTCTCCCATATGTAATTTCTTATGCGAAGAATATCCAGGAACTGAATAATAGCGAACAGCATCACTCAGAGAAGGATATTTGTCTAGAGTAGCTTGATCTTTAACAGTCTCATCGAAAATGTAATTCACATAGTTAATGAAGATCGAATAACCGTTAGTGGACATGCCAGTGTATTCGTGCTGAATCAAGCGTCGCTCTTCTTCCTTATTGCCAAACACACGAACCCATTTAGGAGAAGTTGCTGGATCAGCATCATCCATCATATAGACGCCGATTTCAGGGCAGCGTTCAACATTAGACGGAACAGCTGGATCAGAAGGTTTGCCGTTGATCATTTTGGTCTGACCTGTAATTAAAGCAAACACTCTTCCATTGACAACATCCATCTTTTTGGTTACTGCTCGTGGATTGTCTGTGATTTTCATCTCGTTGGATTCGAAAATCTTCTTACCTTCGAAAGCAGTTCCTGGATCACCAGTTTTAGTTTCAGACAATTTCGTCCAAATAACAGTGTCCTGAGCAGCTACGAACATATGAGAATTCGTAACACAGAAAGCCTCTGCTGCATGAATGAAAGGTTTCTTACTGAACCAGGCGAAATCACCAAACTGTTCGACTTCGAATCCAATGGATGAATCAACCATGGACTGTACAAATGAAACAGTAGTTGAAGAGAATGCAGCATCACGATCTATTGATGACCAACGAATATCATTTGAACGACGCCCAATGAATGTACGATCATAACCCAAAACGTAGGTTGCGTCTTTAGACTGATACACACAGTTTCTAGCTACTGGATTACCTACACGACCATTAAGAGCTTTGTAGTATTTCCAAGTCAACCCTTTATCGTTGGATACCTTGACGACTGGTTGCCACCTTTCAAACAGATAAATGATTCCATCGATTTCTGCGATCATATTTCGATCTGGATCATTACACACTACTGAGATGTTTTCTTGTATTTCGTGGTAGTTTCCTTCACGAACGATTGAATCTCGAACAGATGAAATATCACCAATGAATGGTGAAAAGACGTAGTTCTCCTTCATCAGAGCAGCATGCAGAATATCCCTGTTGAAGTTGATGTAATCCATATCATTGTTGGTCAGTTTATTCTCAACGAATACGTTTGAAACGTTGAACTGACGCATTTTTTCGATGGTATATGCGTTGGTCTTGAAAGTTTGGAATTCTTCAGTAGTAACCCACTTAGCACGTGCGAACCCTTCTCCGACAGTTTGAATTCGAAAAACGTAATAGGTGTCTGGTCGTACTTCACTGTCAAACCATTCATTCTTCGCGGTATATCCAAGTTGCTGCCAAACGTAGTTCTCTGGGGCAATTACGCCCCCAAGAGAATCATGAGTTTCAGCGACTTCAACGACGTAGTAGAAATTACTACCAACGTCGTCCCACGTCAAATGCACATAGTTAGCAGACAGTTTAGCAATTGCTAAGCTCGTTATGCTAGGTGCTCTGATCATTGTGCAATAGGCTCCAATGTGATTTTAGTGTACTGAGGACGAAGATCGTTCTCAAACACAATTAATGAACCGTCTTTGGTGAAAATGTTATCTTCTACCGGATCCGCGTAAAGTTCTATCGTATCGGTTTGGAATTGAGTGTCCTGTAATTGTAAGACCTTCAAATTCCAACGAGCAGTTGAAGTGAATGTGTCATATTCACCAATAACGTAATATTTCGATCTATCAGTTACTGGAAGTTTGTTGAAATCAGATCCAGTGTATTCTCTACCCCAACCATTTTCATTTGGAGGACTTGGAACAGTAACGTCTCCATCTTTAAATGGACCAGCCACAATCCAGGCTTGGCCAGGCCTGTTTTCAGCATCAGCAGGATTAGGTTTAGTAGAAACATATCTAATTTCGTATGATCCTTTGCCTGGCGCCGATTCGAATTCGAGCAAACCAGATTCTAAACTTTGTGATGCTATCTGATTGTTGTATTTAATTCCTGACATCGGAGTCTCATAGAAGTTCGGAACTTCTCGAACCATTCGCAGAGTTGCTTGTGAACCAATGATAGAAATATCAGAGTTATCGATATAAGTCAGCATTCTTGATTTAGCGAAAGATTTGTTGAAAATTTCTACTTCATCGGTGTAATACTTGTCAATAGAATCGATAATTTTGCCTTCGAGCCACTGTTCAGATTCTGATAGTTTATTCAGATCGTAGGTCACTTTAACATCATGCTGCAAGAACATGTAATCCGGATTGATGATGCTCGGAGTGATTGTGGCCAAGTTATAAGCGTTCAAATATCCTTTGATGTCTTCACGCTGAACTGTAGACAGATTCAAACCGTTTTTAGGTTTAATTGCTACAAATGCATAACCTGGTTTGTCTTTCTGGGTAAAGCACTGAACTGCTTGAACGATATTACCGAATTTAGCAGAAACGAATGCTTCATAATCTGATGCAGTAACTGCTCTATCCTGAGACTCACGTTTTATTGTAGCAAGTTCACGAATGCGTTCAATTGGTTCTGGATCACCACCACCGTTTGAACCAACGTAATCTGCGTCATTTGAAGGGTTTTCAATGACTTGTTCTACAGTGATATCCTTAAGCGTATCAACATAACTGAATTCAGTACATCCGTTGGCCACTTCACCTTCAGTACGAATATACTCGATTACGATATTCGTTCCTTTGGTTGGTTTCAGGCCGCCGATGTAGTTGTTGGTTAACTGGCCAGTTCGAGCTTCAGGAGTTATTTCATTTCCATCATCGTCATATTCTGGATCATAATCGATTACCGCTGAGTCAATTTGACCTTCGCCGAAGAATACCTCAGTGTGGCCATCAATTGTTTCTCTCATGTAATAGACACTAGATGTCGAACCAGCGCGAACCATGGATTCATTAGTCCAGTTTGCCCAAATAGCACCACCTACAGTTACACGAACAGATTCCCGGTCAATTTTCTCATCTCTGATAAGAATTTTGACTGCTGGATCGAAAGACAACTGGGTGCGAATAATGCGACCTTGTGCGATCTTAACCGGAACGAAATATTTCTTGTTTTTGTCTATAGACCGAGTAACATCTTCAGTTACAACGAATGCGTACGGTTCACCTTTGTCTTTAGGTTTACCTAAAATCTTTGTACCACGTGGAATTTGAATTCTCACTGGGCTGTTTAAATGCGTACATACAAGCATAATATCCGTAGCTGATGCAGAACGAGACGCAGGCATGTAACCTTTGTCTTGAGCTGCTTGAACTACAGAACTACGCAGTCTTGCAGTTTGAAGGAATGATTCATTCAGGGCCGAGTTACTGAACTGCTGAAGATATAAAACGCTATATGCCAACAGGTCATTCAGTACGTTAATACGAGCACCAGAGAAATCAAAGTCCTTGAATTCGTCTTGAGTTGAAAGCCAATCCACAAAATCCTTTTTGATTTCGTCGAATGTGGCACCCGCAAATATCACCGGAATATTGTTGACTTGTCTTTTGAGTGATTGATTCATTTTAGGAACACTTTACTTGAAGATTGAGCGACTGTATCACCGCATGACACGGGGTCTGCCATCATGATGGCTTTCTTTCCACCAATAAACACCTTGGATGTTGAACCTTGAACCTGTCCGCCATGAGTGTCGTATGGTTTAGTCATTTTCGTATGTGGAGTGATTTGATCACCATCCACTAATGCAGGAATGCCTTCGACGAAAACTTTTCCTTGAGTCGCATTCAAGATCGTCGGTGGATAAGCATCATGTCCTGCTGTTAATGCCTTGTCGAAACTCATTCCTGCCATTTCATTTTCCTGCGTTGACGTAGGCCCGTAATTGATTTCCCCAAATTGACCAGTTTCCAACAACGTCCTGTGAATATGTTTTATTGACCACTTTCTCAGAAGTCACTGGTGATTCACCAGGTTCACTAGGTGTTGAGGTAACGGTATATTTGAGTTGTACGGTATATGTGAAGGTTTTTCTCAGGTTTGTTGGAGCTCTCCACAAAAACAGATCTGCTTCTTTAGGAGGAGGCAAAGATTCCCAATCAGGAGCCGAATGTCGTTCAGGTTCAGAACCTTTACGATACATCAAGGAATCATTTCCAAAACTGAAAACTCCTTTATATGCTCCGTAAAACCTATTTCCTTTTACAATAATCCCAGAATTGGGAGTGTATTCAGTGATATTTATAGAGACGAATTTGGCACCCTCTTCCGTGAGGGTATAAGAGAAAGTTAAATCCACATTTTCAAGTTCCATTACGTCGTCTAATCTGCTATTACTTGGCAATATGTCTGACATGAATTATCCAAAATCGATACGTGAACCATCGATGAAGAAAGTTGAACTCGAAATATCCTGAACTCCGCCTGTAGTAGTTCTGTCCCATGATCCTTGAACAGTATCAACACGCATACCTTCGACCGAAACTGAATAATTACCAGCAACCTTCAGAGAATAATCTCCTTGAATTGTTTGGTCACAGTTACCTTCAACCTTGATATTTGCATTACCTTTTACATTTACTGTCGAATCACCGTCCACTATAACAGTGGAATTACCTTCAACTCGAACTACAGAAGCTCCACGAACAATCATGACATGCTGACCATCCGTCTGGATAGTCAAGTCTCCCATGACATATTCTTTTAAGGATGCACCAACGACGTGGTTTTCATTAGCTTCTGAAAGGATGTTCCTTTCACCTGAAACAATATCGTAAGAATCACTCACTGATTTACGAGATGAGGTTCCGTCAGGTCTCCATTCTTCGTAAGTTCCTGAAGTATGTCTCCAATGCATACGCTCATTTGAAGGAGTGTCATCAATTTCGATTATATGACCAGATTCAGATTCCATCACTTTGTTGTATGGATATTGAGCGTCATATGAACTGATTGGCTCTTTGAACATTATTCTGGAATCTTCAGGCGTCCATGGATCTTGTGGATCATTACCCATTGCTCGTGCAATTGCAGCAGAAAGAGATTTTCCTTCTGGCCGAGGAGCCTTAACACCATATGACTCAAGGTTACCAAATCTGATCGTATTACAGATTCGTGGACCACGACCTTTAACTTGTCTGAACCACTTCGAATTTTTGAGTTGAACAGATGCTTCTTCCCATTTTTTCTGGGCCATCAATCCAAGAGATGTTGTGAATCCAGCAAGTCCTGCTGCACCCAAGTTAAATGACATGTTGATGAGTGCCCATTTTCTTGGGGTGTTATCCTCAGCGGCATTATAGGCAGCCATAATATTTGGATACTTACTCATATTGACTAGCTGGATATTTGTATCCTTGTCAAATAGAGTAGTCACTTCCTCAGCAGTAATGATTCCATTTGTTACTTCTCTTCCAACCTGCTGAGATAAAAGTTTATTGATTCGACCCATATCCTTGGTACGTTCATGAACGATCAAGTGACCTACACCAATGGTAGGATATCCTTCTGTGTCCCAATAAACCTTACGCTTATATCCTTCATCGAATATCAGCATTTTCTGAAGAGTGAATCCTTCAGGGTTGTCGTCTTCAGGAATATCTTCTGCAGGACCCTCATCTGGATTCACTGCAATTCCTTGGCTCGTTGAGCGTTGTTCTACGGTTAAAGCATCTTTACCTGCTTGTCCGCCGCCCGCAAGCACGTTGACATCATTACCTACATATCGAGGATATTGACCAGACGGATCAGCAAAACCTTCATTGAAATTTGGCATCTTAGAATAAATCCCAGCAACAGTCCCAAGAACCATGCCAGAAGTTTTGAATTTATCCAGCCATACGCCAAATACATGAGAGCCTGGCAAAATACCAGTAGGAGATTGACCAACTCCTGAAATTGCAGCAGAAGTGATATCTTGTACTGGTTGCATCCATGGCAATTGTTCAGTCGTCAAACCTTGAATATCGCCGGGAACGTTAACGAAAGGATGTTCACCGAATACTCGAACCTTGACTCTACCAGCTTTTAATGGATCGTCTCTGGATTCAACAACACCAGCGAACCACTTCATTTCGTTATGTTGTACGTTCATGCCTTCTCCATTTCTCTGATCATATTGCTCAGGAATGCGTCGATGTCAGATGGATCGATTATCTGAATTTCTCGGCGTTTTTCATTTTCACGAACTGCGTCTTCTAGAGTAGAAACTGGTACGAGGGTTCCATCATATTGCAAATACTTTTTCGCGGTGTCACCTTTGTCATACCAGTGACCAGGAAAATCTGGATCTTGCACTAGATTGTACCATTTTTCTCCTTTTTTATCGACATGGTACAGAACTTGATCACCACCTACTTTTGAATATTTCTGAATTGCATTTTGATAAGCAGTTTCCTGAGTTGTTATCCAACCATTCCATGGATCGTATACATTGTTGAGCATCAACAAAACCCAGTAGAGTTGTGTGTTGCCGTATAAAATATAGGCCAACTCTTCGGGCCGTGGTGCGCCAGCAATAAAATATTTGCGAGGTTTGAAATTCACTAGTGCTGCATCAAAGTACGCACCATAATTTCGAAAAATGTCTGTCATTTGAACCTTGCCATATTGACGAGGCTCGAAGAATGAGAACAGCATACTGCCTCCTAGTTCAAAGTATAGACGTATTTATAAATAAGTCATAGCAATTAATAGGAGGCAATCATGGCCTACTCTGGCAAGTTTATCCCTAAAAACTTGGAAAAATATAAGGGCAACTGGCAGAAGATCACTTATCGTTCCACCTGGGAACAGTTCATGATGAGGTGGTTAGACAATCATCCGGACTGTGTGAAGTGGAATTCTGAAGAAGTGGTCATCCCATATTTCAGTAATGCTGACGGAAAGAAACGTCGGTATTTCATGGATTTCTGGGCCAGATTTTCTGACGGTCAGGAGTTTTTCTTCGAGGTAAAACCTGCGAAAGAGACCAAACCTCCTATTAGACCAGCTCAGATGACATCTGCTGCCAAGAAACGCTTCATAAACGAGTACTACACTTGGAGTGTCAACGCTGACAAATGGGCAGCTGCTTCAAAGGTAGCAGAAAAACACAACATCAAATTTAGACTCATCACTGAAAACAGTCTCAAACAATTAGGGTGGAAAGGATGATATTCGAATCTACTGCACCTAAAAACAGAAGAGAACGAGATTGGGTAGCACTTGGTGTTGAATACAGCAAAGCGAAAAAGAAAGGAGTCACATCCAAACAGTTCGCCGATGATAAAGGAATTCTGTATTCGACCTTCTCGAAGGCGATGTCTAGATATTCAGCTGCCATTAAAATGGCACTACGAGTCGAGTCTATCCATCAAAAACCTGTTCACAAATTGAACAAGGAAGAAAAGGCACTGAAGCTGATCAATTCATTTCGTTCGTCTCTTCGAGATCGAGTGAAAGATCAAGGTGCTGCAACTAACAACAAATCCATGAAGTGGTTCGCTGATACGATCAAAAAGAGCGTCCGTTCTCACTCTGTAACGAAACCTTCAATGGGTAAAATCTATGCGTTTGCATATGATGCTAAACATAAGGACACTCTTCCGTACTGGGATAAATTCCCATTAATCATTTATCTCGGTGATGCTACTGCTAAAAACGGATCATACCTCTGGTATGGTCTGAACTTGCATTACATTCCACCGAAAGCTAGACAATCATTCCTTGAGGAACTACTCAAGAGCTATGCAAATACACCTGTGATCAGCAATAAAACGAAGCTGAAAATAAACTGGTCGAAAGTCAAAGGTATGAGAGGTTCTGATCTGATGATCAAAGCGTATCTGCCTAACCGATTAAGAGGTCCTATGCTGGAAGTCAAACCAGATGATTGGGCCAATATCGTACTGATGCCGACTCAACAGTTTGTTTCGAAAGGCAAGCGTTACGGTGCACAGCAAGTCTGGAAAAAATACTAGAACAGATAGATTCTGGGAGCGTAGCTCCCAGGACTTTCAGTTTTTATTACTTAAGCCTTATATAGAATATACCTGGAGTGTAATAAATGTCCTTGTTCAACTACACTCATGATACCAACTTTGTTCTAGAAATCCAAGACGCTGGATTGACTGAACAGTTGACGATGGGAGTTCTGTCTTGTAACTTACCGTCCATGAGAATCCCAGTTACGGATATTCCTAGCGGACCTAAAGGTCTTGGCAGAAGCCAAGTTCCTGGTTCAACATTTGAACATGATCCGTGCATGGTACGAATAGTCATAGATGAAGAATTGAAATCATTTGTTGAACTGTACCAGTGGATGTTATCCATTAACAACTACATCACACATCACAATACTGCTTTTTATGAAGGATGCCAGCCGATAACTGCAATTCTTCACGTGTTGAATAACGAGAAAGACGCTATAGTTCTATCTTACGCTATGCATGGTGTATGGCCAGGTGACGTATCAGAAATCGAATTTAAGTACGATGACCAAGGCAACCCTGTCATGTCCATGATGGTGATGCTGCACTTCCGCTACTTCGAACTTTTTAAGGATGGTGTTATAATTGAGCCAAGAATCTCTGTTCCAGAAGCTCAAGAAAAATTATCACTCCTTAAAAAGGCTCCTAAATGAAATTATATGCGATAGCTGGTCGTAAACGATCTGGCAAAGATACTGTAGCTGACTTTATCAAAAATCATCACGACGAACAACGATCCATTGGCGATCCCTTTGGTATAAAATACCAACTTGGTGATCCACTTAAGCGATGCTTAGGTCGAGCTTTTGAACGTAGTACAAAACCAAACATCCAAGAGCTTGGAATCACCTTAGCCGATGTTCTAGGTGAAACAAGTTTTGATCGCGACGCAGCACTGCCAATTTCGAACTCTGATGCTCGAGCTCTTCTGATTTCTGCAGCAGTAATCGCCATCGAGGATTATGGTTTGAAATCCTGGGAAACACAGGTTGCAAATCTAGTTGACCAAGTGATTCAAATAAATAATATTAGAGCATGGTCAATTAGACGTTTCATGCAGACCCTTGGAACTGATATTTGTGTCCATCTCGATAAGATGGTGTGGGTACGAGCATTTGCTGGTCAATATGTTGAAGCTATTGAAAAAGGGTGTCAATGCTTCATCGTACCTGATTGTCGTCAAGAACATGAAACCTCCGTACTTCGTTCTTTAGGTGCAACGTTCATTCATGTCGTTAAACCTGGGAACGAACAAAATTCCGATGACCATATTACTGAAGCTGGAATTCCTTTCCATCCTCACGAAGATATTCTCATCACCAATGAAGGATCTCTCGAAGATCTATACGAAAAATTGATCTCTACCTTAGGACTTGAAAATGACTGAACAACAAATGCAAGAACAAATCGCTTCACTGAAAATTCGTCTGTTTGATATTGGCGAACAATACACAGCTCTTGAAACTCAAGCCACTCAATTCCAGCAGGCTTTGGTTCAGATCGCAAGTATCTTGCACATCGCTGGCGAAAACGTTCAGTTGCAAGATGTTATTGACGCTGTTCGTCAAGTTGCACCAGTGCTAGAAACTGTCGAACCTAAAGAAGAGTTGCTGGTTGAAGCTCCTGAAGCTGAGTGACATTTATAGAATCTAGCGCAGGATTGTACGTCTGTGCTAAATATTCTGATCTAACGCTGGATGCCATTGAAAAGCTCCAGCGTGATCTGAAGGTTCCGAATCCTGTTCCTCGTGAGAAAATCCATTCAACCATAGTTTTCTCACGAGTTTCGGTTCCGTACGTTGCTGCATCAGGCAGTTTTGAAGTAGCAACTAATGGAGAATTAGAAGTATGGGACACTGAGAGTGGAAGAACTCTAGTTCTTGTGCTCAATTCGGAATACCTTGATTTCCGTCACAATTACGCTAAAGCTCTTGGTGCTACATACGATTTTCCAAAATACATTCCGCATATAACTCTGAGTTATGATGTCGGAGCCGCTTCGTTCAAGGGCAAAGTGGAAATCAACATAGTATTAGCACATGAAAAGAAAGAGCAACTAGATCTTTCTTGGTCAATATGAGGCAGTTATGAGCGAATTTACATTATCAGATTTTGAAATCGAATTCATTAGCGAATCCTATGCGGATGATGAGACTATCGTCTCTGCTTTGAACGATTATCAAGCATCTGGCGACAAATACCAGAACCTTCGCAAGCAGAGTTACATCACTCTGAAAGAAGCACTTGCTAACGACGAACAATTCACTGTAGTTCCATTTGAAATTGTAGCTGAAGTTGCTGATCTTACAGCCGCTGCAGGTTATGGTAAACTTCATTATTGTGGCGGAGTTGAAGATGCTAGATTCTCCTTGGATCGAACCAAAGGAGCGCTGAAAGTCATCAAGATGGGTAAAAAGTGGACCGTCGTCAAAGGTGGTCAACCTGTAGGAAAACTGTTTGATCTATCAGCTCAGAAAATTTTCGATAACCTCGAGAAATTCTACCTGAAAGTTCGTAAAGCTGGTCCTCAATTCGATCCTAAAATCATGGATGCTGAAGGTCAAACCGTTGGTGTTGCTGCTGATGGATGTCCTGAAATCTCCAAGATTCCATGCGCCCAGACCAACGCTAAGATATCTAAAGTACAAGAGAGCATGACATTCAGACAGTTCATCAACGAGTGTTTAGAAAGTATGCAATAACCTTAAGGGCCGCAAGGCCCTTTTGAGGGGTAAAAAGTTTGCAAATTTTTCATTTTGTTGTTTACAAGCAGATCTTGATGTTGTACTATTACACTATCAACAAAACAACATCATCTGGAGCACTAAAATGAAAACTTTCATCGAGATTCAAGTAATCAACTGGGAAGATTATGCACAACATGAATCTCAGTTCCGAGTAATCGTAACTGATGAAAACTTCCATCAAATTTTCAACATGGCTGAAGTTAAAACTTTCGAATTAGCAAAAAGCTGGATTGCTAAACAAAAATTCGAAGAAATCGTCTTCAAAGTAGTTAACGATGAAAATGTATCATCTCGCAAACTGCGTAAAGCACTCGAAGCTGAAAAACAACGTCGCATCACTGAAGATGCTAAGTACTGGGAGTAATGACAATGAAACACTTACCTCTGATCGTATCTGTACTGATGGCTACACTAACAGCTGCCATGTTAGGAATCACAATGACACTCGGAGCAGTTGAAGCCATCTCACATCGAACCTTTGCAGAATTGCTTGGTTGGTCTGGACTCTTCGTAGTAATCGGATTAGTTGCAAGTCGGAGAATTAAATGAAGAAAGGCGATTGGGTCATCCTCAAACGTGACCCACGATTCATCAGACAAGTTGTTGCTGTAGTAGATCGAGGAATCGCTACCATGGCTGAGGACTTCCATGGTAAAATGGGAAAAAAGGTCACAATTTTTGATGTTGATGAATTGCACCTTATTCCTTCACTCTCACGAGGTGATATTGTAACTCGAAATGATAGTGATTCTAAAGGAATTGTCATCGGCGGAACTCATCGAGTGACTAAGATATTCTGGGTGGATTCTGCGGCCGAAGGAAATGCTCGAACGAGCCAGTTGATTAAGGTAGGAAGAGTATGAAGAATTTCATCTCAGAGTTTTCAGATTTGAAACTCAGCGACGACGAATACAATGCATGGAAAGAGAAATTTGTCCAACTGTCTGAAAGTGACAAACTCCTTAATGTTGTTGGTCCTATTTCACAATGGATGCTTTGTCCAGAATCTCATGCTGCAGGCTCTATCGTAGCTGTCGTCATGATGTGCGTTAATCGCTACATCGAAGAAACTTCCTTGGAGGATTTCTGATGAATCCATGGCAATTCAAAGACCTCGACAAGGAAGAACTCGGTAACCTTGTCCTGGCTATCCACAGTCTTGGAAAGGACAAACTCCGTGAAATGGTCATGATGATGTGGGCCGAACTTGAACGTCTAGAATTGGAGAAGAAGCAATGATTATTTACGCTGGTTTGTTAGGTTGTTATACGATTGGTGAATCTCTGCAGAGAATCATGAATCAAGATTCTCGCTTGCCTGGATACGTAGAGCCACCTGCTGTAGTAGAGCAGCTCGTCAAATATTCAGATTTCATCCTGAGTCGTGATAACTCTGGTATGTTGACTCTAATTAAAAGCAGATACACTGACTCAAATTCGAGTTTCCTTTATGACTCGTTGTCTGAATTCAACAAATTCAGATTGTCGGTCTACAAGCGAAACAAAGTATTCGTGACAAATCCTGAAGCCGCTGATCAGTTGTATCAATGGGCTCAGGTAACCGCACTGCAATCAGTTTCAGCCTTCAACGACGCTATTTCAATTTTAAAGGTGAATTCATTATGAATGGTGATACTGTACTTCTGTCCTTAATCGGATTTATGTCACTGGTGGCCTTGTATGCTTTATTTGCAGGCCTTCGATACTCATATGCTGGAAAGTGGTTCACTGAACATGGAAAATCTTTGGAAGCGACATTCAAAAATCATGGAATGACATTCGAAAATGTCAGTCGTTATACTTCGACTGCTAAATTCAGAGTCCATGCAAATTCCCCTGTGCGGCAGTATGCAGAGAATCTAGGTCGAGACGCTTTAACGACTATCTATCTTGAGCCGCACCATCAGCTTGACTTGATAAAGTTGATAAAGCAAAAGAAAACCACACAGTTCCTGATTTATTTGGCTAACTTGGCTCCAATGCAAGAGAAAAATATCAAGCCATTGCTGTAATGCTTTAAGAAAAACGTAATAGAATTAATCATCAACCAAAACAAGGAAATGAAATGATCATCACCCGTGTAGCTTTGACTGTGAACATGCCCGTGTACCAACTGAACGAAATCGTTCCTCCTGAATTCGAGAAAATCGCAGTTCGTGCAGATTTCATTGTTGGTTTAGTAGAAGTCAACGGCATCACTAAAGTGAGTTACCAAACTCGTACCGGCCGGATTGGTCATCTGTTCGTCACTGAATCGTTCAAAGAAATCTTTGACAAAATCGCTCAGTACGAAGTATAAGAAATTAGGGGATTAGCCTAGTGGCTAGGCAGTGGATTCCAAATCCATCTAGAGAGGTTCGATTCCTCTATCCCCTGCCAGAATAAACATCATGTAAGACGCCCGTTCAAGGTGCATTGATGTTTGGATAAATAAATATCAATGACTCGATGGAACAGTTCAATGCAGATATCGGAAGTGCGAATTCGCGATTAGCTGCCAATGTATATTTGTTGGGTACGACTGTCCAAGCCTGTGATGCTCATCGAGTCCCCAAATTATGAGGAATATATGCAATTTTTCAATCAAGGTTCATCCATTGGAGTTTATGACCAAGGTTCAAGTTTAGAAATTGACGTTCACACTGATGGTGGTTGGACAACTGCATATATCGATAAAGACCTCATTCTGCAGTTAGCAGAAATGATCAAAGAGCAAGATGAGCCAGAGCCAGAAGTTTCTGAGCGAATTGATGCAATGACTGCTCTCGAACGAATGATTCGAGGTTGAACATAATTTACACTGTGCAGATAGTTTAATAAGGTTCAGGTTAATTCTGTCCCTCAACAAAACGTTCCAGCGATCTGGCTGGGAAGTTAAGGTGAAAATCCTCGATGCACGCCAACGGCCCTGTAGCTGGACGGTCAAGCGAGCGACTCATAATCGCTGGATGGTGGTTCGATTCCACCCAGGGCCACCAAACGATAGGACGGCGAACGCTTGGGTTCAATTCCCACTTGATCTGATGGATTTCAGAGTCCTACAAAATTGATGAGGAAAATATGACTATCACTGCTGCATTCGATGCACTGCATAAAGAATACTCTAATTTAACACTCGAACGAATCATGAATAAGCCTGTAATTATGCATATTCCTGACGAGCTCATCACTGAAAAATTCAAAGGCGACACTCGACTTGCTGTTCGTCGTGATACTGCTGGTACATTAATTGAACCAGGCGATGTGGTTGCTTTTCCGACAGGTCCTAAGAGATTAGGTTATGGCATCGTTCTTGGATATACGAAGCAAGGTTATCGCTTATGGCAATTCTGGCGTGATGTTAAAGGAAATTATAACCTCGCATATTCATTGTTAGCTGCACCTGATGTGGCAGTTGTTAAGAAGGTCGGATACGTTCATTCGTAATAAATTCAAAGCCCTTGTAGTGTAGTGGATAGCACACGATCGTTCTAAGGTCGGTAGCCTGGGTTCGAATCCTAGCAGGGGTACCAATTTGTGAGAATTTTATGAAGTATGATTTAAATCAAATCAACGAAGCGCTTTCAGCTGGATTGATTTATGATAATTTTACTGTAACTGCTGATCTTATTTCATCAGTCGCTAAATTGCATTTTAAAGACATAGCTGAGCTCAAATCAAAACGAAATCGAAAAAGTATTTGGGCACTCGCTTGCAGAACAGCAGCTCTGAATTTGCTTAAATACAAATCAGATCAGATGATGGATAGAGATTTTAAAGAGTCATTCGTTTATATCATGACTGATTCGAAAAATCCTAACCTATATAAGATTGGTAGATCTATTGATCCATATTCTAGATTAGCCACGGCTAATACATTTTCTCCTTCGAGATCGTTTAAATTAGTGTCATTCAGATTTTCTGAAGATTCAGTTGAGTTGGAAAAATATTTGCACTCAATTTATAGCAGAGATCATGAAGAAGGAGAATGGTTCTATTTTTCCGACATTCAGTCTGTTATCGATAAATTGACCTCTAAATCTGCTAAATATGCAGATGTAAATTCACTGCGAGAATAACATCATGAAAGAAGAAGATTTGCTGCCATGTCCTTGCTGCAAGAATGATATGCCATTCAAGTACATCACTTATTCGACATGCGTTTTAGAGTGTAAGTGTGGAATCGGTATTGCAGGTTGTAAAGGTGCTGTTAAGGTTGTGTATGATTCATTTGATGAAATGCCAGATGAATTGAAACCTTACGCTAACCCAGCTAGCGCCCTGATCTTTATGAGAGATGGTCGAGAAGTTCACTGGGAAGAACACCGAAAATACGGCGTATCTTGTATGCGAGCATTTGAACATGCTGGTTTAACTGCCATCTGGAATAATGGACGCAAATAATGGATATCGGATCTGGTTCAGGATACCCATCCTCATCGTTGAGCAACTTTGCACCTCATGCTTTTCAAATTGATGGTATAGAATGTTCTTCTATGGAAGGATTTTTACAATCCTTAAAATTCAGCTCTCCTGAAATGGCTGAGCATGTTTGCACTCTCGTTGGTAAAGCAGCGAAGTTCAAAGGTAAAAAGAAACGTTGGTGGTCAACACAAACTCTGTACTGGAAAGGAATGCCATTCCACCGGGAATCAGAGTTCTATCAAGATCTATTGACCCGAGCTTACGATGCGCTGAACGAAAATACGAAATTCAGAGCTGCTCTTGCAGCAACTCGTAATGCAACGTTGACCCATTCTATGGGCAAGAATAAAGAATCCGAAACTGTTTTGACTGAACGTGAATTTATCCGACAGCTGAATCGTTTAAGAGAAAAGAATTTGGTGAGCTAGTTGGTAGTGTAAAGGACTACCAAGGCGACGACACTAGGTGGCAAACTGAGCAAGGAAGACCACCGGTTTCCTGTAATAAGGTTCGAGTCTATCGATAAAACTAACGCAGAACGTAAGGCAATACGATTCACGGAATGTTGGATAACCTTACATATCTCATCAGGTGAAACGCCCATTTATGGAGCAAAAGTAATCGAGATGATGCCCGCCGCTTAATAATGCGGGAACAGGTCATAGACCAGCCACCTACGTGTGGCACATATTCGGACCAACTATGTGAGATAGCATAGTGAGAGAAATCAACAACTGTCAGGTTTGACTCCTGATTGGTCCACCAAAAAGGAAGCCGAGAGTGACTCGAGTAAACTTTCGGTAAGTCGTCCAATTGTGAAGGTTCGCACTACTTGCATCGACTAGGCAACTGGGACAGCAAGCAACGATTTCACTGGGGCGCAAAGCGCATAGGATGAGACTGATGCCTCCGAGTCTTATGCGTTATTCGCAGGCCATCTGCCAGTAGGTGGTGCTGTCGATTCATGCGGTTGTAGCTCAGTTGGTAGAGCTTCTGATTTCCAATCAGACTGTCGTCGGTTCGAACCCGATCAGCCGCTCCAATAATATAGTTTACATCAATGCGCTTTTGTGTTATTATACTCCTATAAACTTAAAGGAGAACTAAAAATGACTACCGAACAAAAGCGAATGAACAGCTGGCTCAAACTGGTTAACAATCGTTATTCTGGTACTGCTGAATCAAAATTCCAATTCAGTATGGATGCTCGCTTCATGAAATTCCATCAGTCTGAAATCGATTATGGATGGAAGAAATTGATGTCTAAACGCAAATAACGAGAATGCCGTCTAGAGTGCACTCGAAGACGGAAGACTGATGAACAACCTCTGTGTGCATACAAGTTGTCTGAGTCGAACTACAAAGGGAGCCGGAAGGTTCCCTTTGTGGTATAAATAGGCATATACAAACATGAGGCTGCCTATGAAATCATTCAATGAATTTATCAACGAATCTGTGGAGCTTACTTTGACTGAAGCCAAAAAGGCTGATATCATCAAACTCGTCTCACAGTTCCATTCGTCAGAATATGACAAGTTCCGTAAAGCTGCTTACGGTGGTCACAACAGCTTGCTGAAATCAGCTACTGAAGTTGCCAAGGTATGGAAAGACTATCAACAATACACTAAGGAAAAGAAATGAAATCCTTTAACTCCTTCTTGAACGAAGGCGCTTATGAAATTAAGCAGGCTGCACTTAAGTCAGGAAAAGGTTATACCAACGACGCCGAAGGTAAACGTTTGTTCGACGCCGATTACAAACAATATGGCAACTCCAATCACTTGTTGAGCGCATGGAAATCATTCCAGGTTACAGGCGAAATTTTTGACAAGAAATTGCAAGCTTCATCTCCTGCTAAACCAGCAGTCAAGGAAAAATTCCCTGTTTCTACAGCCGAATTCAAGAAACTGGTTGATGCAAACAAGAAAGTCCTTGATGCATATGAAGCTGCTGGTAAACTGGCTCAAGAACTGATTCAGAAAATGAAACCTTTCTATGATGGCAAGAAACTGGACTTCAAAACAGATTATCCTTTGATCGCTGTTGCAGGTATCAAAGACATCACCGTTGGTGCAGATTTCACTGCGCGTTTGAAGAAGCGTCTCTCCGCCGCCGAAGAAGCCTTGCATCACTCGAAGAATCTCTAATCACACCTCGATACCCTGGATCATTCCAGGGTATTTTAGTATTCACTGCAATATAATCTATCATCACATCAAAATCCTTCCTCAGATCAATCCTGGTCAACTAAAAATATTTGCATTTATTTTCACAAAATTGTTTACATCCAGTAGCGATTGTTGTATTATTACACTATCAACAAAACAACTAAACTACCTGGAGAAATAAAATGAAAGACATCAACGTAATGAACAAACACGGCTACATCTTCGTTATCCAAACCAACATGGATATCGCAAAACTGGTAGAACGTGGTTGCTCTATCTTCCCGACTATCGAAGATCTTTATAAAGCAAAATGCGATAAGCTCGATGCTGAAATGGATGAAGTTGAAGGTTGCGAATTCACAATCCTCAATTCTCATGATGGCAGAACTTTCATCACAGACGCAATGCTGAACCAATGGGAACTGACCATCAACGAACTGGACTGGTTGGTCAACATGGATGAATGTGAACAACCAGAAATTCTGGAAGATATCATCGCTGAATATCAAATGTAAGGATACTGAAATGACTAAATTGCACGGATCACTCAGCAAGTGGACAGAAGATGATGTTCGACAAGAATTGCGCGAAATCAGAGAAAAAGCTGGCTTGAAAACCACTACCATGGAAGAATGGGACAGCATGTGGGAATCTTTAGGATTGATGCTGATTTGCTTACCGCATGATTCTGAGTTGGTTGAACACATCCAAACCTACATCAATGTGGATTTCGGCATCAGGCATCGCTACGCAATTCAACAAATGATGTAAAAGTTGTGTACAACACAGGAGATTTGAGATATAATCTCCTTGTTAAAACAAATTGGAGAATTAAAATGCAACGGTATCTTGAGCGATACACTAATCCTGAAAATGGTGAAGAGTGCTTCAAACGACTTTCAGTACTCGAAGATGATGGATTTTTCAGAGTCGTTAAAGAAACATATCGCGGCTATGGTACGATCGTCATTGCTAACATGCCAATTCGACCTTACATAACACGTAAAGGTGCAGAAAAAGCAATGATGAAATGGCAGCCAAAACAGTACAAAATGACCCTCGTAGAGGGATTAATGCAAGAAGGCAAAATCTAAGGAAAAGTTATGAAAATTTTGAAAATGATTGTTGAATTCATCCGTGCAAAATTCGCTACCTTCTATGCGAACAACCTGAGCCCAGAAGATGTGTACAATCGCTCAGTGATCGAACTGAACAACAAAATCACTGAGCTGCATCAGTTGGATATCACTGCGAATCGTCAAATTCGTCTGGCTTCCGACAAACAAGCTGAGCACAAAACGACTCATTCGAACAAAGAGAAGGAAATCCTTCTGATGATCGAAAAAGGTCATGAAGCTGACGATGTGATGGTTCAACTCGCATTGCAACACAAAATCATGGCTGAAGGTTATGAAAAGCGTGTTGAAGAACTCAAACAGTCTCAAATCAAGGCTCGTCAATCGGTAGCAATCCTGGGTCGAGAACTGGACAAAGCATCCGCTGGTTTGGAACTGGCTAAGATGAAGTCCGAAGCTCGTAAGATGGGCATGAGCACTCCAGATGAAGTCGAAGAATCTGCGAAACTGACCATCTCTAACGTTGATCACGTTATTCGCGAAGTTAACGCTCTGTGTGGTAAGAAAGAGGCCTCTGGTTTCGATAGTACAGACATCAATCTGTACAAAGCTGAACTGATGAAGAAAGCTGGTAAGTAACTGATAAAGGAGCCCGAAGGCTCCTTAACTGGAGGACTTGAGGAGAAAATCATGAAATATGAATTTGAACGCACAAACGGGATCATGTATCTGAACATCACCGCCAAGAAGCTCATTCGAGTAGATCTTCGGCGGCACAATTTTGAAGATTCAAATGCATTCTATGAACATCCAAGAGCCATGGCTCGAGCTCTTCGTCCAGCATTAGCAGAATTTTTGAAGTCCACTAATGGGATGGTGGAATATGAAGATTCTGATAAAGCGATCATTCTGGCTCTAGCTGCTAAGGCAGTCAAGATCACCTTAGATGCTCATGATTATCCATCTCGTTCAGTTGAAACTCGTGGATTGAAAACTGCATATGAGCAATTCCTTACGCGAGTTCAGAGCATGTTAGGAGTTGAAGCTCCTGAGTATGGACTCAATCCAATTGTCGAAAAATTCGTTGACAGCGAATGGTCTCAGTGTTTGTCATCATACATTCTTATTCCATATGAAAACACTGAAGAATACCATGATGTTCTCAACTCTCTGATGGCAGAAGGATTCCATTCATATTATGGGCGGTCAGAATATGTCATCATGATTCCTGGCAAAAATATATCATCAACACCAACTCGACTGGGAATGAAATGCACCCCAAGAAGCGATTTTGCTGGAACGTTTGGTGAACTACAACGAGTTGTAGAAGAAGTATTTGTAAACGAAGGTTGGACCTTCAAGCGAGCATTCACTACAGGATACTACAAATCGCTTCGGGACGAAGTCACACTTGAAGTAGAGATGCCGGACAAATTCGATGGTTTTGGCATTCAATTCGAACGAAATGGATTCTTTTTTGACTTCATTCTTTCTTCTGATAGTCGAATCAATATTTCGCCGAAAGAATTTTTCGATATGTGCTCTCAATACAATAAAGCACGAGTGACTCGTGTTCGACTTCAAAAATATATCGATGAATGTAGAGCAGAATATGACCCTACCTTCGTTAAAGGAGGTTCGAAATGATTCATAATGAATACGAAGATAGCATTGTTGTTCCATCAGAACCTACAGAAAAGCAATCTTATAGTGGTATCATAGCAACGATGATAGCGACATTCACTCTGCCAGTAGTCACTTACAAAACCACCACTTTAGCTGATGCATATTTCTATGGTGGTCATCAATTCCTTGGTGGAGTGATGGCTCTAGTATCAGCGGCACTTGTACTGTTATGTTTGATGCTGTTTATGGCCATGATTATGACTGGTTTGTGGACTGAGTGTTTCAGAGAAATAAAGCTGAACAACGCTAGATTCGAAATGAACAGCCGAGATTCTCGAGAAGATTATCTCAAAGACTGCAAGGAAAAATACTGATGAAGTGGTCTCGAAACATGAAATTCTGTATTGGATGGGTGGTTATGAGTTTGAGTCTTTTGGCACTGTCCATCATCTTCATGTACTGCTTCTTTGCGCACGTTAATTCAGAAGAATCAGTATCAGGAGCTCTGTACTTGTTTGGCTCAGCAATTTCAATTATTTTCTTTGGTGTGACAGCGTTTTATATTCCACGAAGCATCAGTGAATTTATCGGAGAATTCAAATCCAATAAGCGCAAAGTTAAAAACATCCGTGGTGATTTCATCCAATATTGTAAGGATAAGTATTGATGGCTATTGCAATCTGCATCAAATCTGAATCATGTGACAAATACATTTATGCATACGACACTGGAACTCCAGTAGAGACTATCAAAGAAGAACTGCTCGGCGATATGGACATGTTCGCACCTATCTGCGAATGGGAATACTCTGTCAGCCAGTCTTCTATGGACGTTAATGGAGACATTGACAATATGATGAGTGGCATCTTTGACGCTTCATGGGAAGGACGATGATTTTTACTGAAATGTATGAAGGAAAACTCGAAGGTCGTAAGCTGTGTAAAGGATGCAAGCAACAGAAACCTTACGACCTGTACGATAAGTCCGTTAACTCGGATGATGGATATCATCCTATTTGCATGAGATGCAAGCGTAAGTTTGTCCATGCGCATATGTTAAAATATCTACATCTTATCGCGCAATACGGCTCTCGAATGGCAACAACATATACGGTGAAATGATGGAAGTATCAGCTGGAGTTTTGATTTTTCGTAACGGTTCTAGTCCTGCCATTCTGATGGGTCATGCTACTGGAACAAATCGATGGGACATTCCTAAAGGTCATATCGAAGAAGGTGAAGCACCTATCGAAGCAGCATGTCGAGAGTTGAAGGAAGAGACTGGAATCAACATCATCCCATCTTATCTGATGGACATCGGCCGCCATGAATACATCAAAGGCAAGAAAGACCTGCATTTGTTCGTTTACACTGGATTCCAGGATTTTGTTCCTGCTAAGTGTGTATGCACATCTTACTTTGAACGTGACGGCGAACAAATTCCTGAAATGGATGCCTTCGCATGGGTTCATCTGAAGAACCTGAAAAAGTACGCTGGGAAGAGCCTGGTTGCATTGATCAATGAATTGTCAATTAAACACAAATTCTTCTGAATAAATATCTCCTGAACAATCAGGAGGTAAAATGACAATTTTTGAAATGCTGGCCTTTGATGAAGGTCTCAAATTAACCGTATACCTTGATACTGAAGGGTTTTGGACTGTAGGTATCGGCCACCTGCTTACAAAAAATCCAAGTAAAGCAGTGGCAATAGCTGAACTTGACAAGCTCGTAGGTCGTAGTACTGGCGGAACCATTACCAAGGCGGAAGCTGAACGTATATTTGCCCAAGACGTTGCGAAGTCTGAGAAAGGTATCCAAGGTAATGCGGTTCTAGGTCCAGTTTATGCTGGTCTAGACGCTACTCGCAAGATGGCTTTGGTCAACATGACATTCCAACTAGGCGTAGCAGGCGCAGCAGGTTTCACTAACTCGATGAAATTGCTAGCAGCCAAACAATGGAAAGAAGCAGCTATCAACTTGGCCAAATCCAAGTGGTATAATCAAACTCCAAACCGTGCAAAACGAGTAATCTCAGTGTTTGAAACTGGAACTCTCGCAGCATATAAATGATTCGGGCCTTCGGGCCCTTTGAGGAAAATATGAACACTCTGAATATCAATGAATCAACAATTCTCGGTGGCAACTTGACTGTTTCTGCTGAACCTCGCATGGCTTTCGGTGGTTGGGTCGATATCAACATCGACTGGATTCCAGATAACGCCGATGATGCTCAAGAATCTGTTCGTTTGACTCCTACAGTCGAACAGACAAAACTGCTGATAGAACTTTTGACCAAAGCTGTTCGAGAAGTAGAATATCAAACTGCTAAGGATTTTGATACCAAATCAGAACTTGGCTAATAGCAGTTCCCGAAATAAGCAAACCCTTATGAGGCAACAATGAAAAAATTAACACACCTGTACTCCGCCCTGATGCATGCTCACAAAGACCGTGTAATCAGCATGGAAGAAGATCAAAAATATTTCCATCACATGTCACCAGCGATGATTTTCCAAGAATATTGCACTTTACGAATCGATGCTGGTCGTCAGTCTGGAAAATCTACTGCAGCTATTGATTTCGCTCATGATTGGATTAATGATGGTGGAGATGTTATCCTTATCGGATATAAGTCGACATACAACAGAGAATTCGTAGCTAGACTGAAAAATCTCTGGCTCTACAGAAACTCGTTTGATCTGCCTGAGTGGCATGACGTTAAAAAGCGAATTCATGAATTTGCAGGAATTCGTTCATTCTTAGGAATGGATTCTCGTTTTCGAGGAATTAGACTAGGTAGAGTCCTGGTATTGATCGACGAACCTATGGACAGACTGCCAGAAATCAGAAAGATCTACGAAAAATATCACCAGGACGTTTCTCCTGCTACAAGCAGAACAAACTATCAACTACCAGTTTTCATGGTTCTAGGATGCCAATAATGACTGACCGCCCAGGTTTAAATCCACAAGCTGAAGCAATAGTACCTATCACTATCAATGTGCCAGAGTCACTGGTCGAGGAGTTCCTCGGCTACATGAGTGACGGTGGCGGCGAATATGGATTCATGGAAGCTGTATCTTCTATGGAACTCGGTTTTGGCGTAACGTTCAACTACAGCTTTAAAAACCGAACCATTGAAATCGAGAAGGTCGACAACGAAGAATAAATACCTCTACGAGGTGAATGAGGGAGCCTTTGTGCTCCCTCTTGTTGTTTTTGTTGTACATCCATCGCTCATTTGATATAATGGTCCTATCAACAATAGGAGGATATCATGAGTGCAGAAGTACATATTCGTAGAAGTAAAATACGTCGCATGTTCGAGCAGCAATTCCGTGTTCTGAACAACAAAATCGAACAAGCCATGATCAACACAGGTTATGGTGCTAAGTTCCACATCAAGTATTCACCTCATTTCCTTGATCGCGTCATCATGCGTGATATCGAAGAAAAATCAGTTCTTGATCTGCTGTCTTCGTTCGGTAACGAAGTTGTATTCGAGGAAGTAATGGACTACCTTTTCCTTCCTCCAGTACCAGATGACATGAAACTGGACCCAAACGTTCGCTATCGTGAACTGCGTTTAGAGATCACTAACGGCAAACTATGGATCGGTCTAACTGCTGATAAAGTTCAGCACTCTCCAGATACTTATGGCCTCTGCTGCCGCATGGGTATCGTAAACGAAAAACGAATGGCTGGTAAAACATCGACACGATTAATCGACTTACGTAAGGACTAAAATGAAGAAGCTGCTTTTAGCTGCCCTTCTTTCAGCGTCTATGAGTGTTTCGGCTTCAAGCCTTGATAAGGTCAACTTCACGGACACTCAGTTCAATAACCTGCATTACGCATATGTATTCGGGGAACAGTACACGCGAAAGGGCGAACTACGAAAAGATCACGGCGAAAGAGGCCTTGGTTACATTATGGCCGCAATCGCTTGGCAGGAATCATCTGCTGGTACAAACAGTACAGGTGGAAAGAACCATCATGCATATGGCATGTTCCAGAACTACTTGCCTACTCTGAGAAATCGAGCTGCACATAAAGGCTTGAACATGAGCGATAGACAACTAATCAATCATGTGAGTACACGCGAGAATTCTGCAGCATGGGCATATGAAGAGCTCAACTACTGGTTGAACGTACACAAAGGCGATACACGAAAAGCACTAGCTTCGTATAACGCTGGATGGAAAATCAAAAATGGAATGAAGTATGCTAATGACGTTCTGTCAAAAGCAAATTATCTTAAAGCTAACGACTACTTTAAAAATCTGGAGTAATAAATGGTAAAAATCGTTCTCGGCACGATTCTTGGTCTGTCACTAGCCATGCCAGCTACTGCAAAGATCTATGATCCAGTAATGGAAGAGAATCTGAAAATCGCACGAATGTTTTGTGTCGAGAACTCTGATTGCGTGAATCTGCTTGCTCTGGAACTTGATGATGCCTACCGAAAAGGAAAGCGTCTACAAGGTTCAGATCGGCCGTGGAACCTGAATGTTAACAGACAAACCAAGGAATTGACGACCTTGTGCGACACTGCACCAAATAAGCAAGTCTGTAACGTCTATAGAATGAAATTGTTAGAGCGATTCATCGAAGGTCTTGATGGCCTATAAGATAGCGGCTTCGGCCGCTAAAAGAGGAAACTAATGGCACAACTCTATTTTCACTATGCATCAATGAACGCTGGCAAATCCACTCACCTGTTGTCTGTAGCTCATAACTACAAAGAACGTGGAATGCAAACGTTGATAATGAAACCTGCTATCGATACCAGAGATTCAAAATCTGAAGTTGTATCTCGAATCGGACTTCGAGCAGATGCAGTACCTATTGTAGACGGAATGAACCTTATCGAATACTTCCGTTATGCCATGTCAGTGCAAGACATTCATTGTGTTCTGATAGATGAGGCTCAATTCCTTAGTTCCGAACACATCTACGAATTGTCTGAAATTGTTGACAAATTCAATTGCCCAGTCATTTGCTATGGACTTCGAACTGATTTTCGTGGCGAGTTGTTTGAAGGTGCCAAGGCACTGTTCCAAGCAGCTGACAAACTTGTAGAAATGAAAGGTGTATGTCATTGTGGTCGTAAAGCTACAATGGTTGCACGAATCGATAAAGATGGAAATGCGGTAATCGACGGCCCTCAAGTAGAGATGGGAGGTGAAGATCGATACGTTTCGCTTTGTCGAAAACATTGGAAAGAAAAAATCAACTCTTAGTATACATTACGTCCGCATTGTGATAAAATAAAAATCTGCAAATGAGGAGAATATTATGAAAGTAGAATTTATCAGTTGGGACGAACTCACAGAAACAACGCCTGCTGGTTTTTACAACGGTGATTTGAATGTTACCAGGCCAGGCGTTCCTTCAATTTACCGACCTAATCCTTTTCCAAAATCCAATATCGCTTTGATGGGCGGTCGTCGTGCTGGAAAAGACTTCTTCTATATCGATTATGAGCACTCCACTATCGGAGATATCTCTCGAATCAACCCTCAACGATTTTCTCGTAAAGGAAAATTCACCGAAGCTGATGCATTCATCGGTATCAAAGAGCATCATCCTGATGTTTGCTACAACGAAAAATTCAAACAAGTTCTTCTGAAGTGTCGGAGCCAGAAATGAAAACGACTAGTGCAGGTATTGGAATGCCGTTGATTGTCATTGGATGCCTTATGATGATCGTTTCAAAATGCAGCTATACTCCTAACGAGAGCCAACCTAGCGATGAGTTGAAGATCTGCATCATTAAGGCAAACGAAACTCAGAAAAACTACGTCTTCAAAGACGGAAAATGTTTTATGGAGGCAGAATGAAAGATACACTTCTTCGCTGTATGTTGATATTCATTATGGCTGCTGTGTTAACTGCCGGGTTTTATCGAGAATATGCTGACTCTGAGAAGGTAATTGAATCTATCACTGAGGTACAGAAATGAACATCAGAGAAAAATTCTTGTTTTGTTTATGCGTTCTAGGAATCGTCGCTTGTGTCGTCTTTGCTATCGACGATTTAGGTAAGCCGAGTGAACGACCAGCCAAATGTGCAGAACTCGCCTCGAAACTCGATTCTGAATACCACGTGATCGATGATCGTTGCTACATCAAAGGTTATGGCAAAATTAAGGCAATCGACTTATGACCTTCATTGAAGAACTCAAGTTGTTGAAACTTCGACACGATAAAGCAGTCATATGCATTCGATGTCTCAAGGTGTATGATCTTAATCTAGAATCAGTTCTAGTCAAGACCAAAGGTCTGAAGGAAAAAGAACGAGCATGTCCTCGATGCGAGTGCAAGGTGTACTACTCATGATCACTGAAGAGGCGATGATGAGGTACTGGAAAGAGAAAGTTCGTAAGCGTAAAGTAGCTCTTTTGTTGAAATACGGTCCAATACCAAAGGATAAGAAATGAAATTCCATCATAAGGCTGGATTCCATTAAGGTACTTAACTTAATGAGGATTCAAAATGTCAAGAACAATACGTCGTAAAGGTTGGAACTACTGGGAATCTGCTGCTCATGATGCAGTGAAAAACAACCCTCTTTTCGGCAACAAAGGTTGGATTATCAGAGCAAACATGCCAATTGAATATCAGCGAGCAATTGCTGGTCAATGCATGATCGTTGATGATGTTGCGAGTTTTATTCATCGTGACCTTCATCAGAACTACCGTCAAGATTCATACAAATACTGGTTGGACTACAAGGATTCAGGAATTCGCACTAAACAGCGCAATGCACTGAAGAAAGTCATGGAAGGTTTTGAATATCCAGTAGACGAAAAATCCATCATCAAGGCTCATCGTGGCATTGCTGAATGGGTTGAATAAAGTTGCACTTTGTTGTTTACATCCATGGACGGATGTTGTATTATTACACTATCAACAAAACAACTAAACTACCTGGAGAAATAAAATGATCTTAGCAAATGTTGAAATACAATCTTACGACTTAGACCACACTAAAGAAACTCTTGATTCTGCCAGAATCAGCTACAATGTTGAACCTTTTTCAAACTGCTGGTTATTCGATATCGTTGGTACACCTGAAGCAGTAGAAAAATGGATGAAAGAAGAATTTCTTGTTGGTATGGATGCAGAAACTGCAGCCGAATTTATGGCAGACATCGTGTATATTGGAGAATAAATCATGAATTTCGTAACTGTAGAAGACATTCAACCAGGCGCCGAGTTCTACGAAGTTTTCGCTCCATTTGGTCGAGAGCCTGAACTGATGAAAGAGACTGTCGTATGCAACGGCGAACCTTTCCGTGGAACATGGTCCTTCGAAAAAGACCTCGTGGATGTATCAGTTGGTCCAAATCACTGGTCTATCAAACTTGGCATCGCCCAGGATATGGAAAAGCACCGAGATATTCGATCGCTTTACGATCTGCATATCTTCAAGACCAACAAGGTCTATAACCACACCCGCTGGTTCCACACGAAGAAAGAAGCAGAAGAGTGGATTGAGATGATCAAATTCGCTCAAAATGTACCTGGGTTGGTTACTGGTCCTTCTGTATAAATAGTACTGAGTATTCTTCACAAGAGGTGATTATGGAAATTCTGGAACACATCAAGTTACGTAACAAGACTCGTGCCGAATTAGAAGCCCATTTAAAGGAGATTCATCGTGAGTGTGCCGCTCGCTGGGTAGATCTCAAAGATGGTACCTTCAGTTCAGTGTCGTACGGACAGTACCAGAAGTTAAAGAACTATCACGAACAGGTGAAGAGTGTCTTGACGCACAAAGAACACACTGGCCAACGTTAGGAGGGACTATGTCCCTTATTCGAAAAACTGCACTAGCTTGCTCTGTTGGTATGTTCTTGACTTTTTCTATGCCGATTTCTAACGCTGCAGAAGGGAATTTCAAGGACTATGCTGATGGAGCTATGTTAGTTTATAGCAAATTCAAGCAACCGTCCAAAACAGAGTCTGAGCAATTCTACAGTTACATAAAATCTCGATGGGAACGCGAGAACTGTGAATATTGCATCTTGCCTGGTAAAAAGGCTGCTGAAGAGTATGCTGTATTGAGAAGAGTAGAACTTGAACACGATGGAATTTAAACGATTTGTTGAAGCAACAAGCCCAGGATCCAATATTGACAAGCTGATAGGCATATGTCTGATGAGTAGTGGTTTCATTCATTCGAAACACTTCGCTACGAAATCTTACGCACATCATAAAACCTACGACGACTTTTATAAGGAAATGCCTGAAAAGGTAGATCGTTTTGTCGAAACGTACCTGGGGACAAGAGAGTACACCGAGCAACTACCTAATGCTCTTCCAGAGAGCGCTGTAGAATTGTTGCAGTCAATTATAGCATTGTCTGAGGGTGTATATGAGGAACTATCTCATGCTGAGCAATCACTGTTGGACGACATTGGTTTCATTGTGTCGACAAACACTGTACTTGCTTAAACTAAAATGAAGGAGCCTTCGGGCTCCTTTTGTGTTTTTGATGAAAATAAATGCATTTTTATTCACAAAAATGTATACATCCAGTTGTAGATGTTGTACTATTACTCTATCAACTAATACACAAACTGGATAATTAAAGATGAACAACGTTACTATCAAAACTGGAAAACTCTTCAATAAAGAAATCTCTGGCACTTACCCACTCGTAAAAACTTGGTTCCCATCTGAAGCACCAAATGGACCAGGCGATGGTAAAGTAGTTATCCTAAAAGATGGTAAAGAACGCGGAGTATGGGTCTACAAAAACGACATCGAAATTTCTGGCGAAGCACCATCAATCGAAATCATCGAAAATCCTAACGTAATGCGTGAACGAATTCAAAAACGCTTCAACGTCATGGAATTGATGACTAACGGGATAATTAACGGAAACATTCGCTCGATGATCATCTCTGGAGCTGCTGGTATCGGTAAAACCTACAGCTTAGATAAAGCACTTCAAGCTGCTCATGATTCTGAACAAATCGACTACAAGATGGTAAATGGTAAAATCTCTGGTATCGGACTTTACACTCGCTTGTGGGAATCACGTCAATCAAATTCAGTGCTGCTGATTGATGATGTGGATGTCTTCTCAGATATGGACATCCTCAACCTCCTCAAAGCAGCACTTGATAGTGGAGAAAAACGCAAAGTATGTTGGTCAACTGCTTCAAACTATCTCGATGAAATGGGAATTCCTAACGAGTTTGACTTCGAAGGTACGGTAGTCTTCATCACTAACGTTGATGTTGATAGAGAGTTAGAACGTGGTTCTAAACTTGCACCTCATATCGGAGCTTTGGTATCTCGCTCAGTCTACTTGGATTTAGGAGTTCACACAAACGAAGAAATCATGATTCGTGTTGAAGATGTTGTGATGAAAACCAAAATGCTGCAGAACAAAGGTCTCCACAACTCAGAAGTTATCGAAGTTGTAGAATGGATGCGTCACAACGTAAATCGTCTTCGTAACGTATCACTTCGTACAGTACTCTACGTTGCAGATTTCGTAATGACTGACAAGAAAAACTGGAAAGAAATTGCAGAAGTTACCATGCTGAAATAAGAATCACAACGAAGGAGCTACGGCTCCTTTTGTGGTATGCGCTGTTTGTAACATGGACTTAGTCACAGACAAAATGATGTTCCTCAGGATTGAACCTTCACATTTAAATGAGCAGTTAATATAATCTATTGACTAACCAGGAGTCCTCGTGGCGGAACATGAAAATAAATGCATTAATTTGCAAATAATGTTGTACATGGAATAGCGAATGTTGTACTATTATCCTATCAACAACAAGAGGATTAAGAAAATGACTCCAACTAACGTAATTGAAGGTCGCTGCTTCGTCGTAAAATCTTTCCGTACTGACGATGGAAAATATTGCTCGATTGGGCACAAGGAAAATACGATTGCGTTCAATAGCGTAATCGACGGAAAAATTCGAGATCACGAAGTCTCACAAGCTTTGTTGTTCTCATCAAAATCTCAGGATACGTGTGTCGAATTTATTGCAACTGAGCTTGAAATTACTGCTGACGAAGTGAACGAACTGATTCGCTCAATTTTTCGTGGTTGGAACAAATGAACGGATGGGGACCAAGTGATGATGGATTTGAAACGCGCCAAGCAACCATTGACGAAGGCATTGCTTATGCTCGACTCAATCTACAGCTCGCAAACAGTAGACCGTCGAAAACGCACTGTGAAGACTGTGAAGAACCAATCCCTGAGCAGCGTAGAAAAGCAGTACAAGGTTGCCAGTATTGCGTTCAGTGTCAACAACACCACGACACGATAACGCAATCGTTCTACAATCGCAGAGGTTCAAAGGATTCACAGTTGAGGTAGATATGATATACGTCGATGTATTGATGGACCATGGATGGAAAATGAGAGGTCATCGAGTTAAGAATTGCCACATGTTTTGTGATGGTGATCTTGAAGAACTCCATCTCTTTGCAGAATCAATAGGGATGAAACGATCATGGTTTCAAAATAAGCGAGTTCCTCACTACGATCTACGAGAAGTTCGTAGAAATGATGCAGTCTTAAAAGGTGCTAAGGAACTGACTCGTAAAGAAGCAGTGGCTATATGGAAAAAACTTTATCCGAAGGTAAAATAATGTTGTACATCCATGGACGGATGTTGTACTATTACACTATCAACAAAACAACAACTTGGAGAATTAAAATGGAAACCATCAAAACTCAGCAGAACATTTTCGATATCACTCTCGGCAAAGTTTACTCTACCTTCATCGCTCCTGGAATGGACATCATCGTTATCCCTACTGCGGATATCAAAGATCCTCGAGTCGGAGTACGAGTACTTCAGCAACAAGCACCTCAGCTGAAAATGCGTGAATGTATCGACATCCTGAACAACTGCATCAAACTGCTTAAAGGAGCAAAATAATGGCTAAGATTCAACTGGATATGGCTGGAGACGTAGTTGGTTCCGATATCGTTTTCGATGATGGTTCAAAACTCTCAGAAAGTATGGGAAAAATGAAATTCACCATCCTCATGGAATCTGGACCTGGCGGTGGTTGGCCTCTCGTTGAAATCGAAGGTGATCGAAAAGACATCATCAATTTCCTTCGCAACGAATATTGCGACTGTGAAGACGACGTACAATTTCACATTGACGAAGTTTTAGAAGGTTAATGTTTACAACGGCTATCATATATGTTATGATAGCCTTACTGAAACTGAATAACATTGAGGAATATATCATGGCTCGAGTAAAACACTCTTCTGAACTGCAACCTGGCAACATCGTTTATCATGTATACGGCTGCGATCGTACAAACACAAAACCTGACCCTAAGAACATCATTAAGATGATCATTCTGGGAAAACCAACTATGCACCTGCTAGGTACATGCGGTGGGAAATTTGATGGCTGGGAATCTCCTTTCATCAAAGTTAAGGTCATCTACGAAAATGCTCTTTCTGGCACCAGCGAATACGACACTGAATATTCTCTGCATGACATGGGAATCATGGATTTGGGCGAACGTTCTGAACTCTACAACTTGAACCGAGTCTTCAAGTCTCGTGAAGAGGCAGCAGCTTTCCAACTCGAACTCACTGAAGACATCTTCAGCGATGACGATGATGCAGAATTTGCAAAGCGTCGTCCAGCAGAACAGCATTTAGCTGATCGCGAAATGAGTCGCTTAATGTATGAGTCTCACGACTATGATTACGACTACGCTGGATATGAAGAAGGTGCTTTCGGAGATGACGAATGAAACTGATCAATGAAATTCGACAAGTCACACTGGAATACACTCCAAACTGGCATGGCTGGACTTGCGGACCTCAGCAGTTGAAAGTGTCATACAATGAAAGCTTGGATAGTTTTTGTTTTGAACACGATGGTGTGTTGCTGTTCATCGACGGCCCAAAGCTTCAAAATCCAGGAGAATACGAAATTGACGAGTTCAATTTCAATTTCGATATCTCAGTTATCCAGGCAATGGACATCATGAAAATGGTATGGGAGTGGATTCATCCATGAGACACGAACTTGAAGTTGGATATTGCGTTGTGACTGAAGAGTACAATCACACTCGCATCGAGATTGTAACTCACAAACTTTCAGAAGGTTATGTGCTGCTGGATATCACTCCAGCTATGCCGAAAATTACTGGCCATCTTGAGCGATATGTGAAGAACAATCATTCATGGGCATATTCATCTACTGTGCATCGTTTTGCGACGGATAATCCTGAATATCATGCGAAATTCGCTGAACTGATGCATAAGATTCACGACGAAAACTCTGGACGCAATTCATGAAAGACGTAACCTCTAAAGAGTTTGAAGCTCCGTACACAGGTATCTGGCCTAAAGGTCATGTACCTACTCAAAATATACAGGTCCAAATTCTCGATGATACAGTAGTTATTCAAGGAGCGTTTGCTGATGAATACATCGATATGGACCCTCAAATCGCCCGCGAAATCGCACAATACATTCTGGATAACGTACCATGCAAATCGAAGTCTTGAAATCGAAAACTAAACTGACTCAATCCATAGTCAAGCAGATGCCGGCTGCCAAGGCACATGACATCGACTGGGCCTATGAAAACAAAGGAACTGCTCTTGGGCATGTCACCTTTTATCCTGGTTATGGCAAGATGGGAATCATCAAAGGAATCAATGACTACTATCTTCTGCCGATTGTCAACGTCACAACATCCGGCCCTCATCAAGGTGTATGGCTTAAAGAGTCTGGCACTTATGCTGCAGAGTATCATGTAACAGCAGAGCGATTCCGTCGAGCAGATGCAGTCTACACATTCTCGACTTTAGAGGCGGCCGAAGTATTCCGCACTCGAATCAATACTCTGATGAATCTGTGTCGTTCTAATCATATCTACGTATAGGAAAATCATGGAAAAGGTAAAAGCACATAACGCAACGATGAATATTCAGCGTTCTAGCCGTGATGCAATTGGTGGTTCATTCATCGAAATTCACATTCCAGAGGCTGCTCGTGGAGTCTCATCCATGGTTCTAACATACCGTCAAGCTGAAGATCTGATTGCAGCTATCCGTAAGGAAATGAAATGAAAATCAAACGTGACTCTCGACTGTATCGGTATCTTTCGTTCTGGCACACTGAGCGAGATATGCCAAAGACTAACTGCCAGGTATTCCGCACTCTATTCCTGAGCAGCGTTGTTCTTCCAGCTGTACTTATTTTCTGTCTAGGTGCAGTCGCTTACGCTATGCATGATTTCAGTGCAACTGTCCTTGGTATGGACAACTGGCTTGCATGGTTCTTAGTTCCACAGGCCACAGCGTTCACTGCTCTGTGTTTTGTTGCTCTTGAACGAACACTGACCGCATTCAATAACTGGCTGGGTGAATTGCAGTTCAAGTCAAAGAAAAAGAAGGAAGATGGACCTGTCTGTAGTTTGGTTCAGTACGTTGATTAAACCAAGTTAAACAAGAAATAAACGTAAATGGAAACCATCCTACGTAAAAAATCCTCCTGAATAAGTATAATATATAAGAGATTTGTCGAAGAGGTGACGTACGATGGTTCCATATTACGTGAAACGGAAAACTGTAGATGAACCAACGCCTGTGAAGCATGGACAAGAGTTGGTTATTGTTGATAATCTACGTGCTGGTTATGAAGAACATTTTACTTTGATTTCTGTTGCATATTCTATGAAGATGGGATGTGGTTTTATTGTTGGTGGGAATGAATTTGGTGCTGTCCTAATGAATGGACTCACCACTGATTATGCTGCTGTTCGTAATGATGAAGAAATACGAAATCCGAACTGGGATAAAAGAGCTTTCATTATCGTTAATGGTCGTAGATATTGCTTGGCAATCCGAGCGTCTGATAAGCATCTTGTGATTGATTTGCCTGTTGTGATTTCCAGAAAGCAACCAGTTCGTATTGGTGATTATATTGTTGGCACTGATTATCGTGAATGGGTGGCCGAGTGCATCACTTCCGACGGGAAGCTGGTCATGAAGGCTATGGATAAACATCCTCCATATACTGAAATTGTGACTGTTGATACTCCAGAGTTGCAGAAGTATTTTGGAATAACGTATGAGTAGATAATGATTCAGATTGATTGTGATTTTAATTTTGGTCGTAAATTGACTGAAGGATACATGGCACAAATCGAAGGTCGTAATTACCGCTTCCATTCTACCCAACGCCAAGTAGATTTTGCTCCTTATCGAGCTGCCTTTTTCGTCAGTCAAGATGGTAGTCATGAATATGTTGTAAAGTATAGAAATTCTGTTTATGATTTTTGTGAGCGCTTCGTTGGTGATACGCAATCCATAGAGATTGATAAAATTCCAGGTATAGACCCTTACTGGGATTCCGTAACCGGCTGGAGACTGAAATGATTTTCTTGATTGTATTGTATTTGATTGCTACTCCTTTTGGAGCTTCTTTGTGCGGTTGGCTGTGGGCTAAAACCTACGGCAAACCTGTGTCTAAGACCACTTTGACCATTGCACTTTTCACATGGCCTATGATGTTGGCCACCTACCTTATTGCGTTGATTGCATTTCATGTTTTCAGCTTCTTCGTTCGAGTATTCACTCGTTGGTCAAACTTCCTGAACACTAAACTTTAAGGGCTTCGGCCCTTTATTTTTGTCAAAACGTTGTACATTAACTTGAAAATGATGTACAATTATTCTACCTGAAAATACGGGAGAATAAAATGAAACATACCAAATTCAGAGCTTCGAGAAAGCATCTGACGGTAGAAGAAATAACCGGGATGATATCTCGAATCGATGGTTGGCTTTCTACTGAAACAGATGAACGGAGCATTCGAGTACATAAAGCCGTCAGAGCTCAGTATCTCGCAAAGTTGAACGAAGCTAAAAGGGCTTTCGCTGAGACAGTAGGAAGGAAGAAATGATTCAACTTGAATTATTCGTCGAGCGATCGGTTTTATTTGAAAATCTAGTAGCTCGACGGAGAGACGAAAATGCATTTCTCGAAATATGTGATTGCAAACTGTGGAAACACAAGTTGTCTCCAATCGCCCAGAAGGCACTAGCGTTGATTTCGTCCGATCGAGTTTTAATGGCTCATCAACATAAATTTGAAAAATCTGTGAGAGATTCGATATGAAAAACATTTCAGAAAAATTGGTAAAGTTCGTAAACGAAAAACTTGACCTGATTGACCCAGAATCAAGTCAATATCCTCGATTGGATACGTATTACATAACACCAACTAAACGTCAAAGCAAACCACGTAAAATGGCTGATGGCATTCTGATCAGTGCTATCGAATCTGCATGTGGTGGAAGCCGCCGAAATACTGAAAAGTGCAAAGAATTTTGCATGACTTACGTGCATGCTCTGCAAGATTTCATGACGAGCATCAATTTCTTCGAGCATGCAACGCCGAAACAAGCCAAGCTGATGAAGGAAATCGTTCAAGATGCTCCAACTCGTTCCTCCATCGAGAGCATCGTTTATCTGTTGCAGCGAGTTCGCTGGCCACAAGAAGAACGTCTCAACAAAATTAAGCGAATCGGACGTCGTTCTGAGGATAGCACTCGTACTGGCTATCGGACTTATTCAGATCACAACACCGTCAATCTCTGGGCAGCGGTGAACAAATCCTTTAGCAAAGATTTTTCTGCTATCTGGAAAGATCTGAACAACCTCAAAGACCAGCGACAGACTAAAATTCGGCTAGAACATTTTAATTCTAACCCAACCCAGCCGTTCAGAATAAGTCATCCTGGATCTAATAGGCTGATTTTGTCTATTGATTTGTATCCAAGTCGTTGTGGGAAAACTTCTAGCCGATATAAAGCTGATGCCGGAAAGCTGCGCGCCGAATTTTGTTTGAAGATGAAACGTCTCCTGAATTTGATGTATGGTATCCATTCATACACTGTGACTGATTTGAATCCAACTACGCCAGGTAAGCATCCAATTTCACTGGACTTTGAACTCGAATTGAAAGCCGAGCCAATCTACCGAGAATCTGAAGTCTCTATGAGCCATGAAGAATTCCACATCGACGAAAAGATCGAAACTCTGTTCAACATCGTCAAAACCCGTCAAGAAATTATGGGCGGTGCCAAGAAAATGTTGGAAGAAGCCCAAAACGATTTCACTCGTACTTGCAAAGAATACGATCTTGCAGTAGAAAAACACAGAAAAGCAGTTGCAGCTAAAGCAGCACTGGCCCAATACAACGAACTGATCAAGGAAATTCAATGAGCTCTAAACTGAATGTGCGCAAATTTGGTATTGTTAAGCTGAAAGAAATGTCTGACAATGCATGGTTAAACATTGCTGGTATTGATGCTACATCTTCAACCGGCATAAAGCTGAAGAAATTGGAAGGTCAGCTCATTGAAGATGCGGTGGTCTTCGACGAATATGACGATGGAATTTATCTTGACACCTGGGTAGATGCGCGTGCACTCGGAGCGTATTGTCTGCCATTCTCATTCTTCGAAGTCGTTTCAGGCGAAGTAGAATGATTTGGAAGGTCACCAAAAGTGGAAGAGTCTTCATGGATGGTGACCTTCCTTTGGTCCTTAATAAAGGAACCACATACCGTATATCAAGGTCATGGATTACGTTCTATGAGGTCAATGATCCAATTCTCGTAAAGAAGATCATCTACATCGCTCATAAGTTTAAGCACCTTGAGCGATTAGACTCAGTTTTGGTATACGATTACATAACAGCATTACTTGCCTACCATGATTTCTCTTACAGTTTCGGCGGATTCATCTGGAATTCCGTTATGCAGGCTGAACGGGAAATGTACGAATTTAACTGAGGGAACTATGATTACGATTTACGGCTTCAATCCTGAACACTTCACCTGTGCACCATGCATCAATGCTAAACGCTTCTGCGAAATGAAGAAGATTCCGTATGAATTCATTTCGGTTTCAAGCGGCAGTAGCATGGGCCAAGTAGAGTTCGACGAAGAAGTCCTCAAAACTCTCGCCGCTCGACTGGGTCGTCCAGATACCCGTGGTTTGTCGATGCCTCAAATCTTCGAATACAATGATGATGGTGATCACTACATCGGCGGATTCAGTGACTTACGGACCTACAAATGAAACAACTAGCAGATGTCCTTAAACTTATTGCGGACGAATTCTATGAAAATGGAAAGGAACCAGGAGAATCCTGGGATTTGGTGGATGAGGACGATTGGACAGACGAGGGGAAATATCAGTACCGCTCCGATGTTTATTTCATTCCTGAGCATGACGTGCATGTCTGTGTATCTTCAAGCCGTTCCGGTTCTCATTGGAGTGATTGGTACTACGGTGACTACTATTTTTCCATTGTAGCACCACAGACTAAAACCGTTACTGTGACTTCTTATCCTTCTCTTGAAGGTGATTGGAACGAGGCGATTATCAATGGCGATTGAAACTGTACGGCCAGCCCATGTAGATCGAATGCTGCTTGAAAAATCTGAATTGGCTGGCAAAATCATGGCTTTGGAAGCGTTCATTAATGGTAAGGTGTTTGTTCAGCTCCATGCTATCGACCAGCAACTGCTTGAACAACAGCTCGCTGCAATGAAGTCCTATGAATTCATTCTTAAACAGCGGCTGATGAGAGCATCATGAAATATCCAGGAAATACGATCGCTCTTTCCCACTTCGGTGGGAAAGAGGTAAAAATATCAGCAGCTCTTTATTCACTTGCTGCCCAAGAAAACAATGATGGTGATGAAGGTAATCTGATGCAGAAAGCAGCTGATTACATCGTCTGGTTAGAAGAGCAACTCGAATTTTCCGACCGACAGTTTTAGCTGATAAATAGTCCTATACACTTAATAGGGCTACAGCATGTTATTGACTGGCAAATTATACAAAGAAGAAAAACAAAAACTTTTTGACGAACAGAACGGAATATGTCCGATCTGTAAACGTCCTCTCACAGGTGATGTCCAACAGCATCACCTAGACCATGATCATGCTTTATCAGGTCCGAGTGCAGGTAAAGTCCGTGGGTTGCTGTGTAACCTTTGTAACGGCGCCGAAGGACAGATGAAGCATAAATTCAATCGGTCAGGTTTGAAAAGCAGAGATGTGGATTACATTGAGTGGTTGGAAGCGCTTCTTGAATACCTCAAGAAAGACCACTCACAAAACAATCTGCATCCACAATATGTAACGGATATAAGCAACCAATTCAGTCGTCAGTCAAAAGATGATATGATATCCGAAATGAAACAACGTGGATTTGAAGTCGAATCTTGGAAAACCAAGGATGAGATTGTCAAATCATTCAAAAAGCAGTTCAAAAAATCCTTGTGAGGAAAATATGAAAACTGGTGTTTGGTATCGATTCAAGAATCAGCAAGCGTACAACAACTTCAGAGAACGTGCTAGCTTTAACGATGCAGTAGGTCCTTATTTAGCTGGCGGGTTTAAAGTTCACAGTGTGACAACACCACCAGGAAGTGTAAGTCCATATGTGGCAAGTTTAGGATTTGGTGTAACCGAGGTTAAGCTCGACAATAAGCGACATGATGATGCTCTGAAATTACTGATGGATAATGCTAGTGGCGGTAACGTCATTATATCGTCTAAAGAGTTTGAATTCTTTGAAGAAATTCCAAGCACTCATCTTACTGTGAAAAATGATCCTACTCTAGGCGAAAAAATCAAAACCATTATGGAGAGCGGCCGTGCTTTCTATATCGGAACAACTGCTGGTGGTTCACTGTACTATAGCGATTATTCAGATTTTTAGCTGCAGTAGATAAGGCTCTAGAATCCATTCAGTTGGAAGATGAACTGAAGGCCATGAAAATTCGCCACGCAAAAGAAATTGCAGAACTCAAGGAAAAAATGAAATGACATTCAAAGTTGGCAAGTGCTACCAATTTGAAAAAGAATACGGCAAGAACGATTTTATTGACTATTGCGATTTAAACCATATGGTAGCTCCTTTGATCTCTTCAGGATTCAGGGTATTGAAAACTGATGGCGACCGAGTAGTAGACGTCGAGGTAATTGGTCAAGAGATCGCTAATAAAAAGCTTCATGATATTGTTGAAGATCGATGTGGCGGAACGTTCTTCGAAGATGATGAGTTCGAATTCTTCACTGAGGTTGAAGAGTATGAAATTCGTCCAGAGCCTCGAACACTCGAGCAGAAAATCGATTTTGCGCTCAACAATGGATACGAGATGTGCATTTCTCGTAAAGACGACGTTATTGAACTCGTCATAAAGGATGCCAAAGACCTGCGTGAATTCCTTGATAAGGAATGTCATAAGAGCGATTACGAAGAAGCCAAGAAAAAACTCTTGGACAAACATGTTGAAGAACTAACCAAATTTGAGGCATCCTGGAAATGAAAACAGCAACTGGTTTTGAATCCGCTTGGATTTTGACATGGCAAGATTGGGAACAGTGGGACGACGTATCTGCATTCTCGTTCTATGAGTGCACACTACGCAAAGATGCATTCACTGAAGAAGAGTTAAAATCTATCAAAGCTGCTGATGCAGATGCTGATCATCTACCGACAGTCAATATCGTTCTGGACAAGAAAATCATTGAAGTAGTGGTCGACGGTGTTGCTGTAGTCACTAAGCCATTCTTTATCGTATCAGCAGAATATATCGAAGATGCTGAGCGTACTGCTCGTATCCTTGACCGTGTTGAAAGCGCACTTCCGACTGGTTTGGAAGGTTTTGAAGATTAATTGAGAGAAAAATATGAAACTGCAACTGGATTCCTCAGCATTAGATCGTTTGTTCCCTGAAGGTACTGAAGCTCGCGTAGATTTACAGCAAGCTGTTTTACAGAACATCGTTAATCGTAATTTCATTAAGATGTCTGATGAGAAAATCTCAGCACATGTCGAACAAGCGGTTAAAGCAGTTGAATTGCCTGACTTAAATCGGAAAATCAGCGATAAGCTGAAATCTATGCTGAGCAACTCTGGTTGGGGTTCTATATCCTCATCTACGCAGACTCTTAAGGATCGAGTTCGCCTTCACGCTCAGGAAGAGGCTACTAAAGTCTTGCGAGAAACTATTTCTGATGCAACAGAAACATCTTCCGCTAGACTGACCGAGTACAGCAAGACACTTGTTGCTGACCAAGAACGTCGTATTCGTAAGATCGTGTCAGAGCAGCTGAACCAAACAGTTGCTGATGTACTGAACGAGAAATTCGAAGAATTCATCTCTGAAGCTATCCGTAAGCGACTTGGTGTATGATAAAGGTTTATGGTCTTCCAAAGCGTGTAGAAAATTGCTACGCATGCAAAAGGACCAGACAAGTACTCGATGCCCTTGGTGTCGAGTACAAGTACCATGAAATCTATGAGATGGCTGGAGTCATCTCATGGAAACCAGGAATGAGAGCCGTAATGCAAGAAGCAAGAGCAGTACACGGTCACTCTTCGGTACCTCTGGTTTATTCAGGAGACACTTACGTAGGTGGTCTCCGTAAACTCCTTGAACACCTGGAATCACTCGGTTACGATACCGACATCTAGCAATATAATTATATTGACCCTCTGAGCAATTCACAGGGTCAATCCTCGTTTAAAATCCCTCCTTGCAAATTCTTTGCACAAAAATTCACAAAACTGTTTACATCCAAATCCATTTGTTGTACTATTACTCTATCAACAACAAAGAGGATTAAGAAAATGCCAGCATTCCGTGATTACCAAACAATTCGCTTCTTGGACAAAACCGGATACATGGAAGAAGTACAAGCACCATGGATTCGCAACTTCATCGGCGACAATATGGAATTCATCATCATCAAACGTGATGATCGTTGGAAAGAACCTCGAGTTTTCCTGGTCAACAACGAAATCATCGACACTCAAGGTCACTCAATGGTGGTCTTCACTGAAGACGATATCGACAACGGATTTATCGAAGTCGTGGATAACCCGATGAACGAGATCCTCGTCAAAGCAGCAGTAGCCGACGAAGTCAAGAAAGCCATGGCTGAGCAACAAGCAGCTGCCGACAAAATCAACAAAATGATGGGATTCATCTAATGGAAAAGTTCATCGTAGACGCATGGTACAAAGTTCATCCTAAAATGTTGCAGGATGGTGAAATCAACCGCGAAATCGCTGAAATTGCAATCAATGCCGGTGGTTTGATTCGAGTAGCAGAACTTGACTCATACCTGAATCAAGTGACTGTTATCGGATTACCTGATGGAACTGAGCTCGATGCTCGAACTGATTTCTCGACTGATTTGAGTGCAGTACTGACTCAAAACGATCTTGAGACTGCAAACGTGATGTACAGTCACATGAATCAAACACAACCTGATGCAGCTCAAGATGAGATCAATAAACTCGAGCAGCAAATTCAAGTTTTGACTGAGCTGCTTGCTGAAAAACAAAATCGTTTGAACTCTCTTAAAACTGGAGAAGCGAAATGAAATTCCTGAAAAAGGATGTGTGGTACAAGGTAACCACACAGTGGACCAACATCGCCACAACTGACATGGTCAATGAATGTCTCTGGCATTACATGGCCCAGAAAGCACCAGATATGCAATTCACTGTAGTCGAATTGGCCGCAGGATTCAACGGACAAAACCGAGCAACGGCAATCAAAACTCGCGATGGCCGTATTCATACGGCCGCTGGGATTGGAAGCTCAATCGATACTCCAATTTCCCATATCTTCGGCGATGCAGATCTGAAAGATGGATCGATCGTTGAAGTTGAAAATCCTTCATCTGTAGATCCTCATGCAGACGAACGATCGTTTCTGCTAAAGCAAGTAATCACTCTGCGAACTGCGCTGGAACAAGCTGAAGAAAGACTCGCACAATTACCAAAACTGTGATAGAATTAGCTCATGGGTTCTGACGAGCCCATCTACGAATTTTATCAATGAGAGGAAAATACCATGACTCAAGCTATCAAAAACGTACTGAACTCCTTCGCATACGGCAAAGTTATCGAACTGCAAGCTCAAGAAAAATCGGTAGAACCTCATCACTTGGACGCATGGGTTGAAGAGATTCTGCCACAGATCAAATCTGGTGGTTCAAACATTGGCAAAAACACAACTCGTGAGCTGATGGTTCAGTACATCTTGTCGGAATTCAATACTGACGCATTTGGAGTGAAATCCAAAGAGATCAAAGAGATCTCTGACAAAGGTATCCGCAAGTACAAGAAAATGCGCAAACAAGGCTTCAAAGACATCAAGGTGGCATGATGACTCAGATTCCACGAACAGTACTTTTATCACGACGTGGCGATGACATTAAATCAGTTGGGATCTATACAACGTTCGAAGATTTGAACTGGAAAGTTACTTCAGCATGCACAATGTTTAATCTTGCACATAATTATGTGCAATTGCGAATGTATCCGATATCCGATACTGAATATTTTCCACTTCCTGAATTGGACTACATGTGGTCGGAAGGTATGACAGTATCAGAATACAGAGAATATCTCAATGACTGAATTTAAAAGTTCAATGGTTGAAGGTGATGTGGAAATTGGGCAAGTCTACGAACTAGTCGAATTTCCAGGAATCAAAATGCGAAAGACTGGACTCACGACAACTATGGTCCTTAATGCAGATGGCACTGATCATGCAGTTGATATCGTCCATCCTCTTTCGCCAGTGATTTTATGCATTGAAGATTTGATCAAGAGGTCATAATGGAAATCGTAACCACTCCATCAATCACTTATTTGTTGCATCGCGAATTCACCATTCACCTGAGCGTATACAATCGATCTGGTAGCAACATGTCTGGCGAAGGTTATGATGGCAAGGTATTCTTCGCTTCCATCGAGCGTAAAGGATTTGTCAAGGCTCGGCTAGAAGGATATCTGAATCGAACTAAACCTCGAGAAATGTATGAGCTCTTCTACGGCGCTATTATGCCTATCATTAAAGAAGAATTCAACGCAGATTTCAGAACTGCTGTTGAGTGTTTTTGTGATAAAATCGTAACAGATATCAAAACACTAGCGACCATTTTATGAAAGTTCAAGTTCTTAAAGCGATTCCGGCCTCTGGTAAAACAAAGGCCATTCTTGAAAATATCCAGGAAACTGGTCAGAAAGCGATCATCGCATCAATTTCTCGTCAGTTATCTCGTCAGTCCTACGATTATTTCGAAACACTTGGTGGTGAAGGTGTAATCATTGATGCTGATAATCGAAAAGGCAAAACGTCAGTAAACGAAGCAATCAAAGAATGCATCCAAACTAGCGATGTGATATTCATTACGCATAAAGCGTTATTGACATTCAGTGATTTTGATTTGCTTAAAGGATTCCATCTTTATATCGATGAAGTTCCTGAGTTGGTCACCTTTGAAAAGTTCAGTTTCAGTCAAAATTTGGACCATATCCTTGAGATGTGTGAACCAATATCAGGAGAATTAGGAGTTTACGATAGTCTTGCTTTATTAGAAGACCATCGAGAACGAGTCACAGAATTAGCGAAAGAAGGTTACAATGGCAGAGATGATATTTGTGCTACTCTTTTGCCGTTATATTCCTCGTTACTCCAGGGTATTCCTGTTAAACTGCAGTTGACTGAAAAAGGATCTAATTGTTACTTCATTACGGATGTCTCGGTTCGATCCTGGGATGTATTCGAGTCAATTACGATTGCATGTGCAAACATTGAAGACACTTTCACAGGAAAGATATTAAAGCACTTCAATGGATGGGAATTCCACGAATCTCCATTACAAAATAAGTTGCTGTTCAACGAATATTCGAACTCATCTCGTATTACGATTCATGTGTTGATGGAACAATCTTGGTCTCGTCATGCTTCGGACCAAGAACGAGATGGAATATCAAACTACAACAAAATGAAAAACATAATCGAAGGCCTTATTCATGGTCAAGATTTCATCTACACTCGAAATAGTTATCGAGCAAGATTCAGTGCCGGTTTAGAAGTACCATATAACCCTCACGGATTGAACTCATACTCGAGTTACAAAAACGCAGCAGTTATGTTCAGTTTTAACCCAATGCCATGGCAAGTTCCATTATTACGAGAGCTAGCGTGCTCCGCCGAACTTGAACCTGACACATTGGTTGATGCGTATATCGTGTCAAAATATCTAGAACCAGCTTTCCAGCTTTGTTCACGCTCCAATATCCGTATTTCGAAATCGAATGCGAAGGTGAACTTCTTTGTTCCAGATATGCGTTTAGCTGAATACATGAAGGAACTGTATTTTCCAAATGCGATCATTTCTACTGAGAATATGATCAAGGCTCCTGAACGTAAAACCGAACGTAACCGTAAATCGTTCCAGAAAATGTTCAACATGACGAAGCATGAGAAATATCGGTACATGTATCTGCTTCGAAAAATGGGTAGAAAACTTGACCCGTTGAACGCATCCGATGTAATGATTGTCCAGAAATGGATTACAGATCAGCGAAGCTGATCTTTTTATTACTTAAGCCTTATATAGGATACCTAGCGGATGTAATAAATTCTGAGAGCGAAGCTCTCAGGACCTTGCTTTATTGACTGGTTCCTGACCAAGGTGTTATAATGGAACTCGGAGGTAGTTCATGACTGAAAAGAAAAACAATTACGTCAACAATCCTGGATTGTACAAGAGAATTTGTGCTTGGAAACAGGAGTGTTATGCGAACCCAGACAAACGAATTCCCATACCAGATTCAATTGGTTTGGACATAATTCGCATTAGCAAAGCCTTAGTCAAACGCTGGAACTTTTCAGGTTACACCCAAACCTGGAAACAAGAAATGGTTGATGACGGAATTATGGCAGCTATTGCTGGTCTGCATAACTTTGACGAAGTAAAATACAACAACCCACACACTTATATCACTACGGCTTGTTTTAATGCCTTTGTTCAGCGTATCAAGAAAGAGCGTCATGAACTAGCAGTTAAACAAAGCTACTTCATCAACAATGTGTATGATTCAAATCATGTTGACGATGAAATGCATAAAATTGCAGACGAAACTTTTATACAAGACATTCACAACAAGTTGAATGACTATGAGCAGTCCAGGAAATCGTCAGGGTCTAAGAAGAAAAAAGACGATATACCAGTTCAAGCTCAAGCAACATTGGAATCTTTCTATGAGGCTGACACTTAACCTCTCCGGACTTCTGGAAGAACTCGATCAAGGTTTAAACGGTATGCCTTCCATACCATACCTTATTAAACTGTATTTGAAAGAGAAGGTGAACATTCCTGTAATCATTGACCCGCTTAACCCATTCGATTCCTCTATTGAGGTTGAGAGTGGTTCCATAACTCACAGCTATGAGATAGATGAAACTCGATTCGAACTAGTTGTGGAATATCATCCTGAAGAGAGCCTTTTATGACTGAATTGCCTGTCGATCAAGAACCAACTATTGAAGAACAGCAGATGTTCGAAGCTATCCGTCAACGTGCTGAGCAGCAAGCAGCTGCTGAACTGAAAAAGAATGGTCCAGAGATCGCTCGCCTCAAGAAACTTGCTGAAGGTGCAGTTCTTGAGAATAACTTTGAATCGTACAAATATGCCATTGAAAAATTGCGTACTTTCTACCACATGAAAAACAATGATACTTTGACTGTAGAATTGTGGAAATCCACTCGTAAACAGATCTGGGAAATCATTCAGGCAGGTCAGTACCAAGATCAAGTTCAAGTAAAATGATGAAGGCCTTCGGGCCTTTTTTGGAGAAACAATGATTGTTCAATGCAAAATTTCACATCTGAAAAACGATACCTTCTTCACTACGGTAGAAACCAATGAAGATTACGTTTTGTTGTTTAAAAACAAAATGGTGTTGATTGGTCCATCCGGACGTGATATTCCTTCTTATATGGAAGGTAAGCCTTACACCCCAGCCTGGTACAGCAAAAACGCTTTGGTTATTGCTGATTCTAGCCGTGTTCGTACTCGATTCCAACGATTCTTTGGACTGAATAAATGAAAGTTCTGTTTTTAGGTGATATTCATGCTGGTGTAAAGTCTGATGACAAGTGGATGCAAGATATCCAACGTCAGGCTTTTGTTGAAGCGATCAAATATTCGAAAGAAAATGACATCAAAATTTGGGTTCAGGCTGGTGACTGGTTTGATGTTCGTAAAGCTATAACCCATGCGTGCATGGAATTTTCTCGTGAAATTGTAGAGATGATTTCAGAAGCCGGAATTTATGTGCATATCCTCGTTGGAAATCATGATATGCATTATAAGAACACAATCCATCCAAACGCAGTAACTGAACTGCTCTCGAAATACGAACATATTAACGTGGTTGACTCTCCTCAAACCATTCAAGTTGATGATGTATCTATTGACCTTATCCCATGGATGTGCGAGAGCAACTCCAAGGAAATCCTCGATTATATTCGTACATCTTCTAGTGAATATTGTATGGGTCACTGGGAATTGAACGGGTTTTATTTCTACAAAGGAATGAAGTCTCATGGGATAGAGCCAGATTTCTTGAAGAAGTACAAGCAAGTTTGGTCTGGTCACTTCCATACAATTTCCTCTGCAGGAAACGTAACCTATCTTGGAACTCCATTCACTATCACCGCAGGTGACGAAAACGATCCACGTGGAATTTGGGAATTTGATGGTAAAACTGAAGAGTTGACCTTCTTGGAAAACCCTAAGATGTGGCACCGTCGAATCACGTATCCGATTTCTGGCAAAATCGATTATGAGCTGTACAGAGATTGTTCAGTTCGAATGGTTGTTACTGAGGTTGATGACCAATTATCGAAAATTGAAGGTGAACTTGAGAAGGTTGTTCATGACCTACGAGTTGTTCCAAAAATTGAATCGTCTGACGCTGAAATTTCAGAAGATGCATTAGACACCAAAAATGTCATGACAATGATTGAGGAAGCGATAAACGCACTTGATTCTGATCAGACTGAAAAAGATTCACTCATTAAAATTGCAAAAGCTCTTTACGTAGAGGCCCAGAATGAGCAATGATATTCCACTAGATTCGGTGACTGATGTCGAAGAAGCAGTACTCCTTGATACATGCAAATTCGTTAAAATCAGTGTAGGGCGTGAAACAGTCCAAGATGATCTTGGTATTGCTTATCAAGATTTTTGCTACGCCGTTAGTTATAATGGAAAGACCGAAAAATTTCCTTTAACTTTCGACTATTCGAAACTCCATTCGGATATCTGCAAATGGGTATTAAATGAAGAACCTAAAGTTTAACAGAGTCAAATATCAGAACATCATGTCAGTGGGCCAAGAGCCCATTGAAGTTCGTTTAGATGCTTGTCACAAAACCCTGATAACAGGTACGAACGGTACTGGTAAGTCCACTATGCTTGAAGCTCTGTGCTTTGGTTTATTCGGCAAACCGTTTCGTGATTTGAAAAAACCTCAATTGATCAACAGCACAAACAAGAAAGGTTTGCTCGTTGAAGTTGAAATGGAATACGATAAGAAACAGTTCAAGGTTATTCGTGGTCTGAAACCGAATATTTTTGAAGTGTATCGTGACGGTCAACGTATCGATGAAGATGCATCAATCCGAGATTTCCAAGAAACTTTCGAACAAATGATCGGCATGAACCTGAATTCATTCAAACAGGTAGTCGTTCTCGGTACTGCTGGTTACACACCATTCATGGCATTAAGCAAAGGTGATCGTCGTCGATTGGTCGAAGACCTCTTGAATGTTTCAATTTTGGCAGATATGGATAGACTGAACAAGTCGCAATCCAGAGAATTGACTCAACAGATCTCTGTAACCGATTTGAAACTTGAGCATTTGATGACTCAAATTGCAACTCAAGAACAGTTCAAAAACAAACAACAACAAAAAGCTGGCGCCGACATCGATCGATACCAGAAAATGTATGATGATTTTGTAGCAGAAGCTCGTCTGCATAAACAGTCTCTTGAGGAACTGATTCAGAGTTTGACTGAAGTGACACTCGGAGAAGATCCAAGTGACGAATTGCAGAAGCTGATATCAGCGTCAGAAAAAATCAACACTCGTGTGCAAGATTATAAAGCAGTCATTCATCGTCACGAAGAGGGTGGTGTATGTCCAACTTGTATGCAGCAGATCGGTTCTGATGAAAAAATTAAAGGAAAGATTGAAACTGCAATCCATGAGTATGGTTTAAAATCTCATGACTTGAACGAAAAGATATCCTCTCTTAATGAGATCATGTCATCCTTCAAGAAACAGCGTCAAGAACAGATCAGAATCACATCTGAGATCGCAACTAAGAAACAGATCATCCAAGATACTGTTGCCAAGGCTAAACGCATTAAGTTGGCGATCGAAGAGTTATCAAAAGACATCATCGATAACAGTTCTGAAATACTTTCCTTGACGAAGGATTATAATGAAGAAGTACAAAACAAATCATCACTTGTTATTGAAAAATATCAACGTGGAATTATTACTGATTTGTTGAAAGATTCTGGAATTAAAGGTTCCATTATCAAGAAATACATCCCTTATTTCAATAAGCGGATCGCCCATTATCTCAAGATTATGGACGCAGATTATTCATTCACATTGGATGAAGAATTCAACGAAACCATCAAATCAAGAGGACGTGAAGACTTTACGTACAATTCGTTCAGTCAAGGTGAAAAAGCTCGAATCGACATCAGCTTGTTGTTCACATGGCGTGATGTTGCATCTCAGGTATCAGGTGTTGAAATTTCTGCACTATTCCTGGATGAAGTTTTCGACTCGGCAACCGATGCTGAAGGTGTTAAAGGAATTTCGATTGTTCTGAATAACATGAAAGATTCAAACATTTTCATTATCTCGCATAGAGACCATAACCCGCAGGATTATGGACAGCATCTACATCTGAAAAAACGTGGAAGATTCACGATAATTGACAATGCTGTATAACCAACATCTGCAATGCGTTCCAGAGATCAAGCAATATCTGCTTGTGAATAATCTGACAAAGGATGAACGCCTTGTTACCATGGAGCAGTTAGAGGCTGCTTTTGAAGATCGACCTGATGAATTACAACGTGTGAAAACCAATCGTTCCGACGTATGGTTCCTTGAAGACTATTTCTATGAGTGAGAAAATGATGACTATTACCGTTAAAGACCTGCGTTGCACTGCTACCCGTGAACAAGCTGATAACGTTCTGCGTAAATCATGGGTCCTTCAAATGCCAGAAGATAAAGTCAAATTCCTTGAAAAACTGCCACAAGAAACTCGGTTCGAATTCTACGAATCTATGGACCATGATGTTCGTCAGCTGCACATTCAAAAGATGCGTCAGTATAAAGGCTGATCTGGCAAAACAAGGTATTGTGCCTGTGCTGAATCCACGTGATGGTGTTGAAACTCTGCCTAAAGAGTACCAGCGCGATACTGATGAAGTGCTGATTGAAGCAGCAGCTGAAATTGTTGCAACCTTGGATGTTACTGAAGCCAAGTAATATAATTAACTGTGATCATCAATAGGAAATGTAATGAAACTGTCTAAAGAAACACTGGCTATTTTGAAAATCTTTTCTGGTATCAACAGTTCTATCGTGTTGAAACCAGGTTCATTCATCATGACAAAAACTGTCAATAACGTAGTGTTCGCCGAAGCAAACATTGATGATGTCATCGATGAAGAATTAGCGATCTATGAGTTGTCGAGCTTCTTGAACCTCGTATCTCTGGTAGGTGATGATGCAGAACTTACACTCGATGGTGAAGACATCGTAATTTCTGCTGGTAAAACTCGAGTGTTTTATCGTGCAGCAAACGCATCCACTATTGTTACACCAAAAAATCGACTGACTATGCCAGTAGCGAACGTCATCTTTGAATTGTCTGCAGATCAAATGCAACAAATTCTGCGTACTTCTCGTGCTCAGAACGGTGATGTACTGTCAATCGCATCTGATGATAACAAGATCGTTATTCGCGGATTCAACCGAGCAATTGATAAAGATTGTCTGCGTCCATTGTTCTCTGTAGAAACTGCTGATTGGGATGGTCCAGATTTTGATTTCCGTCTCAATATGGCAAATATGCACATGAAAGAAGCTGACTTCAAAATTTTGATCAGTTCTAAAGGTGCTGTTAAATTCGAAAGTGATAAAATTAGCTATGTTGTAGCTACTGAAGCAACTTCTACACACAGTTTCTGATGGCTCTTCGGAGCCTCTGATTTGAAGAGGATATTATGACGTTATCTGTAAATAATCAAGAATTCGCATTCGAACAAAAATATCGTCCAGCTACTCTGGATGAGATGGTACTTCCTGCAGCAGACAAGAAGATTTTCAAAACCATCGCTCAAAGCAAGAAAATCCCTCATTTAATCCTCGAATCCGCATCACCAGGTACAGGTAAAACTACCTTAGCCAAAGCTCTCTGCCTTGAAGCAGACATCGAATACATGATGGTGAACGGTTCAGATTGTACGCTGAACTTCCTTCGTGGTCCGATCGCAGAATTTGCAAGTGCATCTTCATTAGGTGGTCGACATAAAGTTGTCATCATCGACGAATTCGACCGTGGTTCATTATCTGAGTCGCAGAAACACTTGCGTTCATTCATGGAAGCATATTCATTCAACTGTTCGTTCGTAATCACAGTCAACGATATCTCCAAAATCATTGATCCTTTGAAATCTCGTTGCCGAGTAGTCAAATTCGGTAAAGCATCTGAAGAAGAAAAAGTAACGATGATGAAGGACATGATTCGTCGTTGCGCCGAGATTTGCAAAAACGAAAATCTAGTTGTCGAGGATATGACTGTACTTGCAGCACTCGTCAAGAAGAACTTCCCAGATTTTCGTAAAACAGTTGGTGAACTGGACTGGTACTCTAAACATGGCAAAATCGATGCTGGTATTCTGTCGATCGTAACTCAGAAAACCACAATCGATACAGTCATCGAAGCCATCAAAGAGAAGAAAGTCAAAGAACTTCGAAATCTAGCACCTCAGTATGCTGGCAACTATTCGGATTTCATCCAATCGTTGACCAGTTCACTGTACACCATGCTGGATTCTTCTTCGATTGTTCGAATGTACCAGATCGTTGGTGAATCGAATCAGTATTATGGTATGGCTGCAAACGCAGAAATCCATATCTTCTATATGCTGCTTCAATTAACCATGGAGTTGACTTGGAAATGAGTTTAGCGAGCTTGATGGGTGAAGAAGATGTCGAGCTCAATCCTCATGAGCTGGCATGGTTGCAAAAGGATTATGCTGCAATTCAAAAATTAGTTGATGAACAATTCAAAACTGAAAAAGGAAATGAGTTGTTCGCAACACTGGACCGAATCACACAAACCAAAGAGCATAAGACTCTAGGCATTGATTCGGAATACAGCAAAAACTGGGTCGACTTGGCATTGAGCCAACATGCTGATTGCATGGATTCAGTATACGTGATGAACTTGATCGGTGCAGGATTGACTGATCAAATGCATTTGAATTATTATTTGGCAACTATTCGCCAAGGGAAACGGTACGGTAAGTGGGCAAAACTCCATGAAGACTTGGAAAACAAGTGCATGGCTAAACTGTTTGCTGATAAATGGAAATTGAACATAACAGGTGGTTATGAATATCTCGGTTTGTTCCGACAAAAAGGAAACCTTGATGAAGTACTCCACAGTTTGAAATTCATGGCAAACGAATCCTTTGTCAAGACTGTGACCGCCAACAAGGCTGATCAGAAGAAATTGACCAAATTCATTGAAAAGTGGTAATGATATGTTACAGATCGAATTAATCAAGAAAGACGACTTTTTGAAAATCCGTGAAACCCTTACTCGTATGGGTATTGCGAATAACAAAACCAAGACTCTTTATCAGTCTTGTCATATTCTGCAAAAACAAGGACTGTACTACATCGTACATTTCAAGGAACTGCTGAAGCTTGATGGCAGACCAGTGGAAATCACAGATGAAGATTTCCAACGGAGAGACTCAATCGCACAACTGCTTGAACAATGGAATCTGTGCAAGATTGTACATAAAGTTGGTGAGAAAATCAACGAACAAGTCAACAACTTCCGAGTGATCAGCCATAAACAGAAAGACCAATGGTCCTTGATTCACAAATACAAGATCGGAAATTAATGCCAAAGGGAGCTTACGGGCTCCCTTTTGTTATAATTAATTGGAGAATCAACCGTGTCCAGCAACCTGGACGTTAAACTAATCGAGGAAATAAATGGAATACTTCTTGTCAGTTGAGCAGTTAGGCGATACCATTCATGAACGTTATATTGATGAGAATGGTAAAGAGAGAACTCGTGAAATTCGTTATCAGCCAACATTGTTCCATCATGTTATGCCAGGTCAAGTAACTCCGTACAAAGACATCTACGGAAAACACTGCCAGTCCAAAAATTTCGCATCAATTAAAGAAGCGAAAGAGTGGAAACGTACAATGAATGATACTGGGCTTGAAGTATTAGGCATGGACGATTTCAAACTAGCATACATTTCAGATACTTATGGCGCCAATATCGTGTATGATCGTCGTAAGATTCGTGTGGCTAACATGGACATTGAGGTAACAGCACCAGAATTTCCAAATCCACTTGAAGCAAAATACGAAATTGATGCCATCACTCATTATGATTCAATCGACGACAAGTTCTACGTATTCGATTTGATTCATTCAGGTCAAGGCACAGTTGAAGAATGGTGTATTCGTACAGCAGCGAAAAGTGAAGCTGAAGGTGGCGATGAAGTACCAGAAGATTTGTTGAATCGAGTCATCTACATGCCGTTCGATAGTGAAAAAGAACTACTTCTGAATTATGTTCAGTTATGGCATGAAAAACCACCTGCAATCTTTACAGGTTGGAACGTTGAAGGTTTTGATATTCCATACATTATCCGTCGTATCGAAATGGTATGTGGAAAATCAGTTGTCAATCGCATGTCTCCATTGGGTAAAATCAACTCGAAGATCATCACAAACCTTTATGGTGAAAAGATCGTTTATGACATTCTCGGTGTGTCAATTCTCGATTACATGCAACTGTATGAAAAATTCAGCTTTACGAATCTAGCATCAATGCGCTTGGACTATGTAGCTGAACATGAACTTGGTGTTGGTAAGGTTGGAATACACTGGCCCGATTGGTAAGTTACGTGCTTCTGATCACCAACGATACATTTCGTATAACATCATTGACGTTGCTCGTGTACAACAAATTGATGATCGTCGTCAGTTCATCTAACTAGCGATATCTCTGGCATATTATGCTCGCATTCCGTTCAAAGCAGTTTTCAGTCCAATTAAAACATGGGATGCTATTATCTTCAACAGTTTGAAGGAACAGAAACGAGTCATTCCTGAAGGTAAACAGCATGTCAAGCAACAATATCCTGGCGCATTCGTAAAAGAACCAAAACCAGGTGCATATCGTTGGATTATCTCTGCTGACTTAACGTCTCTGTATCCATCGATTATTCGTCAAGTTGGTATTTCACCAGAAACTATCGTTGGTTCATTCCCACTTGCTCCGATGGAAGACTACATCAACAAGACTGCACCTCGTCCAAGTGATGTGTATAGTTGTTCTCCAAATGGATGGATGTATGACAAATCGATTGATGGTGTAATCCCAGTAGAAATAACTAAGGTGTTCTTGCAACGTAAAGGTCAGAAAAAGATCATGTTGACCTGTGACCGAAATGCAGAACTAGTTAAAGAAGCAATGCATGACATCAAAGGTAACTTGGATGAAATTCAAGTTGATGTGAATGTGGACTTCAACGAAGAAGTCAAATCTAAACTGCATGATTTGTCTAAGAAAGCACTCGAATCTCTTCTCGATAAATGTGAACGTGGTTCTATGGCAGCTGATACTGGACAACAGAACCGTAAAATTTTGATCAACTCACTTTATGGTGCTTTGGGCAACATTCACTTCCGTTACTACGATTTGCGTAACGCATCTGCGATCACACTGTTTGGTCAACTTGCACTTCAGTGGATTGAACGTAAAGTGAACGAGTACATGAACAAGGTATGTGGTACTGAAAATGAAACCTTCGTAATGTATGGTGATACTGACTCAATTTACATCCATATGGACAAACTTGTAGAACGAGTCGGTGGTGAAGGCAAGTTCCGTGATACCACTCAGATTGTGGACTTCTTTGACAAATTCGCAAAAGAAAAACTAGAACCAGCAATTGATGCAGGATTCAGAGAGTTGTGCGAATATATGAACAACAAAGAGCACTTGATGTTCATGGACCGTGAAGTTATCGCAGGACCTCCATTGAATTCAGAAGGTATTGGTGGATTCTGGACAGCCAAGAAACGTTATGCACTGAACGTTTGGGACAACGAAGGAACTCGTTATGCTGATCCAAAACTGAAAATCATGGGTCTTGAAACTCAGCGTTCAAGTACACCTCAAGCAGTTCGTAAAGCTCTTAAGGAATGTATTCGTCGTATGCTGCAAGAAGGTGAATCGTCTCTGCAGGAATACTACAAACAATTCGAACGTGAATTCCCACAGTTGCCGTACATCGATATCGCTTCCGTGTCTAGTGCGAACAATATCATGAAGTACAGCGACTCTATGGGTTATCCAATCAAAGGATGTCCGAAACACGTCAAAGGTGCTTTGGCATACAACCGATTCGTTAAGAACTATGAAGGTATCGACCAGATTCGTGAAGGTGAAAAGGTCATGATGCTACCTCTCATGGAACGAAACCCATTGATGGAAGCATCCATCTCTTGGCCATCAGGATTGAAAATGCCAAAAGAGTTGGAAGAAGCATTGTTGCCTACGGTTGACTTCCATACTCTGTTCCAGAAAACGTTCAGATCGCCACTGGATTCCATCACAGAGTTCATGCCCATTGACTACGAGAAGAAAGCATCTCTCTTGGATCTTTTTGACATCTAGTTGAAAATTGTTGTTTACATATCACAAGGATGTGATATTATAGCCTTATCAAAAACGAAACAACAACTACGGAGCATCAAAATGAACATGTACGAACTGTTAGTAGGCCAATACGAACCAAAGAAAATGACTGCCTCTGAGCGCAAAGACAAACTCACTACTCGCTCAACTGGCAAAATCGGTATCGGCAAACCTGGTCAGCGGTCCAGCAAAGCAGATTCCAACTACTCAACTCGTTCATTCAAATGGTGATACGATGAAACGCAAACTGCAAGCACTGACTCTGGCGTTACTGGTTTCGGTACCGACAGCCTTCGCATCAACCTTCTCTTGTCAAATCACCGACAAGAACAATGGTGAAAGTTCTATCGCGACTGTGACAGAATACGATTCTGGATACATCATGAAAATCTTCGGTTCAGGTGTCGAGTTCGAAACTGAAACGTATATGAACACCAAAACTCTGGATAATGGTGCAGTGATCAACCAGAGTTATCCGGTAATGATTCCTATGGAAGTCAACGGTGTTCCTCAGAAAGTTATGATCACTATGCAGCGAGCATACTTCATTCAATCACCAGCTCAGCCAGTGTTTACCATCATGGCAAATGACAAATTATGGTTGTACACCCACAACTGCGACAAAATGGAAAACGTATGAAAAAGTACTCTGAAGAGAAAGTGCTTTATTTCGCTTCAAAGGCGAACGGGTTCAATGTCGATATCCACGAACCCGCTCATACAGACATCACTCGGATTGTGACTGAATGTCTGAGAAAGAAATATTTGATAGAAGCTGCATCTGATGATTCAGACATCTATTACATCACTACTCCTGCAGGCAAGAAGCGGCTCGAGCAGTACCAAGCAGAATACCAACTGAACAAATTGTCGAGAGGATAAGATCATGAAACGTTTAGCAGTCCTAGCAGTAGCAGTTTCCATGTTGACGGGTTGTGCAACGCTTGAACGTCTTGAAAAAGAATTCAGCGGAGCTGAAATGAGCACCCCAGTATACGCTCAAGCAGATACGAATCGTAACCTGCGAGTTGCACCAGGAGTCGGAGTAGCGTATGTACGTGAAAATCGACAAGTGAATTCTGGTCGTTATGCAGCTGCTGAGAAATACGCTCAAGAGCAACGACGTCAGTGGGACGAAGCTATGGCTGCTGACCGTGAACGAGCCGAAAATCGTAAAGTGACCAGTACTCCTGAAGAAACCTGTACTGCTGCTGCCGAAATCGGCGAAATGCAAATCATTTCTCGAGCTATGGAATCAGGTGATTTCTCTATCGCTCGTAAAGTGAATAAACAAACCATTTACAAAGACTGTATGGAGAAACTGAAAAAATGATCGAAGGCCTGGTAGGATTAGTAGTAGCATTCGTAGTGTACATGTTGCCGTGGGTAGTAGCTCTGGCTCGTAAACACAAGCAAACCACAGCAATTTTCGTTGGTAGTCTGTTCACTAACTGGACAGGTATCGGCTGGGTCGTAATGTTGATTTGGTCAGTAATGAAATGAATGCCCAACAAAGACTGAAAGAAACAAGAGCCGCTATTGCGGCTCTTCAGGCGTTAGAGACGTCTCTCGTGATGGAAATTGAAAATGGCAGATCTCGTGGATTTAAAGGTGCTTTGCCAGGTTCAATTCCAATTCACCAACAAATCGCTGCTGCTCGTGGATATGTAAGCAATACCGTAGAAAAAATCAACGAGGTGTTATAATGGGTACTGTCAATAACTTCTACAGCGAAATCAATTCCATCAAACCTAATTCTAAATATTGGAACCGTATGAACACATTATATGACACTTCTGATGCTAGACGCATTTCTATCAATGATGCTGCTCAAGTGAATGTAAAAAATGCACTACCTGAAGCCATGGCAGCTCCTTTCGCGTCAAGTCCTGCTGAGCGTGAATCAGTGAAAGTTCTGCGTGAATGTATTGAACTGCAGAACGCAAAAGGTTCAGATTATCAGAGCAAAGCATCATCTGTTCGTCAAGCAGACTATTATGTCAATGGTATACAGACCATTCATGACATCATGCATGCCAAGATGTTGCGAATGAAATCTGTCATGGACAAAATCCAGGCAGGTGAAAGTACAAACTTTGAATCTCTTGAAGATTCCGCCAAAGATCTGATCAACTATGCATCCTTCTTTGTTGCATATTCTCGTGGCAAAATTGATGGTCAGAATCCAGACAAAAACATTTTCAACAAGTAAGAGGTAGTATGCATTTTACAATCGAAGACATTCGTGATACATTGATGACAAAATTCCTTGAAAATGATTTTGTGACTGATAAAACTGGCGTAAAGACCGTTGAAGTGCTAGGTGTATCGTTCATTGCTGATGAAGACGTAATTTTCGGTAAGCCAAACCTAGAATATGTTGAACGTGAACTAGCATGGTACAAATCAAAATCTCTCTTTGTGAAGGATATTCCTGGTAAGGTTCCAGCTATTTGGGAAGCAATCTCATCTACCAAAGGTGAAATTAACTCAAACTATGGTTGGGCTATCTGGTCTCGTGATAATGGATTCCAGTTTGAGAGAGTTCTTGAGGAACTCGTTCGCAATCCAGACTCTCGACGTGCTCAAATGATTTACACTCGTCCTAGCATGCATGACGATTATAAGCGTGATGGCATGAGTGATTTTATGTGCACATCAAATGCTCAATACTTTATTCGCCGTGGTAAATTGCATGTTTCAGTTTATATGCGTTCAAACGACGCATTTTTCGGTTATCGTAATGATTTCCATTGGCAAAAATATGTGTTGACTGAACTTGCTGCTGAACTCCATAAGAAAGGTGTTGATGTTGAAGTTGGTGACATCTATTGGAATGTTGGTTCATTGCATCTGTACGAGAAACACTTCTACTTCCTTGATTACTACGCTGATACTGGCGAATATGCAGTAACGAAGTCTCAAATCGACGAATATTACAGAAAGAAGTCGGAATAAATAATCTTGTCGGGAGCCTAGGCTCCCTTTTTCACGTGAGGTGCATATGTCAGTATTAATTGTTCCGAATTACACTCAAGGCTATGATCCAGTAACGGGAGAGTGGTCTATCATCAACGACCATGATTTTCAACTCCATCTGATGCGATCTCAACCTGGGGATTTCATTGTAGTGCCAAAGGGTATTAATTGGGACGAAATGAGATTCATTGAGCAACTTCCATGGTCAAGTGCACGACATCTGGTTCATATCCCGTACGATCCAGATCCTGTACAAAACGTGAAGTTCTTCTGGCGGCGTCAGATTGCGCTTAATGGTTTCGCTCAAGTAAACAACTTGACTGCTATCGTAAACTCTGTTCCTGGTTATCGAGGTGATATGCCTTTGATTTGCGTCTACAACTATCTTAAAAATGACGCTAAACCTACAGCAGAAGATCAATTCTTTGAAGCCAAGATGGCAGATTTCAGGAAGTGCAGAAAAGGTCTGCTTTTGACTCAGCAGTCGAAAGATGTTGTTATCGAATATGACGCTGAACTGCTTTCTAAGGTAAAATTGAACCAGAGATGTATTGACCCTGTTAAGTGGAACCATTTCCAATCCAAAGGAAAGACCTTTGTAAGAGACAAGAAGTGGTATCTTTTCCCTATCAATACCAGTACAGATACAGACGAGGATATGGCTACTCCTACCGGATCAGGATTTGTTTGGTGGTGTGCTAATAGAACCAATAGACAGAGTCCTGCAAGAAACTGCTATTTCTATGGTAAGCAACTATCCCTGTTTGAGCATTATGGTTTGTTCTTGCACGAAAACCTTAGCGTTCTGATCAACATTGATGTACGTGACACCTACGACCTAGGTTGGGCAGAAATATTTTATGCAAACATGAACATCACTACAAACAAAACCTACCAGGACCACAGCAGACCAGCTTTCATCGAAGTTGATGGAACTGAATACTCGCTATAAATCCTACGTTGTATAATCTACCTATCGTCAACAACCAATAGGTAGAAAAATGCAGCACATCCAATTTGTAATTCCTTCCTATCAGCGTCCAGATAATGTTCTGGCGCTGACTATGTTCCCGGAAGGTCACATCCCACATATCATCGTCCGTCCAGAAGAAGAAGAAGCATACAAAAAATCATGCGGCCATTTGGCAAAAATTGTTCCTGTTGAAGGTTTGACTGGTATCGCCGATACTCGTCGTGCTATCACTGAGATGTACAAAGGTCAACGAATCTGGATGCTGGATGACGATACTTTCATCACCACTACCTTTATTCGTGAGCGTGATAATCGTCGTGTTTCTCACAATCGTAAAATGACTCATGAAGAATACGATCAATTCCTGATGGAAATCAATGCTTGGATGGACATGGGTTACACTCACGGTCACAGTCAATATCCAGTCTTCATGATGCCTGGTGCTGTAGCTCCATTCAAAGAAAACAGTTACGGTTTCACCAATACATTCTATGATCTTACTGTTCTCGATGCTGAACAAATCGGTTACGGTACGGTAGATCTGTGTGAAGATGCTTATTCGTATCTGAAACTGATCACTTCTGGTTATCACCATCTGGCTGTTCAAAAATACATCGCTATCACTGGTAAAGCTGGTGCTGCTGGCGGTTGTTCGTCTATTCGTGACAACGCTCGTCACAACGCTGCTCTGGAACGAATTGTTCAGGACTTCCCTAACAATGCCAAGTTCTATGACAAAAAGCTGAAGAACGGTGAATACCAAAACCTGTTCGGCGGTACTGAACATACAAAACGTATTCGAATCAGTTCTGGTTCGCGTAAGAAATCTCCTCAATGGGAAAAACTCCAAGAGTTTGAAGCACAATTCCCTATTGAACGCCAACCATGATATAATTGATACGTAATCAAAACAAAGGAAATAAAATGAAAATTGCACTGCTGAACCTCGCCAACAATGTGACTGGATACAAAACTACTCCGTCTGGCGAAACTCTGTATATGGCATCTGCTCTTCGTGATATGGGCTATGAAGTAGACGTTATTTCCAACAAACCTTCTGATGATGTCGTATCCTTTGACCAGGTAACCGACATCAACTATTACGACCATCTGCTGGTTATCGGTGGTGCCATCAACTTCTTTGGTGGCAAAGAATCTCCAACGATCATCAACAACTACAAGCTGATGGCTCAGTACAAAGGCACAATCAACTATCTGCTGACGGATATCCGTCTGACCTTCAATCAGCTTTGGCCAGCAATTTCAGGTCGTGGTTGGGGTTATGAAAAGGAAGAAGTCTGGATTACATCTCCAGTGAATATCATTTCTCAAGGTTATGATCTGGAAACTATCCGTAAGGTGCACAGCAAAGTAGAAGCAGACATCAGTTACGTGTACTTCCCACTTGAACGTTACAAGATCTATGCCAAAGATTTCAAAATCTCTGGTCGTACTGAAAAGACCTCTGATCTGATTTACGGTGGTTCATTCCGTGGCGGTGCACGTGAAGAGAAGATGGTCAATTTCTTGTTTGATCAGTTCGGATTCGACGTTGAATTCTATGGCAACGCGAAAGCTTCTCAGTTCAAGAACAAAAAATTCCCATGGACTGAGCATCCTCGATTCACTGGCAAGGTTCCAATGTCAGATGTACAAGCCAAGAACGATTCCGGTTTGACTACTCTTGTTATCGGTGACAAGCTGTACAACGACAACTTCATCACCTTGCGAGTATGGGAAACTATGTCGTCTGATGCAATCATGCTGATTGACGAAGAATTTGACTCTGCACACCGAATCATTGGTGATAGTCGATTCTACTTCCGTACCAAAAAGGAACTCGCAGATAAAATCCAAGCAATCAAAGACGATCCTACTCTGCAGTTCGCAATGAAAAAGAACCAACATGCACGCTTAGCTGAGGTCGTAGCTGATAAAGATGAGTGGCAGAAAGCCTTCATCGCAGCAATTGCTTAAGTCACTATGATATAAAATGACCCTTGTAAAGAGGGTCTTTCATTCAACTTGTGAGGAGAATATTATTGATCATTAGGAAATCATATGTCGTTAAAAGATCGTTTGATCAAGGCTTCTACCAACAAAAACACCAAATCTCTGGATAAATCTCATCTGTTCAACGAGAAATCGGTATCACGCACCAAGATTCCTATGCTGAATATCGCATTATCTGGTGATATTGTTGGTGGTCTCCAATCTGGTTTGACTGTTCTGGCTGGTCCTTCTAAGCACTTCAAATCCAACATGGGTCTGACGTTAGTAGCTGCTTATATGCGAAACCATCCAGATGCAATTTGCTTGTTCTACGACAGTGAGTTCGGTATTACTCCAGCGTATCTGAAATCCATGGGTGTAGACCCAGAGCGTGTAGTTCACACTCCGATTATGAACGTTGAAGAACTGAAACTGGACATGATTAACCAGCTGCACGCCATCGAACGTGGCGAACATGTCATCGTGTTTATCGACTCAATCGGTAACACCGCTTCTAAGAAAGAAGTTGAAGATGCTCTGAATGAAAAATCAGTTGCAGACATGACTCGTGCAAAACAGTTGAAATCTCTGTTCCGTATGGCTACTCCGTATTTCACTACGAAAGACATTCCATGCGTAGCAATCAACCATACCATTGAAACAATGGAAATGTTCAGCAAAACAGTCATGACCGGCGGTTCTGGTATCATGTACTCTGCCGATACAGTTTTCATTATTGGTCGTCGTCAGATCAAAGATGGTACTGAACTAGAAGGTTATCAGTTCGTACTGAACGCAGAAAAATCTCGTACCGTTAAAGAGAAGTCCAAATTCTTTATCGATGTTACATTCAAAGGTGGTATCGACCCATTCTCTGGTCTGTTGGATGTAGCTATGGACCTCGGGTTTGTTGTTAAACCTAAGAACGGTTGGTTTGCGAAATCCTATCTGGACGAAGAAACCGGCGAGATGGTAACTGAAGAGAAGAACTGGCGCGCAAATGCTACTCGTTCACTCGAATTCTGGGGTGATATGATCAAGCATGAACCATTCCGCGAAGCTGTTCGAATGAAATACAAACTCGGTGCTATGGTAACAGATGGTGTCGTTGATTCTGAAGTTGATGATCTGTTAGCAGAAGCGATTAAACTGGACAAGAAATCTGCTCGTAAGGCTGAGAAAGAAGCAGTCCAAGCCAAAGAAGATGATCATGGTGAAGACGATGATTTCGCTCAGTTAGAGAGTGGTCTGGACAACGAATGACCGAACAAGAGATCAAAGATATCGATCTCGAACTAGACAATCTGGCTGGGGAGACTCAGCCAGTTGAAAGTTCAGATACTAAAAAGGCACTGGATGAAGGTTATTCCAAACTCCAGGATGCCATGAAAACAGTCAAACACGAAATGTTGTTGATTGACAAGCAAGGAAAACCTCATATTGCATACATCCATGGTATGCATATGTTGAAGAACAGATTCACTGTGGACTTCAGCACACCATCTGAAGATAAAAATTTAGTGAGTAGCCTGATTGATGAGTGTCTTGCTGCTGTTGCAGCGGATGTGTTAAAATCACAATCAGAAAGTAAAACGTCATGGTTCGGTAAATTCAGAGGTTAACGTGGTCGAAACAATTCTCTCCCATTTGGTGTTCAATCCATCCTATTTTCAAAAAGTATGGCCGTATATGGCCCCAGATTATTTTGAACCAGGTCCAGCAAGGAATCTGTTTAAGATAATCGATAAGCATGTTGCTGAGTACAACTCTCAGCCTTCCATGACTGCAATCGAAGTAGCATTGAACAAATCCAATCTTGGTGAGGTTGAATTTGAAAACACAAAATCACTGACTCATGAACTGAAAGAACTTCCAGAAAATCTGGATTGGTTGGTAGCTGAAACTGAAAAATATGTGAAAGATCGTGCGATGTACAATGCTCTTTCACGTGCTGTTGAAATCCAATCCAACGCAGAACTTCCACCTGAAAAACGTGATAAGAGAATTCCTGAACCAGGTGTAATCACTGAGATTATGCAGAAAGCATTAGCAATCTCATTTGATACATCAGTTGGTCATGACTGGGCTGAGGATTATGCAGATCGTTTTCGTTCATACTTTGAGAAGACCGCTAAGGTTCCATTCTCTATTCCAATTCTGAACAAAATCACGAAAGGTGGTGCAGAACGAGGGACGTTGAACATCCTCATGGCTGGTGTTAACGTCGGTAAATCTTTGGGTCTATGTTCTTTAGCAGCAGATTATCTGAAAGAAGGTTTCAACGTACTGTACATCTCGATGGAGATGGCTGAACGAGTTTGTGCGAAACGTATCGATGCCAACATCTTGGATATCTCTCTGGATGAACTTGATGATGGTGTGGTAGGATTCAAGGAATACGAAGCTCGAATGAAAAGAGCTTGTTCCGGCAAGATTGGCAAGTTGATCGTCAAACAGTACCCAACTGCTGGCGCTAATGCCAACACATTCCGAGCGTTGTTGAACGAACTGAAGCTGAAGAAAGGATTCGTACCAGACATTATTATGGTCGACTACCTCGGTATCTGTGCTTCTACTCGAGTTCGTGGCGGTGAAAACACCTACATCCTGGTCAAATCCATCGCTGAAGAACTTCGTGGTTTGGCAGTAGAAACTAATACTGTGATGTGGTCTGGTGCTCAGACTGGTAAAGGTTCGTGGGAATCCTCAGACCTCAATATGTCTGACGTAGCAGAATCTGCAGGTCTACCAGCAACAGCAGACTTTATGCTTGGTGTTGTCGAGATAGATGAACTCGCTCAGCAAGGATTGCAACAGTTCATTCAAATCAAATCTCGATACGGTGACAAGAACTACATCAAGCACTTCAAACTTGGTGTTAAGAAAGGAAATCAACGTTGGTATGAGACTGATGATACCAAAGCACTTGCAGCTCAGCAACCGAATGTTCAAGAAGCATATGGTGCCATGAATATCCAAGACCATGAAGATCGTGCTTTATTGAACAACAAACGTTCTACAGTCGACAATTTAGTCGAACAACTGCAATTCTAAACAAAGGGCCTTGTGCCCTTTTGTTGTTTACAATGGATGTGGACTGTGATATGATTGGCATACAACAACCATGTGGAAACTGATATGAAACGCAAGATATACGATTTGATTGAATACGATCTCAAAGGCAAGGCGTCTCAAAAGAGAATATTCGACAATCCCCGGTACAAGGACGAATTTGTCATAGAAACTAAAGATGGTGAAATATTCCGTGTAGTAATGCGCGAAGGTTATGATTCTTATTGGTTCGATGCTAGCCACATGATAGTGATCTATCCAGAAGATGTTGCATACATCGAAGATCGAATCTGGGACCACATAAAGGCATAAAGTGTTGTACATTGATAGGGTAGTTTGATAAGATTACCCTATCAACAAAACTACATCAACTGGAGAAACAAAATGGAACTCGCACAAATCATCGAAATGGAACCTGAAAACAAACCTGGCGTAGCAAAGCTGTTCGTTGAAGCATGGAATAAATCTCCATCATTCAAAATCAACGGAGCAAACAACGATTGGGTTCAAGGTATCTACTTCGAATTCAAACAAGTTGGCCTGCGCCACTTCAACGTGTTCTTCCTTGGCACTCACAAGGAAACTGGCAAATTTGTACTGGAGATCGTATCATGATGCTCTTCAAATTCGCGAACATGCCTGAACCAAAGAACGATGCTGACAAAGGCATGTGCAACTGCATACGAGACTATGTCACTCTTGAACACCAAAAGACTTGTTCTCGTTATCCTAATCCACTTCGTCAGTCGAGGACTAAACCATGAGTTCCTATGTAGATGAACATCGTTGGTGGTGCGAAGGCTATGAAGCACGTGTTCAGAACAAACCTCGTACTTCATGTCCATACTCTCTTGAAACTGAATCAGCCGAGTGCTGGATTCAAGGTTATGAAGATGCGGATAAATTATGATGCGTAAAAATATTGAATCGCCTATTAAGGTGTTCCAAGAGGCCAAAATTGTTAAACAAATCCTCTTGAAGAAATACATTGCCATGAAGCCTAAGACTTTCTGGGAGCGTCAGAAATTTGGGTTCAAAGACCAAACCGAGTACTTTAAACTGCGTGCCGCTATTGTTGAAGTTATGTTTATGCAGAACTTAGCTCGAGAGTACCTGCGCCGTATGTATCTGAACGGCTGCGTTACTTTCACTGATGGCGATGAAATCTCTTGGGAACAATTCATCGTGTACAGTTACCAGATACGATAAAGGTCCATGGCGATGTTGAAAAACTCACATAAACTAGAAGACCTCAAATGGGCAAGGTCTCGTCATAAAGAGATGCTCGAAAGGTCAAAGGTATCCTGGGCAGCTAATCTGCCTGAATGCAAATCCAGGATTGCTTACCACGAACAAGCCGTCCAGAAAATCGAATCTCAAATTAAGGAAATCGAAGATGCGCAGTAAAATCGTCTCTATCGAACTAAGTCAAATGCAACATGTGGTTAATGGTCGCCATCGTGGTTTACTGATTGGCAAATGGGAAATTAATGGAAAAACGACTGTTATTCCTATTGGTCTCTGTGTTGTAGACGGAGCCATCATGCCACCAGGCTGCGATATTCCACAGGCTCGATTGAAACGTTTCGCGTTCTATCCTCAGAACTCGGTTGATAAGCGTAAATCAGGAGTCATTGCTTATTCAGATTCTGAATTTCCTGAAGCCATTGCAACTGAATGCGATTTGATTGTTGGCACTGACTACACAGTGAATTACGTCCTTGGTCGATATCATGACTTCTTTGAGAGCTCAGAAATCAGCAGTGACGAAAAGAACGAAAAGGTGAAGATTGTACTTGATCGTCTGATCAATCACTTTGACAATTTGACCCCTAATCAAGTCAAAGCATCTCTGCAGGATATGCTGAAATTAGTCAAATAACGATTCGACTAAATAGATAAAAGGAGAATCGTATGTCTAAAATTACTCGTACTACCGATATGATTTATGCATATCGTTTTATCCGTCTCATGCAGAAACCATTCACCGAGTGGAAAGCTCATGGATACGGAATTATCGATGACCAAGGTAAGGTTCTTCGTCGACCTAAAACCGATGAAGAGAAGACTGCTTACACTTCGTTCCATGCGTCTATCCGTTCAATGAAACGCATGATGAACACCGTACCTGGTCTTTCTGGCATGTCAGCACTTGCTTCTGCTTTCAGTGCAACAGCTGGTCGTTACGGCATCACAGAACAAGAGATTGAGGAAATCTGTGAAGCTTGCCCTGAAATTGAAGCTGCTCTTCAAGAGATGGTAGCTGGAGATTCAGGTGGTTCTGTAACAAATATCGCTACAGGCAAAACAACTGGTGCTGTCACTAATAAAGGTCCAGCAGTAGTTGGTAAGAAAAAATCCCGCAAAGAGCTAGCCGAATCCGTGCTAGGTCGTAGTCTTAAAAAGGCTGTCAAGAAAGTACGTCGTAAATTCAAACCAAGTAAGTGATATAATGGCCCTATCAACGGGCCTTTGAGGAATAAATGATGTGGGTAGACCAAGAATTTGCAGAACGTGTTTTCACTGCACTTCCAAAATATCGCAAAATACCGGGTGCTCAGTTCAAGCTGAACGCTCGGTGTCCTGTCTGCGGTGACTCAAGAACTGATCCAAATAAAGCTAGATTCTGGTGTTATGGTGGAAATAACGGTTCGCTTCGTCTGAAATGCTATAACTGTGACTATTCTGAGTGGTTCAATGTTTATTTGAAGGACCATGAACCAGAAATGTACAGAGAATATCTCTTTGAAAAGAAAAAAGAGCAGATCAAGTACAAGCCGAAACCTCAAAATACCGCGCTCGAATTGTTGGCAAATAAAGCAGCTAAAATGGAAAAACCTAAAATAGCTCGCTTGCCATACTGTACTCGTCTCGACAAATTACCTGAGACGCATCCAATCATTAACTACGTGAACCACAGGAAGATACCACGAGGTAAATGGAATAGATTATGGTTTACTAATGATTGGCCTAAGCTTGTTAACTCGGTTAATCCAGGAACCTACAAGTATGAAAAGAATGAACCGCGTTTGGTTATTCCTATCTTCAACAAGCAAAAAGAAATCGAGTCGTTCCAAGGTCGTGCACTACTTAAAAACCAACCCCAAAAATACATGACAATTAAGTCTCACACTGAAGCCACCAAAATATATGGTGCCGATACGGTGAATCCTTCTGAGACTGTATTTTTCTTAGAAGGTCCAATAGACAGTTTATTCGTCGAAAATGGGATGGCAATCACAGGTGGTGCATTATCGCTGAGTGAAGTTCCTTATCCGAATAATCGTGCATGGATTATGGACCATGAACCTCGTAAAGAGGACACGATTAAACGAATGGAAAAACTAATTAGAGCAGGTGAGAATGTCGTATTCTGGGATAAGGCACCGTGGCAATCCAAGGATATCAACGACATGATAATGAAAGAGGGTGCTACTGTCGAACAAATCGGTGAATACATCCGAAACAACATCTGTAACGGTCTCAAAGCTAAACTGAGATTAAAACATTACGCGAAGGTATGATAAAATTACCTTCTACTAAACGAAAGGATATGAAATGAGCATCAAATACACAATTGATAAAGCTGGATTACACGCCGAGATTATGTCTCTGGGTTCCGATGAAGGTCCTTATTCTGGTTGGGGTCGTTTCATCAAGACCAGTAATCAAGAATTGAAAAATTTCTTCGACAACTATCTGTTCATTGAGCATGAAAATTACGGTAATGGCTCTTGTTTCTGTATCGGTGCATATAGCGATACAGCAGATTACTACTGGGAATATGCCCAAACTCCTGCACAATATGCTAAGCTGTTTGATGCTCTAATCAAAGATGCGATCAACAATACTGAAATGTACAAAGGTTACAACAACAAATTTTAAGGAATTATGATGGCCCACTTTAATGAATGTAGTCAACTGATCGCTGGTGCTGATAAAGCAGAATCTCGTTATGTTGGTATTCTGAAAAATCAAGCTGACCCACTACAAACGATGCTGGACATGCAAAAATCTTTGCAGATTCGTTTGGCCAATGACCGTGATTATTGCTATCACCCAGATAAACTCGCCACGGCAGGCGATGTTGTTGCGTGGATGCGCGAACAAAAAGACTGCATTGACGATGAATTCCGCGAGTTGTTGACATCACTAGGTGAAATGTCCAATGGTGATAAAGATGCTTCAGCTGTATGGAAAAAATGGAAGTCTCGCTATCAAGAAGCACAGTCGAAGCGCATTTCAGATATGTCACCAGCAGATCAGCTTGAAATCAAATTCGAGATGATCGATATCTTGCACTTCGTTCTGAACATGTTTGCAGGTTTAAACATGGACGCAGAAGAAATCTTTAAGCTGTACTTCTTGAAAAATGCAGAAAACTTTGCGCGTCAAGACAATGGTTACTAAGGTTCCATTCAAATCCCCTGTGATCAGCAGGGGAGATTTCGCCGACTGGCTTCTGATGATGTATTTTGCTGGAGAAATACATGAAAGTATTCAGCAGGCAGCCTTAGAAACACTAGCGGAGTTCTCGAGGAAACATGAATGGTAAAAGTCAAGGCCGGAAAACTAGACCCGAAAACTGGTATGCTGGATGCTATATGGATGATCGACGAAGCCCACCTTCCGAAAAAGCAATCTAAACCGGAACACGTAAACGTTGGTACTATAGGTCGTGTCAACTCTAGAAAAACTGTTCTAGGCATGGCCGTATCGATGATGATCGGTCCTAAATATTCGGAGATATCATGATTAAAACATTGAATGCTACCGTAGAATTGTCCAATCGTGAAGAGATTCATTTGCTGATTGAAAATTCCGAGATTATCATCGAACGCAGAAATGATTACGGTATGCATGTTGGAGATTTGATCTTATCGGTGGTATCATTCTCTTCTGATGAAATTCCACTTCCTATCATTTTGACTGTAGCTGATGCGATCAACTTGGACACTCAACTGGCAATGGAATTGATCGAATACATCTACGATATGGTGCAGATCACGCTATGACTATTTTGACTTATGAGCGAATCCAGGCTATTCAAGCCCAATGGATTAATGAAAAAGCGTATGACAAATCTCTGATTCGAGACTGGACTGAATTTGTCTTTAAAGCTATCACTGTTGGTGTCAATCAGTTCGACATCGATGCATGGATTTTGACCGACGAAGAATGGGACGCAAAATATGCTGCATAAGATCAAGCAACTTCTGATGGGTAAACCAGCCGAGCAAATCGAAAAATCTAAGGACAAGGTTGACATTGCTGAAGAATACGTAGAAGAGTACGTATACATGGGCGATGGCACCGTAGAATCGATCTACACTCCTAAAACCGTGTATGAAAAGCGTATTCGTGAACGAGAAGTTATGCTAGCGAAAATGATTGTCGAATCGCAGCGCTCAACAAAGGAATCCAAAGGTCGAATGACTGCTTTACGATCAGGTAATTCAAGTTCGAGCCGATCAAGTTCTAGCGTATCAAGCACTTCAGATTCGATCATAGCAGCAGTGTACACCTCAAGCTACGACTCTGGTAGCTCATGCGATTCCTCTTCATCTAGTTGTGACTAACTGTTTACAACACCCTTCCTTTATGATATGATTCCTTCTAACAACAGGAGGAATCATGCTATTCTTAGACGAAAAACTCATCGTTTTACAATCGATAGTAGAAAAATTCTGGGACAAGCCTTGGCAGGACGAATTCACTGCCATAATGAGGCGGAACAGCGTCAAGATCGAACATGATCTGCGGCTGTTCCGTGGTCTGACTCATGAGGACTGCGAGCAGGTAGGTTACGACATTGCAGATGGTCACACATTTCAGTTCTCAACTCCTACATCCTTCAGTGGTAACATAAAGATTGCCAATGATTTCGCAGGAATGTGGTGCTACGAAACCAACACTGTTCACGCTTTGAATGCATATGGTGCAAGAGCTTGCAATCTTGGCAAACTCGCTATAGACATCCTCATGACCGCTGATGAAGAGTTAAAGAAAATTTTGCTTTCCAGAAGACCTGCTCACAAAGGATGGGATTCGTGGCTAAAAGAGAAGCTCGATATGCTGACTAACGAGGACGAATGGATCATTTTGCCTGATCAAGTCTATCGTGCTAAATCTACACTGGTAGAAGAAGAACTCTCATCAAATGTCATTATTTTCTCAGAAATTGTTTACAACGATGACGAAGTTTGTTAAGATAATCATACTGAAGCTAAAAGGAACTTGAAAATGATTACCGAAACTGATGTATGGGCAAAACACGCACAAATCAAAAAGTCTGCGAAGAAACGTGGTAAAGATTTCAATTTGACTTTCGAATATGTCAAAAATCTGATGGAACAAACCCACTGTGCATACTCTGGACTTCCTTTCTCTTCTAAGAAAGGAGAGAACATGTCATTTGAACGTTGGGATAATCAATTCGGTTACGTATGTGGAAACGTCATTCCTGTTATGGTGAAGTACAACGCTTTTCGAGGAGACAAAGAACTCGAAACTCTGATTGCTGATCGCCACACAGATTACGTTGAATCCTCATTCGTAATGAACAACGCTTTTCGTGAACTCATTCATCAGCAGAAATTGATGATATCTGCATGCAAGCAATCGATGGCAACTCGATACAAAAAGATGGCCTACATCAAGCAGCATCTTGATGCTATATGTCAACGTCAAACCAACAGAAAAGAATGTTTGCCTTATCAAAGTCCTGAGCGTCATGCTGCTCTTCTAGAAAAAATCCTTAATACTGAACTTGTTAGACGAGATCAACAATCAGCCTATGACAAGAATCTCAGTGAAATCAAGCAGTATCAGGAACAAATTGAAAGGGCTTTAACCATTATATTCACTTTGAAGGACAACCCTAAGATTGCGCTTTCTCGTCGTCAAGCCAAGAATCGAGTTCAGAAATACGACATCATTATTCCTCGTATTGAACGTCTCTTCCAGGCTAGTCATTCAGAACGATTCAACTTGGAACGCGGTCTTCCAATGGATACAAAATTCTGTTTCTGGGAAATGCTGTGTGTCAAATTTGGTATAATCTTCAAATAAGGAGAAAACATGAATTTATACACGGTAGCATGGCATGATGTTGACGGATTCTGGATGCCATGTGTCGATAAAGACGGTCAAATTCTGGCTGCAGAATCCAAAAATGATGCTGAAAAACTCCTTCAGTCTCACAAGGAGTACTTACAGACCACTCTGTCAGGTAAACTTGTACAGAGACTCGTTGTACCTAAAAAGTTGTTTGGTCCGAAGTACACTGAGGAAGTTCATCATGTGTGGACTGGGAACATCGCAGAAATTCGCAGACGTGAATTGCGAACTGCTACTCTGAAGAAGGCAAAATTAGCGATATGAGTCTAGTAACAGAAGATATGTTGACTGATGGTCAACTTGAATCATTTGAGTCGTTCAAGGCTCACGTTCTACGAAGCGGAGTAAAACGACAACATCTCTGCATCAACGGTCCTGCTGGTACTGGTAAATCCACGCTAGTCAAATTCCTGTTCAGCTGGCTGCTGAAACAAGGCATTTCTGGTGTAATGGCTGCAGCTCCAACTCACGCAGCTAAACGAGTGCTAGCTGAATTGATTGGACAACCAGTTCAAACAATCCAATCACTGCTCAAAATCAACCCAGTTACGTATGAAGAAAATCAGATTTTTGAACAGAAAAAGATGCCAGACCTCAGTAAGGCTAGAGTCCTTTTCTGTGATGAAGCGTCCTTCTACGACAAGGCTCTGTTCGACATTCTGATGAATTCTCTTCCTTCATGGTGCGTCATCGTAGCACTTGGAGATAAAGACCAAATCAAACCAGTATCTCCTGGCGATTCTGAAACATCCTTGAGTCCGTTCTTCTCGGATAAACGATTTGATCAGTGCTTTTTGACTGAAGTCAAACGTTCAGGTGATGGGATCATCCAGGTAGCAACTGATGTTCGTAACGGTTCTGATCTGTATCCAAACGTTGTGAATGGAACTGGCGTATTCAAACACGAAGGAATGAAGCAGATCTTTGCTCCGTACTTCGATTTGGTTAAAACACCTGAAGATTTGCTGAACAACAGATGGATGGCATACACCAACAAATCGGTTGATATGCTGAATCGATATATCCGTCGTCAGATCTACAAGACTGACAAACCGTTCGTTCATGATGAAGTCATCGTAATGCAAGAGCCTTACATGATCGAACTGAAGCTGGGAGGTGAGACTTTCAAAGAAGTCATCTTCAGCAACGGTGAACAACTGCGAATCCTCCAAATCCAGAAAATGAATCGTTCATACACTTGTCGAGGAGTTAATGCAGAACTCGATTTGTCGTACCATCGGCTAGAGGTTGAATCTCTTGACGAAGATAACTCGAACGTATCATGGATTCAAGTAATCGATGATGAAAATGAAATGCAGCGATTCCAGATGTTTTTGGCCAAGGTAGCAACCGAGTACAAGAACACCACTGGTAAAAAGTACTGGCAAGACTTCTGGGAACTCAAAAACCAGTTCCAGAAAATCAAAGCTCTTCCAGCACAAACGTTCCACAAATCTCAAGGTTCTACCTATGATAATGCCTTTATGTACCTTCCATGTATGAGTAGTGTAGAATATTTTGACCCAGAACTGGCAAAACAGCTCAAGTATGTTGGATTGACCAGACCTCGTTATTCATGTCATTATGTAGGATAATGTTATGTTGAAATTAAATGCAGATCAAGCTCAGAAAATTATTGATCGGTACTATGAAATGCGTGATACCCTTCGTCGAAGGGTAGAAAACGGAAACCTTGAACCAGCTGTAAATTTGACATGCCTTCAATCATTTTCAGATGCTACAGACAAGTTGTTATCTCATCTTGATTTGGCGTCTGATTTAGGTATCGAAAAATCTGAAGTTGTCATTATGCTGGACGACGATCTTGTTGAACGCTTACAAGGGTGGATGCAATGAAACCAATGGTAGATTTTCTTTTCGACTACGAAACTTTCGCTAAAGCTGGTAATGCAGCAGTAATTGATGTGGCTGTGATTGCATTTAATCCAGACCCAGAAGTTGTAGAAACATTCGACCAACTCGTAGCTCGAGCACTTCACGTAAAATTCGATCTGAAATCTCAGAAAGGTAAACGTGAATTTGACCAATCAACTGTTGAATGGTGGAAGAACCAGTCTCCAGAAGCTAAAGCTGGTTTAGCAGCATCTGATAAAGACGTTTCAACTGAAGCAGGTACTCGCCTTGTTCTGGAATATCTCAAAGAACAAGGCGTCAATTTCTGGGAAAGCCAAGGTTGGTGTCGCGGTCAATCGTTCGACTGGCCGATTCTGGTAAACCTGATCAAAACCGAAATCGCAGCTGAAGGTGAAGATACTTTCAAACTGGAACCTTGCGCTTTCTGGAACCAGCGTGATGTTCGAACCGCAATCGAATCTCTTCTGCTGGTTCGAAACATGACTACGACTCCTCTTCCTGCAGGAACGTTGAACGGTTTCATCGCACACAACTCAGTGCATGATACAGCAAAAGACATCTTGATGCTGAAATATGCAAAACGTTATGCAATGGGTCTTGAAGATGCACCATCCGAAGAAAACACTGATCCTCTGTCTTTACCTAAAGGTCGTGGTTAATGATTCATTTAGACAACGTTCTGAGTACATCAGCTCACGTAGACCACAAATTTCCATGGCGTCCAATTGAAGCAGTGATGCTTCAATTATCGTCTGAAACTGGTGAAATGTGCGATTGGATTAACCGTCCATGGAGACAGAAAGAACCATTCGAAGGTGAGTGTGCTGACGTGATTATCTGTGTTATCGATGCTTTAAGATTGTACATCAAGCGAAATGATGGCATTGAAGACGACATCGAAATCGACAGACTCTTGAAGATGCGCTTGAATGCACAAATCGAAAAGAAAACCAAGAAATGGAGAGAAGTGATCGATGCCAACTTACACCTATGAGTGTCCTGATCATGGTAAATTTGATGCCATGAAAAAGATTGCTGAAAGACAGTTTACTTCCTGTCCAGAGTGTGATAAAATCTCTCCACAAGCTGTTACTGCACCTCGTTCAGTACATGGCGGATTTTATGACAAAGTAGCTAAGGTGAGCTGATGAACTATTTCGACTTTGGGAAAGTGGCTGATGGATTTTATCCTCTTCCGTATAAAGGATCAGAAAATCCTCTCTATAAAATCAAGTGGTCAGAATTTCATGATTTGCACTGTCTTCCAGAAATGTTTGACAACAACATCATTCTGAATGATTGGTTCTTTAACACTATCGCTTCTCAAAGTGGAATAGGAACTCCGTTCAGTAAAAATGCACGAAATCGTACTCGGTTGTATTTCGCTTCAGAGTCAAACACATTAACCCTTACTGGAACTAAGACGTATTCTAGACGCATCGAACGAATCGAAGGCGAAACTGGCATTCCAAGAACGTATGTGTCTCAAGTTCTGAGCGATCGAATCAAGTGGTTCCTGGACAAATCTCCTTATGTGATCTCGTACAAGGTCATTAAACAGGATTTGAATTACAAATTCAGAATCAACTTTAAATCGCAGATGTCTGCCAATGCCCATCGTCGAACTGCAATAAGGAATGCAACTGATCAATTGAGAACTCTAGAATTTCAGATTTCCAAAATCGAAAATCAGATTTTCCATCATGTTTCACTCGACACTCTTAAGAGACAGCTTGCTTTGGTCAAAAATAAAGCAAATGAAACTCGACAAAATTTAGACAAACTTAAGGGCTATTAATGAAATACGTTTTGATCGCATTAGGAATGATGGCTTTGGTTGGATGTACAGACCCTTCTGAAGCTGAGCGCATCTTGAAGAATGAAGGTTATACGAACATCTATATGACTGGATACGACTTCTTCTCATGCAGCAAGGATGACACATATCATACTGGCTTTATTGGAACCAATGCTGCTGGTAACCGTGTTGAAGGTACCGTTTGTTCTGGTCTCTTCTTCAAAAATTCAACTATTCGTTATAAGTGAGATGAAAATGCAAAACGCAAAATTCAAAATTGGTGATCTTGTTGAAGTTATCCAAGGCAAGCACAAAGGTAAAGTTGGTATCCTGAAATACATCGCCAAGCGCTTAAAGTCTGAGCCACGTGGTCGCTTCACAACTCGAGTGTTTGGTGATTTTGCAGAAGTTGTTATTGAGTTGAGTGATGGCACCAAAATCGCACCTCAATACAAGTTCGTTGAGCTAGCAAAAACCACCGAATCGAAAGGTTATGCGCGTGGCGATCTAGTTCGAGCTCAAGAGAAATTCGAAGGCAAGTGGATTAAAATCGGTGCAGGTGCTCCACGTTCTGCACATATCCGTTGCTTAGCAACACTGGTCTACAAAGAAGAAGGTCAGATCTTTGTGAACTGTGTTCATCAAGGAAGTTACACTGTAGTACCACTGGAATATGTCGTTCTGTGTAGCCGCCCAGACACTCGTGGAAGTTCGTTGGTATAAGTTGAAAAAATAGTTGTACATTGATAGGGTAGTTTGATAAGATTACCCTATCAACAAAACTGGAGAAACAAAATGAAAGAGACTGATTCGGTAATCACTCAAGATGAATTTGAAGACGTATGGTTTTCACCTGATCTGATTGTGGTAGAGAAATCGAAAACCTACGGCAAAGAGCTGCATATGACTACTCTGTACGTATTCGAAAATAAGGATGACAAAGATCCAGTTCGAATCCTGCACCGTGAAATCACTGCACAAGGCACAACCTACGCGGAGTACACTAAGTGATCGTAAATCAATACTGGTTCAAAAGCAACGAACATCGTCAACGCTGGGAAGACAAATGTCCTCAGAACCAAGAACTCGGTCATCTGATGGAAAAGACAGGAGTCACCGTCTTGACAAAGGTGGATATCGATTTCAAAGGTCATCCAATTTTTGATGAACTTCTTCCATTTGAACATGTTGCAAAAGGAAGAAATGGTTCTTCCGTTGCTCTTGTGACTGCATACGAGTTACGTGAATATTTTGAAAAAATTGGACAGATCATGATCAATTGCGACGACGATCCAGAACCTCATCAATTGTTAGGTGATCTCATTTCGTCGGTAGACGAGTACTCTCTGACTGCGAATGAGGAAAACGCTGTTGTTCCTGAAGTTCCGAAAGCTGAACCTAAGCAGAAGAAAAAGAAAGTTCCTCGTGGTTGCACAGAATCTCTGGCCGTACACATCAACAAAACGGTTGGCAACGCTAAAGCAGCTCGCGAGTTGATCAAATATTTGCAGGAACGATTCAGTGTTTGATGTACCGATTGATTTCTTGCTGCTACAAATATCATGCATATCGGCTGGAGCATTTCTAGCCTTCTTCATCAAAACATGGAACAAATTATGAAAATCGTAAAACAGCAGTATGACAAGCGTTTCACTGAAGATTATCGTCCTGGCCAGATCATCTCTCTGAGCAATAGTTCTCGATTTGGAACTGATGACAACGGAGATTACGAAGTTGTTCATCTGATGCGCCATGAAAATCCTAAAGACCAGACCAACTGCGCTTGGGTCTATATCACAGGCGAAGACATCGGTAAATACGAATCTGCCGATTACATTGATGCGGTCATCGATGGCAACTACAGCGGCAAATGGGTGAATTTCATCCCAAACTATCGCATTGACCAGCAAGCCAACTGTATGAGCCTGGCTGACACACAACCTGGAAAAACCTACAAATACGTAGGCTCCAACTATGAATATTTTGAAGTTATCGATTACGGTAACTCGATGATGCGAATCGACGCAGATTCTGAATACTACGTCACTATGATGGACGTACTGACTGGCAAGACCGAGATGTTCAACAAATCTCAAATGGTTATGGAAAATTCTTGGCAAGAAGTAGAAGTCGAAATCGTATTGCCATAATTTTAAAGCCTCGAAAGAGGCTTTTTTAGTTTTGTGATAAAATTCCTTAGACTAAGGAGAAAACATGATCAACAACGATATCAAAATTCTGTCTGACCGTGACCACGTAATCAAACGTCCTGGTATGTACATCGGTTCGACGTCAATGGAACCAGTTGAGCGGTTCTTGTTTGGAGAATTCAAGCAAGTTCACTATGTTGCCGGTCTCGTCAAGATAATTGACGAAATCATCGACAACTCTCTGGACGAAGCAGTTCGTACTCAATTCAAATTCGCAAACAAAATCACCGTAGACATCAAAGACAATATCGTCAAGATCACTGACAATGGTCGAGGAATTCCTCAGGGTAATGTCATCACTCCAGAAGGTGATTCAATTCCTTCACCAGTAGCTGCTTGGACCCGTACCAAAGCAGGTGGTAACTTCGGCGATGATGCAACTCGTGTAACTGCTGGTATGAACGGTGTTGGTTCAAGTTTGACTAACTTCTTCAGTTCGTGGTTCAAAGGCATCACGTGTGATGGTCAAAACACAATCGAGGTTTTCTGTAAAGATGGTGCAGAAACGATCGATTGGAAAGTCAAGAAAGGTGGAACTCAAGGTACTTCAGTTGAATTCTGTCCAGATTTCCAGCACTTCGAAACGTCAATGATTGATGAGACTTCTATTGAGGTTATTCATGATCGATTGACTGCTTTATCAGTGGTATTCCCACAAATCCAGTTCAAGTTCAATGGTAAACGCATCTCGTCGAACTTCAAGGATTATGCAAAACAGTTCGGTGGAGATGCGCTGATCGTCAAAGATGAAAACTATGACATCGCTTTGACAAATTCACCAGATGGTTTCCGTACAATGAGCTTCGTCAATGGTTTCTACACCTCAGAAGGTGGTAACCATATCGAATGGATTATGGATGAACTCGCAAACGAGTTGATGCCAGCAATCAAGCGCAAGTACAAAATCGAAATCACTAAAGCACGTATCAAAGAGTGCATCACTTTCATTTCTGTTATTCGAAACTTTCCTAACATGAAGTTCAAGTCTCAGACCAAAGAGTTCTTGTCGAATACCTGGGGTGAAGTTAAAGCACACATCGACATCGATATCAAGAAATTGTCTCGGCAGTTCATGAACACTGAATCGATTTTGATGCCAATCATTGAATCTGCTCTGGCTCGTAAACTTGCAGCAGAAGCAGCAGCTGCAACAAAGGCACAGAAGAAAGCAGCCAAGGCTAAGGTACCAAAACACATCAAAGCCAACAAGATTGGAACCTCAGTAGAAACAACTCTGTTCTTGACAGAAGGTGATTCTGCAATCGGTCCATTCCTTAACGTTCGAGACCAAGACACTCAAGGTGGTTATCCACTGCGAGGAAAGTTTATGAACACATGGGGAATGAAACCAGCTGACATGCTTAAAAACGCTGAAGCATTCGATATCTGTGCAATTACTGGTCTCACATTAGGTGAACCGGCAATAGACACTCAGTACACAAATATCGCAATCATGACGGATGCTGACGTTGATGGTACTGGTTCAATTTATCCGTCCCTATTAGCATATTTCAGCAACTGGCCTGAAATGTTCGAACAAGGTCGTATTCGATTCGTTAAAACTCCATTGTTGATTATGCATAAGAAAGGAAAAGAAGATGCATGGTTCTACGATGTAGCATCATACGAAAAAGTAAAATCCGAGTACAAAGGATGGGAACCTCGTTACATTAAGGGACTTGGCTCTCTTCGTGAACATGAATACAAACGAGTCATCCGTGAACCTGTCTTTGATGTTGTACGTCTTCCGGAAAACTGGAGAGAAGTATTCGAAATGTTGTTTGGTAATGATGCAGAAAAACGAAAAGAGTGGATGAAAAAATAATTCACATTTAAGGGACCTTCGGGTCCCTTTTGCAGTTTCTAGGGATTGACTTGGTGTGAAAAAAGAGGATGTCAATATAATCTATTGACTAACCAAGAGTCCTCGTGGCACAACTTAAAATATTTTCACAAAACTGTTTACAACAGCATTCAACGATGATATGATTGTCCTATCAACAAAACGGAGAATCAAATGTTAATCTATCGTGTAGAATTCAGAGCATCCGTGATAGAATATCTTCGCGGAATTGCTCGATACAAGAAAGCGACAAACGTTGGTCCTTACTCGAATCAAGGAATCAACTTTTCGCAGAATTGTCCTAACTCGTTTAAGGCTCTTCGCAAAATCGGATTTCTTGGATTTGAGCACTACGGCCAACACCGTAAACGACATCCAGCGCCTCAAGAAGATGCTGATCTTATGACTAGCATGATTGAACGAAATGAACGATACAACATATCTGAATTCCATTTCGGATTTGGGACTATCAATCAATTTCGTTCATGGTTCGATATTCCTAATCGTGAAATGATGCAAGAATGTGGATTCTACCTAGCAGTATATGAAGTTGAAGAAAATGATGTGCACTTAGGTTCAACTCAGTGTGTATTTCGTCTTGAAAAGGCTGAGTTAGTCTCTTACGTTGAATTAGAGGATATTTAAATGATCACTATCACTCCAGTGAGCAAATCTTGTCTCGTCACCATCGGAGAACAAGTTCTGCAAGTATCGGTGAACTTTCACGAACTCCGTAAAGGATGGCCTGAAGTCACTGTTTCAGGATATGGCAAATATTTTCGTCTTTTCGCTGACGAATTTTACGGCCGTGACACCATCACTTTGAAAGCGATGATGGAATCGATGTTTGGAATCGATGCTGAAGATGCTGAAGAATTTGGCAAATTCCTGTTTGACAATGACTACGTTTGAGGAACATATCATGATCAATTTCGCAATCAAAAACTTTTCAACTCGCAACACCTTCGCCACTCGTCAGATTTCCAAGGCTGTTAAAGCGCTCAGCTTCTACGAACGTAAGTTCAAAGATTTGAAGGTGAATTTCTACATCACCCAAGGTCGATTGCACTATCGCGTTGCATTCGGCAGCTACGATACGCTGATCAACGACAGCACCTTGATGAATCTTCCTTTTGAAAATTTGTCTGAAACGATCTGCTACTGGATGGCGAACACTATCATTGCAGCTGAGCATGCAGCTAAGTGGGAATATGCCAAACGCCTTAGTCCAGAAACGACTCTACATGATTACATGGATGAAGCAGCAGATGTGAATATCTTTTTGCCTAAAATTGAACACACTCCTGCTATGACCGACCTCTCTTCAAGTTGGGAAAAGTGGGATTGTCAACTCGGTTATGACTGGTACATGGCTCGAGTCCAAGAAGATGAAGGCATCACTTCTACCACTACCGCAATCATCAACGCAATTAAGGCTATCCGATGAACGATATCATTGTAGTACTGCGCTCAGTAATTCGAACTGCTTTACCTGGCATCATGGGTGATGAGGTTCGAACAACATCAAAGTTCATGGACGTTGAACTTGGTCGTGAATTGAAGAAATTCTTTTCAGATATTTTGTATAAAATAGACCAGTCCAAAGATTTAGAAGAAAAAGAAATCTTAGCTCTGGTCAAACTGCTCGAAACATCGCCTGAATGGCGTAATCAGCACTTTGTGACAGTAAATCCATACGATCTTATGAGGAATTTGTTCAATGAAAATGCATGACATCTCAGAACCAACTTTAGGCAATGCAGGCGATCTAGCCACAAAATTCAAAATGCGGGCGTCTGCGAAAGCGTTCAAAGTGTTGTCATCCAGCATCTACAAATACAAGATCAGAGCAATCTATCGCGAACTGACTACAAACTGTACAGATGCTCACATCTTGGCTGGACACACTCGTAAATTCGATGTGAAACTGCCAACTGATCTGGACTTGCGATTCATCGTCCGAGACTACGGTCCTGGTATGTCTGATGACCAAATCATGCATATGTACACCACCTACTTCGAGTCAACCAAAGAAGATTCGAACGATTTCACTGGTGCATTAGGTCTTGGTTCGAAATCACCATTCTGCTATACAGACACATTCTCTGTCATCAGCCGCTTTGGTGGTGAACGTCGTCTCTATACAGCTTTCATTTCTGGTGGTGAACCAGAGATTCTGCCAGCAGGATGTTGGGAAATGGAAGAAGACGAAGAGACTGGTCTTGAAATCATCGTTCCAACAAAGGCAGAAGATACAGCTGAATGGCATCGAGAGTGTCTGCGAATTTCTCGTCCATTCCACGACATTCAACCGAACATCACTCCATCTAAGCAAATCGATTTCCTTCCTGAAGAAGATGAATTCATCTTGGAAGATTCTCCATTCGAAAGTGTAGGTCACTATGCAGTCATGGGTCGAATCGTTTATCCAATCCCATCTGAAGTATTGAATGGGACATGGTCAGGTACTCTGAACAAACGAGTCTTCCTGCGATTCGATTTAGGAATGTTGGATATTTCTGCATCTCGTGAAGAACTCTCTTTGGACCCAATCACTCGAGCGAATATCAACGCTCGTCTGAAAGAGCGAGATGATCGACTAACCAAAGAGTTGCTTGAGCAAGTTGAACAGTGCAAATGTCCACGAGATTACCTCAAATTGTATGGCGATCTGTCTTCAGCATCTCAGAACTGGTTCCAGAATAACACCACTTACCGTGGAAAAACAGTAACTCAATGGCGTCGAGAGTTATCTGAATTAGCGGATTCGATTGAAGGTCTGAGTGGTTATGCTCTGGAAGCATATGCTTCTCGATTGACTCGAAAAGAATACCAAGAATCTCGCTCAAATGGTCGAAATATTCGACGATCTGCTGCATTAGGTCCAAATAACCAATTTGAAATTGTCATCGTTCGAGAAGATATCAAAGGTCAACGAGGCAAGGCTGTTCGAGCTTTAGCATCTATGCATAGCGGATTGTATTGCATTACATTCGAAACGCATGATGGAATTAATCCTTCATGGGTTGAATTGTCAGAACGGCGAATCACTAAGCTGAAAGAGTTGTTCGAAGGTCGATTCTTCGAATATTCCTATTCGGACGAAGTTATCCAAAACCGAATCAAGGACATGAAGGTCAAACGTGAATCATCTGGTGAAGCTCATCCTAAATCGGCGAACTGTATTCATTATGACGGAACTGATGCTACGTTGATGTACTTGACTTCCAATGAAGCACGAGAACTCGATGGATATGTGGTATACAAATATCGTGATGATATCTGTACATGGACTGGTGAATCCACTGGATTGACTGAAGGTGCACTGATCAAATCTGCTAAGGACTTTGGAATCTGTACCGATTTCTACATCGTCCGGCCTTCAATTCTCAAGAAAGTAAAAGAATCGCCAGACGCAATTGATTTGATTTACGAAATCAACGAAAAGGTCAAAGAGTTAGTTCCTGAAATTCCTGTTGATCAGTACGGATTTACAAGGTCTCACACTCTATATGACCGAGCAACACGTAACGGCAAGTTGTTGCAAAAACTGGCTGATGAATTCATTCGTCCTAAATCAAAAGTTCACCCAGATTGGACCAAAATCAATGAATGGGTCAAGTCGCAGATGCATAAAATCAATTGCGGATTGGACGTATCATGGTTCAAGAAGTTCGATGAAAACCAGAATGAAATGAATGATCAGTTCACTGAATGTATTGCAGACTTCAAAGAACGCAACCCTTTGATTTATGATTACATCACTGACAACTACTATTTCGACAATCAAAAAGTGTTGCAGAATATCCTTGATCTGGCTAAATAA